GGTAAGACCTCCTGCTTATCTTTGTGAGTTTCAAAATTAGGTATATTATACCCGATTTTCTACTTTTTTTCAAGATGGTCTATGCAAATCTCTATAAGTCTATATTTATCGATATTGCGACATTATTTCGAAATCGTTTTTGCCATTCCAAAATGGACTCTATGCAAATCTCTGTAAGTCTATATATCTTTTGAAGATTTGGTGTCAAAATTGGTGTCAAATAATTAGGAAACAATCTTATTAAACTGTTTGATTGCCTCTGCTTCGGTCTCTTCTTTTAAGATATGAGTATACACTTTCAAGGTTATATCGGGCGACGAATGTCCCATAAGGTATTGAACCGATTTAACATCCATCTTGGCTTTGACAAGCCGTGTACAATATTCGTGGCGCATACTATGGGCAGTGACTTCAGGCAATGGTTCATCATGGCAACTATTATAGGCTTTGATTAGTCCTTCAAAAATTCTAACAAGGTTTTTATTCGTATAGGGCCTTCCAGTTTTTGCTATAAACAAGAAGTCGGCTTGCCCATCTATTATTCTCTCTGCTTTTACAATCGGACGTTGTTTTACCGCTTCTTCAAAAGCAATGATGGCGTCTTTAGATAATGGGATAGTCCTTATCCCACTTTCTGTTTTTGTAGGTGCTAAATACAGCCCGCCGCTCTTTCCATCGTACACCATCTGATGAGATATAGTAACAGTGTTGTTATCAAAATCAAATGACTTTTTTGTTAGCCCGCATAATTCTCCTGCTCGAAGTCCTGTCTCGTGCAAAAGCATCACCATGCCAACATGCCTTTTATATACTCGACTAGATTTCATGAACTTGATCAGATTTTGATACTGCTCTTCTGTTAATATTTCTTTTTCTTTTGAGTCGCATTTGACAACTGTATTTAATTTAAAAACGAATGGATTTCTAGGAATTATATTCTCATCAAACATTTCTTGAAATGCCGGTCTAGCTAAAGACATGACATCTCTGATTGTTGTATAACAATATCCTTCGTTATCCAATTCTCGTGCAAATTGTTTTACATCGCGCACTAAAATATCAGTTGCATTCATTTCCCCAATTAGATGATTCTGAAAGATTTTCAAAGTCTGCGATTTTGTTTTATAGCTGCTTGGCCTAATAGTGAGTTTTGTTTCTTCGAGATGTCTTTTTGCTAATTGGTACACTGTGATTTTTGAAGTAAACGTTGTACCCAAATTAAGTTTTTCTTGGATTTCAGCTTCTTTTTCTCTTAATTCTTTAAGTGAAGTGGCGTATATTATTGAGCGTTTTCCAAGTTTGTTTGTCCATCTATATTGGTATCTTCCATCCTTTCTCTGGCTCTCGCCGTCTTTTAAAACTTTGCCATTATTATCTTTACGTCTTATCATGATGCAGAACTCCTTACGTTATATAAGAAGCTCTGGTGTGACACCATGAGTATACCACATCAGAGCCTATATTTCAAACAGAATACGTTTGGTCTATATATTTTTCGAGAGCCTTACGCTTGATAAGACGTTTATTCCCCACCCAAAGTACCAATGGACAGTTTTCATCATCAGTAATCGCTCTTAGTCGGCAGACCCCAATCCCCGTGTAAGCAGCTGCTTCATCTAACGTCAGGGTCGTCTTTTCCCAAATTGGGACTTCCTTCATTCAATCGCCTCCTCCATCTTCTCTTCCCCATACCTTGCCACACATACATTATAAAGTAGCATGGCACGTGTCATAAGGCCAACTCCGCCGATACGAGGGGTCACCTTGATATTTTCCATCTCATAAATATCATCGGCACAGTCGCCGTGTTGTTTTCCGTTCTCGTCATAGTTGATGCCAACATCGATGCAGACTTCAACCCGATCAAGCCCAAACGGTGTGATAAAGTTACGCTTACCCACAGCAGAGATAATCACATCAACCATTTCAAACCCAAGAGCAGTGGCCTTCATGCGGGAGCCCGTGCTATTCACGGAGATCACGTTACAGTGCCGCTTAATCAGCATATCGACCAACGGACGACCTACAATATCAGATTGACCGCACACAAGCACATTCTTGCCATCCAGGTCGTAACCGATGGAGCCAAAAATCTTCATAACGCCCAGTGGAGTGCAGGGCTGAAATGGAGATGTAGTATTAAAACCATCGACATCAACTGCGTCTGGAATGTAGATATTTTGGGGATCGATATGTTTTGGCAGCGGGAGCTGAACAATAATACCGTCCACATCTTCCCAATTATAATCTTCCAGTATCCTGTTATTTAATTCATCTTCCGTAATATTTTCTGGTAGCTTGATAAGCTTTGCTTCGATTCCAACCTCTTCACAGTCACGCAATTTACCGCGAATATAAGCGTTAGACGCAGGGTTGTCCCCTACTTGATAAATATGTAAAATAGGAGCGTAGTCATCTTCTGCGATGATATTCTTGATTTTATTTTTGATATCTTGTGCAATAGATTTGCAATCAATAATCATTGTGGCCCTCCTTTATATAAAAGTCTAGCTCTTAATCTTCTTTCCACCACATACAGATATCATCATCTCGAACCTGAAGTCCAGTACGCTTTTCAAAGAAACATTTGTTGATACTGTCCCATGCAGCTTCTATAATAGAATCATCAGTTCCGTATGGTTCGTATCCATAATATATATGGAAATTGAGAAGCAGTTTGAATGACCTTCCATCTTGTTCATAAGTGGGAATTGGTTCATCTTCAATTTTTTTTTTCCCACATGCTACCCTCCGTAAATCATACATTTTACTCTGTGAAAACATCACTTTTGGGAACCGCTACTTCTGCACTATAAGCAATGCCAATACATTCCGGGCATCTTGTTTCATAATGAACGAGTTTAGAAATGCTCAGTCCTCCACGAATACGATATTCTTTAACAGAATTTTGGTCTGCCCAGAATTCACATCCACAGCTACACTTAAAATGAACTGCGTATTCTACAGGTTTAACAATTCTATGCTTAATAATTTGATACGCCATACTATATTCCTCATTGCATACTCACATGACCATATACTGACCCATTCTTATCAGCTAGTAAACACTGCTCCAGATATTCTTGCTTTTTCATAAGCTTGTATTTGGTAGCGAAAATCATTCTGTTATATTCAGTTGCCGCTTCTTCATAAGTGTCTGCGAAACGATAACAATCAGGATTTGCCCCAACGCTAAAAGTCTTTGATCTAGTTTTGTTACTCAAGGTATGGAACTTAGAATAGCAACTTCTTTCTTCAAAAGTACCAAAGACAGGTTCACATTTGATGCCAGCCTTTGTATCGTCAAATCTAAATCCAGTACACCATAGAAGAGTATCTTCTGGGACTGTTTTAATGTCGTAAACCATATTTTATTCCTCAAATATTATTCGCCGCAAACACAAACGACCTATTAAAAATATCTTTGAGATTTTTTTCTTGAATCTTATTTTCTTCAGATAAAGCAACCTTGATAACCTCATCGTCAGTATGCGTCTCGTCATATTCTGCCGTGTCGCAAATCTTATACAGTTTGCCGTCTTTATTTTGAAATAGAGTTCCTTTACCAAGTTCTAATGTAGTTGTTTTCTTTTCTTCTCGAATATGTGCTTTCATGATACCTCGATTCTTTCTTTGGCAATCTCAAAATATTTTTGGTCAAGTTCTATACCAATATAATTTCGTTCAAGATTTTTAGCGGCAATACCACTTCCACCAACACCCATACAATTATCAAGAATGGTCTCACCCTTATTTGTGTAAGTACTGATAAGCCACTCCATCAAAGCTACCGGTTTCTCGGTTGGATGGAGCATAACGGAACTATGTGCTCTTTGAAATGTCACCAGCGATTTCGGATACTTTTTCGTGTCACCCGCTCTTTCCGCAGATGCCTGATTTGTAGAATTAAAGTTGCCGTAGTTGTTGTTTTTACGGTTTCCTTCTTTATATTTTGTGCCCATTCCGTGGAGCGGTTTACCTTCTGTGAATTGTGGATTATATGTAGGAAGCTTCTTATAAAAAACAACAATTTCTTCTGTACTGCGGAGTGGCATTCGTTTTGCATTCAAAAATCCAGATGAAAGAACTTTATCCCACACGAGATTATATCGCCACATTTTGCGGTTACTTTCCATAAGATCTGCCATGAACATTCCATCAGCAAACAGACAAATCGCACCGTTATCTTTGATGATTCGATTGTATTGTTCCCACAGCTTGTCGAAAGGAATCACAGAATCCCATTTATTGTGAGTGACACCATATGGCAAGTCACAAAGAATCATATCGATAGATTTATCTGTGATTTGTGGCATAATTTTCAGACAATCATCATTATAAAGTTCCATTCACATCCTCTTATTCCTCCCACCCACCCGTTAAGCTCAATTAACAATTACGAATGGTCCCAAGTCGAACCATAGTCAAATTCATCCAGAATTACAGTAAGGTCATATCGGCCATGACCAATTTCATAAAACCCACTAAAGTTCTTTGCGTCTTCTTTGAGTTTTGCAATATCTTCATCGTAATAATTCAGAGCACGCTGCCATGCACGATAATCTTTATCGAGTTCAGTTTCTAAATATCTTTCGTGAAGCCGTTCAAGCCACTCTTCTTTAATATCAAGAGCTGGATAGATCACAAAAACATATTCGTAATTACTCTTCAAAAGCTGTTTACGAACTGCATCATGTGAAGATACGAACACAACATGTCCCTGTCTCGATAAATCAATAGCGACATTGCAATACGATTTGACCCAATTATCATCCTTTACAAAATTACTGCTTTCAAGGTCGATTGCACGATACGGATGACCAACTGCGTATGTACTTTTACCAACACATGGATATCCAATAACAATCATAAAAACCTCCGTAAAATTTACCTTTTAATCGAGAGTCACTGCGCCATTCGGCCAGTTACCGGTCATTTCATACCATTCCATCTGAAGTGCATTCTCCTTTTCCTTTATGCACATTTTAACAAAGTCATGGATTTCTTCGTCCTGTGGCCTTTTAAAAGTCCATTGCTCATCCACGAATCCTATATCTTCAAGACACTTGCGGTAGCCAGCAATCTCGTTATAAAAGATATGGTCGTATTCATCCAGAAGAGTATGCTCGTCAAACAGCTTTACTTGCCATGCAATTCCAAATGGAGCTTCTTTCTCGGCATAAGATTCAACCGTATAATACTTCATTATGTATTCTCCTTGCGTTTACTGCTTTCCGGTAGAACCAAAACCGCCCGCTCCACGCTCAGTTTCGTCCAATTCGGAAACCTCTTCAAAATCAGCCTGCCAGAACGGAACAACTGCCATCTGCGCAATGCGGTCGCCATGAGTAATCATTTGAGGGATATTGGAATGATTATGTAGTGCTACGATATATTCTCCACGGTAATCCTGATCACAAATCCCTGTTTTATTCGCAGGTGCAAGCCCCTGTTTCGTTGCCATACCACTGCGAGCATAGATAGCGACATACCAACCTTCCGGCGGAGCCATCCGCAGCCCAGTGGATACCTTAACGGTTTCGCCCGGCTGAATCATGATGCAACGGTCACCATTCTTGTTTACCATCGTTGCGTCATCAAAACCGATATAGGCATACAGGTCTGCACAAGCAGCATTTTTAGAACCATAAGTCGGAAGATGAGCATCATCGTGTAGTTTATTGATTTTAATGTTTGGGCGATACGGCATTCGACTCATGCCATAGCCAAGATTAGTAGTTGCGTTTCCTAAATCCATATTATTTTCCTTTCTCTTCTGGAGCCCACCAAAGGGTTGGCTCTTTATATCCAAGACTCCATTTAATATCAATTACTCGTTGGTTCTTGCTTCCCATGTACGGAAGTGAAATATCTTTTTCTGCTTCAATAAAAGGACCATCTACGAGGACGTTGATGTTAGCAAGAATGTCAGCTACGAGCCCATCCTGATTCCACAATTCTTCCCACTTATATCCAGTCCAGAGCCAAACGTCTTTTTTGTCCTGAAATTCAGCCCATACACGACGGACGATTTTCTCAACAACTTCTCTGTTCTCAGGATATAGTGGATCTCCACCAGTGAGCGTAAGCCCTTGAATATAATCAGGTCGAAGTAAATCTACAATTTTATCAAGCGTTTCATCCGTGAATGGCCGACCACCATTCGGGTCCCATGTGGTAGGATTCTGACAGCCGGGGCAGTGATGGTCACAACCCTGTACGAACAATGTGACGCGCACCCCTTCGCCATTCGCTATATCACATGGAACGATTTTAGCGTAATTCATTTTGTATTACCCATCGATTTCAAGATTTTATTTCGTTCTTCATAAAGATCTACTAATTCCTCTCCGACGATAGAAATCGGCTGACGCATCCTCATGAGTTCGTGCATATCGTATCTTACAATCTCAATGTCGCGATCTACTTGTTCTAGTGTTCTCATTCATACACCTTCTCTTCCATTTTTGCGCCACAATAAGGGCAATATTTAAAAGGCTTATATTTTTCAGAACCCAAGCAAGGCGTTTCACGCGGATAAAAGAAATCTTCGTAAAACTGTTCATTGCAATTAGAGCAGTGATATACAAAGTCTTCTTCGTCATCACACGGCCAGTGATTCCAGTGTGCAATAGCACGAACTGTATTAGATTCTGCTTTCGGAAGTCTTAGTAGGTTTTCGCGTTCTTCTGCTAGGAAATCGGAATAATCATCTCGTTCGTCATAAAAGCGCATGTGCTTCAAGCCACTGTCAATTTCGTCTAACAAAGGAGTGATATCCGCCCATTGAGCGTTTTCAGGAATATATTTTGCCATTTAAACAAACCTCGCCCACATACTTGCACAAACGATAATAAAAACATTCAGCGCGACGCAACCATATATTCCGTTCTTCCTATCACCTCGGAAAATATATGTAGTGGTGTCATACAGAATCTGCTCAGAGCGAATCACCGCTGCGGTGAAAATCAAAATAATATAAGCCTTGGTCATAAGCCAATCAATCTCAGCCAGCATTTACGTCACTTCCTTTCTGTTAAAGCGGAATTTTTTATTTTGTTATTTATGCTTCTCATCCTCGGTCATGTATCGCCAGAAGTCTGGCTTGTCGATTACATCGCAATTCAAGTCATACCACTGAGTATTCCATGCCATAAAGGCAATCTCTGCTGGACCGTCGTTACCATATCGGATATATACATTTTCGGAGCAGAGCTTGTTGCTGACAACCGGCTCTCTGTCTTTTACTCGAATCCATCGTGGGTCATAATCAACCTCTTTGTAAGACGAGATTTCAATATTGTGGTAACAATTAGAAAGCTCTATACGAATATCGTCTTCGATAGACTTGATATTCTCATTGTCGATTTCATCAACCAGAAGTTCAAGAGTCACTTTCTTCATCGTTATCCTCCGGCCAATCAATCCGAGCGCCGCACTGGCCACAAAAGTTGTTGTGATTTCCATCTTCGTTATAAAGGTACTCACCGCTTCCGCAGCACTGGCAAGCAATAATACCTTCTTCTGCAAAAGGATTGTTAAACATTTTTGGCCTCGATTTCTTTCCATCCAATGAAATCACAAATACAAAGCTTCTCCGGATCACACCGATGAAGCAGGAATTTATTCTGTCCAGAAAGCCTAGAACCGCCAGACACTTCAGCGTGTTCACAACCATCTTTAAACATTTCGGAAAGACTCCATTCCTCAACAGCAGATAAATCAACATCATTTTTAATGATATTGCGATCGCATCCACGACATTTAAAGATTTTTACGTATTTCTTTTCCATATCAATCTACCTTAGTATCCTTATCATCGTCAGCGTCGTTTTCTATATCATCAAAGAATGATTTGTAATCAAACCACTGATCTTTGATGATGTTACCGATGATTTTCACATACTCTCCTCTTTTGATAGCTGCACGGATATATTTCCCTTTTAGTGATTCAAGTTCAGAACAATCAACAACATCTAAAATTCTTACGATAGCTTCAGCTCCGTCTTCATAACCTTCAAAATTTGCGGCATTCCCATCTTTAATAGACTCTCCGTTGATGTAGTATTTTCTACCAATAGAAGGACCCATGTAATTTACTCCCCATCCATCACCTTCTAAAGTGAGTGTAAGAGAAAGCCATCCGTAATCTTTTATTCCAAAAGATACATTTTTAATGTATGCGTTTCTTAGCTCGTATCCATTGGCTTCAAGAAGATCTTTTGTCCATTTCTTCATATTTGCACCTCGCTAGAACGGCACTTTTATAAAGCTGGCGTTTCACTTATTTCTTGTTTTTTCTCGTAATCTTCAAAGAAAGATTCATAATCAAACCACTGGTCTTTAATTATATTGCCGATGATTTTAATGGAACTTCCCCAGCCTTTCGATGCAACGCGAATGTACATATTCTTCATATGAGTAAATTCACTACATCCAACAACGTCCATGATTCGCATGATGGATTCCATGCCAGCGGCAGAGCCCTCAAACTTCTTAGCTCCTAGATATCCTTTTCCAAGCACATATCCACCATAACAGGCTCCCCATCCACCGCCGTCAAGAGTAAGACCAGAAGTCAAAACCCCATGGTCTTCCATGTTAAGAGAAACATTCGTGATACGAGCGTTCTCAATTTTATATCCAGCAGCCTCAAGAGAATTTTTAGTCCACTTATTCATTCAGCAATCGCAGCCTCCTACGTCTCTCACATCCTGAATCATGCAATCAGCACCGTTATGAGACTTCTCAAATCGATGCCGTGCCTTGTTCATTGCTTCATTCTGATCGTATGCTTGGACATAATATGTATTAGTTGCCTGAATTCCATCTTCATAAAACAGGACTTCTACCGACCAATAATTCATATAGCTCCTTTCATGCCACCACACCCACCCTATTATTTATTCTACTTCCTCGTAGGTTTCCTCAAAGATATCCGGCTTACATGGATAAATTTCTCCACTCGCGCCACGGATGATGTAATCACCATAGTTAGCGTGCATAACGCCTTCCAACGTTTCGATATCCGCATTGGTATCTGGAATATGAACAAATCCGCTACTAGACCCATGAAAAGTAACTGTTCCGTTTGTCACCTTATCCATAAACTAGTCAGGAATATAGTCAATTCCAAGCTGAAATGCTTCAATTACAACCGGTCTCTTACGATACTGTCCCATTACTTTCGATTTCCTTTCAAGAATCCTTCAATCAAAATAAGCACCAGCCAAATGCCTGTCGCAACTTTGATATTAAAATTCAAACTGAATAGCTGATAAATAACCCAGATGAGTGCAGTGGAGATTGCCCACAACACAAAGTAGTTTGCTGCAAACACAAGGATTGCTCCTAGAATATTCTTAAATGAGTTCAAACCATCACCTCCGGCTTATCCTCTTCAATATGAACATGAGCTACTTGCACAATATCATGGTCACTCATTAGATATGAGTGTCCATCTTTTAAGCAAACAGCAGTGACCCCATTTAAATCTTCGCATGGTTGCAATTTAATAAACAGATCTCCACCCCAATAAAACGCTTCGCCAATTCCAATGCGTTTGAAGAATGTGTCACCAGAATTTTTAAGAATTTTCATTTTATAGCTCCTCTTTGATGCACTGATTAGTCAGCTTTTCATATACATCCTCGTAAAGCTCCTGCTTGTCGCCGTTGTAGGTATACTCTGCATAGATGCCGTCACCGCTAATGGTGGTGGACAGCAGAGCCTTATAGTTCTGGAGAGTTTTGCAGCTCCAGACCACAAAAACGTTTTCCAGCGTAATTTCATCGGACGTATGCTCATAGTACCACTTGACAAGAGCATTCTTACAAACACTTTCGAAGTGAGCCATACCTGTAATAATCATAATCAAGTCTCCTTTTTGAATATAACCGTAATCCAGTTATCTGGATAATCATCTTCTTCCTTTGTTGTTTTCACATATCCGGGCATTTCAAAATTCCACGCAAGATAATTTAGAATTTCAAGGTTGTGTAAATCGCAATAATACCCGTCCCATGGTCTACTCCATTCCGACCAATGAAGAAGATATGCATTATCACGGCAAGTAAGATAAAAACTATTGTCCAAAGTACACACGCTGCACACTTTTGGAAACGCATATCTTAGGATACGGTCAGTTCGCTTATCGCTCCACTTATTCAACTTCTTGCGACGGAACCTCTCTGCGACAACAAAGAGTCTCTCAAGCCAGTAGATAATGATAAGAATCGGATACAGAAACCAATAAGGTGTTTTAATGTTCATGTCCTTGTAATGATAGTATTTTGTGACCTTGGTTTCTTTCTTCTTTTCTTCTTGCAGCTTCTTACTAAGTCTGTCCATATTTAATCCCACCAACCCACCCTGCTTTTATTCCATCAATAAGATGCTACTTACTCACCCTTAGTTACAACGGTGTCAGCACCCTGTACAGTTACCCAGCCATGCTTCAAACGTGCCTCTGCTTCCTTCATCTGAATTAGTTCAGGAGTGATGGACTCGGAAAGTACCTTATTTGCATCAGCCTCAGCCTGTGCCTCAATCATCTTAACGTCAGCTTCCGTCTGAGCCTTGACCTTATCAGTTTCGGCCTGAGCCAGAGCGGTCTGCTTATTCAACTCAGCAATCTCTGCGTCCTGCTTGGCCTGCTCCTTGGCACGAATCTTCTGCATCAGGGTATCATCCGGCTGTGCATCAACAATCAGAGCGGAAGAGACATTGATACCGTATTCGGCGGTCAGCTTCTCATTCAGGTAATTGGTAATTGCAGTATTCACACCTGCTCGATCATCAGAGTAAATCTGCATGACACTAAACTGAGGAGTCACTTCCTTGACATAAGCAATAATGTCATTCTGAATCTTGCTCTCCATAAGGCTCTCGCCGTCCATGCCACCAAACTTGGTATACAGCTCAACGACATGCTCAGGCAGGAAATTATAGTTTACAGTCAGATTGATTGCAATCGTACCGCCATTTGCAGGAGCGTCAATATGCCAGTCTGCGTGCTCCTTTGCACCGTAATCAGATGCTGCATTAGAGAATACCACACGCTGCTGAGTGATCGGGAACTCAGACACATGCTTCAATGGGCTCATAAAGTGCCAGCCCTGAGAAATAGTCTGCTGCTCAACACCCTTAGCAGAATATACAACACCTACATAACCGGTATGTACCCGCTCAGTACACAGCAATACACATACTGCCATAATAAACGCACCAATAATGGCTCCAAACTTTTTCATATAGTTCTCCTTATTTAAAATTGTCTTTTAAGATGTAGTAGGAAATCGCCCACACAATCAAAAAGAAAATCACGATTTCTCGCATTTTACTATCCCGTCTTATACTTTATTTAGTTGTCGCTCAGATGAACTACTCGATCTCGAATTTCCTGAGTGCGCCCCTGATTCCAAAAATTGGTTCCCAGGTAACCGCAGGTACGTCTTACGACATTCATTTTGTTCTGGTCACGATTACCACAATTCGGGCACTCCCATACAAGCTTGTGGTTTTTCTCATCTTCTACAATTTTAATTTCGCCGTCGTAACCACAGCACTGGCAGTAGTCGGACTTGGTGTTCAGCTCCGCATACATGATGTTGTCGTAAATGAACTGCATAACACTAAGCACCGCAGGAATGTTCTGCTGCAGATTTGGCACCTCGATATAGCTAATCGCTCCTCCGGGAGAAAGCTTCTGGAACTCGCTCTCAAACTTTAGCTTAGTGAAAGCATCGATATGTTCACGGACAACGACATGATAAGAATTTGTTACGTAGTCAGGGTCAGTAACATCTGGAATCATACCGAACCGCTTCTGCAAGCAACGTGCAAATTCATATGTAGTGGACTCCAAAGGAGTACCATACAGGGAGTAATCGATGTTTTCAGCGGCCTTCCACTCGTTACACTTATCATTCATGTGCTGCATAATTTCGAGAGCGAAAGGTTTAGCATCAGGATCGGTGTGGCTCTTGCCGGTCATATACTTCACACACTCATACAGACCGGCATAGCCCAGGCTGATGGTGGAATAGCCGCCGAAGAGCAACTTGTCGATCTTCTCGCCCTTCTTTAGACGAGCTAATGCACCGTATTGCCACAGGATAGGGGCCATATCAGAAGGAGTGCCGAGTAGACGCTTGTGACGAATCTGTAGAGCTCGATGACACAATTCGAGTCGTTCATCGAAGATTTTCCAGAATTTATCTTTGTCCCTTTTTGAACTGCAAGCCACATCTACCAGATTGATAGTTACCACACCCTGGTTAAAGCGGCCATAATACTTATGCCCCTTAACCCAATTCTTGGCATTAGCTACGTTCTCAGTGGTGCGGTCAGGAGTAAGGAAGGATCTACAGCCCATGCTAGGCCACACACCGCCTTTAAGCTCCTTCATAACCTTTGCGGAAATATAATCAGGAACCATTCGCTTGGCAGTACACTTAGCCGCCAGCTCAGTCAGGTAATAATACTTAGAATCAGGATGAATGTTATCCTCATCAAGAGCATAAATGAGCTTCGGAAATGCTGGAGTAACCCATGCACCAACCTCATTCTTTACACCCTGAATACGCTGCTTTAAAACCTCTTCGATAATCATTGCAAGGTCGTCACGAGTCTGACCTTCAGGAACCTCATCCAGATACATAAACACGGTAATGAATGGAGCCTGACCGTTGGTTGTCATCAGGGTGACCACCTGATACTGGATGGTCTGCACGCCCTTTTCGACTTCTTTATGTAAACGCTTTTTAACAATTTCGGTTTTACGTTCTGCCGAAATATTAAGCCCTTCCAGCTCTTCATCAACTTCTTTTATAATCTTCTTGCGAGAGACATCCACAAAGGGTGCCAAATGAGAAAGCGTAATGCTTTGGCCTCCAAATTGAGAAGAGGCCACCTGTGCGATGATCTGGGTCGCAATGTTGCAGGCAGTAGAGAAGCTGTGCGGCTTCTCGATATAGGTGCCGGAGATGACGGTGCCGTTCTGCAGCATATCCTCCAGATTCACCAGATCGCAGTTGTGAATATGCATCACGAAATAATCTCGATCATGCACATGAAGAATACCCTCTTTATTTGCTTCTCGAATGTCATCAGACAGAAGGAGACGGTCAGTAAGTTCCTTTGAAACCTCGCCAGCCATATAATCTCGCTGTGTACTGTTAATAGTAGGATTCTTATTGCTATTCTCTTCGTTGATTGCGTCGTTCTGTGCATCAAGGATTTCAAGGATACTTGCATTCGTCTTTTCCTTATCCCGAATCTCCTGTCGCAACTTACGCCAATGGCTATAAGCCTCTGCCACATCTGCGAGTGGACTATTATTCAGCTGATCCACCACAATATCCTGAATCTGCTCAACAGACATCGTGTCCGGCATATCTGCAATATAGTCAGCAATCGCATTCGACACACGAGAGTCAATACCGCCGGGTGTATTGGTCATCGCCTTCTCAATTGCATTTACAATCTTTGACTTGTCAAAAGGAACTTTCGTTCCGTTTCGTTTAATCACATAATCCATGTGATTCCTCCTTTACTCAACGTTCTGTGCGTTGTTATTCTCGGAAGTGATAGTAGAATCACTTACAAGATTTACATTCTTAGTAACCTTGGCATCGTAACTGTTGGCACGTACAATCTCTCGCATATCAATGCCAGTGGCTTCCTTAACAGCCTCAAAAGTCTGTGCCATGACCGCCGGGACATTCCCAGAAATCTCAGAAACGCCATTTGCGTTACCGCCGATAATGGAAACCTTATCAATAGATGCCAGAGGCTTTGCAACCTGTTCTGCGATACTAGGCAGAATTTTAATGATCATCTCGCCCATTGCAGCACCGTTATACTGTTTGTAAGCCTCAGCCTTCTTCAGCATAGCCTCTGCTTCGGCAATACCCTTCTGCTTGATAGCATCTGCTTCAGCAGTACCAACCATTCGGATACCTTCAGCTTCCTGCTCCTTAGCAAACTTGGCAGACTCGGCAGCACGCTCTGCCTCGTACTTCTTTGCCTCAGCTTCCTTTTGACGCTTATACAGGTCTGCATCAGCCTGTTTGCGAATTTCAGCGTCCAACTTCTGCTGACGAACCTCTGCTTCCTGAGCGGCCAGTTCAACCATCTTCTTCTGTTTTGCAATCTCTGCATCAGCCTCAGCTTCCTTGATTTCCTTGGCACGAAGATTCATCTGAATCTGACCAGCAGCTTCAGCATCAGCGGTCGCCTTGTCAGCTTTAGTCTTCAGAGCAGCCTGTGCCAGGACGAACTCATTGTTGCGTTGCGCAATAGCAGTCTTAGATTCAATTTCCTTCTCGTTTGCTTCGCGAGTAGTATCAGCCTTAGCGCGAGCAATATCACGAGCTGCTTCAGCCTTAGCAATCTCTGCCTGCTTCTTCACCAACTCTTCCTGCTGAACACCAATTGCCTCGATGACACCATGATTATGGCCCTGAGCATCAATAGCATCCTTGATATCCTGAACATTGAAAGTAACAACTTCCAGACCCATCTTTGCCAGATCAGGACGAGCATTCTCAACAACGGAAATTGCCATCTGCTTACGATTGGTCAGGATATCGTTGACAGTCATCTCAGAAACAATCTCTCGCAGATTGCCCTGAAGGACATCGTTAATCTTCTCGTTAATGCCATCTTCACTCATGCCAAGGAAGTTGGAAATAGCAGCCTGCTGACGAGCACTAATGTAAGTCTTTGCATCCTCGCAACCGGCGCTCTTAATCTCATCATCAGTTACAGTAGAGTTTTCAGAGTAAACCTGAACAGTAACAACAGAGTCCAGCCACAGAGAAACACCCTCTTTAGTCTTGACACCGGTTTCAGGAGTCTTGACATCAATCTTGAGCAGTCGCATATTCAGACGGTCAGCTCGCTGAATAACCGGAAGGACGAACACGCCACGACCACAGATAACTTTCGGCTTAGACAGTCCAAAACCTGTTACGACAATTGCCTGAGTAGGAGGAGCCTTCTTGTAGCAAGTAAATGCAAAGGCGACCAGAAGAACAATAACGACAGGAATTGCAATAAACATCATATTCATGTATTTTTCTCCTTGATTATCTTAAAACAAATTTGGCAAAGCCAAAAAACAACATTGTAACAAACAGGGCGAATGCCACAAATGGTTCTTCCCAGTTGTATCTCATATATGTAAATCCTTTACCAATGAAAAATTCTAACCATTATCTCTACTATTGCACCAGCTATAAAGAACATCGCTGACGCTAAAAGATAATTCCAATCGTCGTTTTTTCTCATTAAAACTTAACCTCATCGGCGCAATCAGGAACCACGGCAGTTTCGATGTTTGGAGCATGGATTTCTGGACGGAAAACCAAATCATCCGTATAGTCAGGCTTTGCATGACGAGGAATGTAATCCGACATCGTAGTCAGCTCATCAGTCACCTCGTTAGGAATCTTCTTTAGCGTATCTACGACACTTTCAGCAACCTTCTGCTGTTCCTCTAAAAGCCGGATTTTATAGTCCAAATACCAACGTGCCTTCGTCAAATCTTGAAGCTGAGAATTGCCATCTTTATGCCCTGCCCTGCTTAGATACTTACCAACATTCCAAAGATAAGCATCCTTGTCCAGCTGCCACTCACGTAGCACTTTGATGGCCTCATAGGGATTGTCTGCACCGCCGTAATGGACTGGATGGTCTACGTTCTTCTTAATTTCGTCAAGTGTTTCCATTTAATGCCTCCTGTTTCAGTTTGTCGTATTTATCACGAATCTCGTGGAACTTACCACAAGACATCATACCTTCAGTACAACCGTTACCACAGCAGTTGGGGCCAGCACACTTAAACAGATGAGGAGCAATCGGATAGACAAGCTTTAGCATCTCAGTTGCAAGTTCCCTGATTTCAGACTGTGCACGTTCACAGCAACGCAGATTAAAGAAATTATTCAACGAACGAGCGTTCATTGTAACAATCATCTTTGTAGAACAAGCATTTGGAAGAACAGAACGTGCATTCTCATTTGCAATCTTGGATGCTTTTGCGCGTGCTTTTTTCTCAGTCAAACGAGAATCAGCAACCATCAGTTCCTCAGTAATCTTGTCCTCAAGAATCTGACATAGATGCTTATAGGAATATTCAGCAGTCTGAATTGCCTGTTCAAACACTTCTCGTGCTTCGCTATCATCATCAATAACGTCAGGGACGATGATCTCTGCATTGTCCATTCGCACATAGCGCTGACTCTGCACACTGAACGATGCAATGCGATGCCTGGTAATTTGAGCAAGCAAAGACCGGCTCACACCTTCAATTCCAAAAGTAAAAGTCACATGCTCCGTAGGACTAGCGTGACCAAGGCTAGAAAGCCGATTCAGAAACTCATCGACCTTCTCATCGGTCAGTCCATCCATCAGATCCTGAATACTCGAATTGGAGTAACACAGTTTTGCGGCTGCAGCTACTACCTTTTCAGGGTCAGGAGTATTTGTAATCAGTTTAACTACCATTCAACTCTCCTTAATATTCGTCCTGCCAGTTTTCAGGAATATCATTCTCATCAATTACGATACAATTCCTGGGTGCAACATTCGTTGTGTACTTTCCGTTTTGAACTTTAATCATTACATTCATAATTGAGACAACTTTATGAATGCTCCAAAGAACTCCCGTACTCTTGTATGTTCTTGCCCGAAGAACCGTATCACCAACATGAATCTCTCTATTAAGAATATCGGTTACCATTTAATCCTCCTTTATTTTAGAAGTGCAAATTTAAACCAATCTGGGAAGTTGGATACTGAAATCCCATACTTGATAAGGCAAGACAGCAGCCACAACGCAATCATGATTCCGACCGCAATAAGATAATCCTTAAAAATCTTAATGAACGCGATCCACATCTTAATCCTGTCTCTCACTTACCTCACCTCTTTATCCCACTCATCTCTGCGTTTTAAAGCAACAAGATAATTATGTTCAGTTGTTACAACACAATCATCTGCTTCCCGGTAAATAAGTTCGCCACGTTGTTCAATCGGATACCATCGTTCGAAATAAACTATATCTTTTTGATGATTATCCTTTTCGATTTTTTCGACCCTTACAGCCGAAATCATTGCAAAATAAGGGAGGCCAGATGGAACCTCTGCAATCAACACATAATCTCCAACACTAAATGAATTCCCGTATTGGTCAACTGCCACTTACCTCACCTCTTTCAATCAGTTCATCAACAGTAACATCTCCGCAGAGAACATGTCTAAGTTGCTCTTCTGACAGCTGATATGTAATCGGCTCTCCACACTCGGTAGGATATCGAGCCAAGGTTCTGTAATATTCTGCAATGGCTCGTTCTTTACGCCCCTGCTCACGATGGTCAATACCAATCATATCGCCCCACCTCCTTCCTTAAATTCTTTACTCTTACCGGTCACGACATAGACGTCATCCTCAAGATCTTCTTTTAGAATCACAGTCATCTCAAACGGACGAAATCCCTTCTTCGTACACTCTGGTATATTACAGATCAGATAACCTTCATCATAATCATCAAGCACATCATACCAATGGCCTTTCATAAGCAATGCACCAGATGGAAGAAGCGTATCTTTGTAGTCCGTCCTGAAGTACATCCTCATTAGGGCTCCTTGTAGGGTTCCATATCACCCTTCCAAATCTGGAAATAAGGATGTGCGTCAATGCCGTAAACCTGACCCTTCATTCCGGTACTGGTAATCTTGTAAGGCTTTCCATCTTCAAGGCTATTGATAAAGTCCTGATACTGAGGACTCATCTTAAAGAAATCCTTCTTTCCTTGAATCCGCTTTACCTTAATGGTGACCTCATCACCAATCTTTGGCTCCCATTCCTCTGCTGGCATTCCAGCCAGAAAGTCGGGGCCACCAGCCTTCTTAATTCGCCGGGCAAGAATTCGTGCCTTACGCTGCTCTCTGCGCCGGTCTTCTCGATTCATCGAATTACTCATATTCTGTTCCTTTCAGCTTATCAAAGTAGGGATCGCCGTCTCGCTTCTCTAATAAGTTGAGCTCCCCGGCGGAGCCTACAGAATACAAACGAAAATTTTTAAAAATCTCAGCACCTTTAATAGTGGCTAGAGATGTAATTATGTACAATATATCGTGTTCTTCTGTGCCATCAGTAAGTTGAACTTCAAGTCGTTCTTTCTTTGGGATGGCTAGTTTTCGGAAGTCGTTCATAGTTAATCCTTCGGCATAGAATACATATCCTGTCCATGTGCATATTCGTCATAAATTTCTGCAATAACATCGTAGCATCTGCTCTCGGAGTTATAACTACCAAGAATAATTCCACGTTCACCCATGCCTTGTCGTGCATAAACATTAAGGCTTGCGGTATCAATGATTGCCATACGGTCAAGATTTATAATTTCTCCGCCTTGCGTTAAAAGTAGCATTTTAAATACCTCACAAATCAGCAAGCTGTGCAGGAGACCAGATATCTGGAATATCCCAATCTTCTTCCGATTTCCCATTATAAATTCCGTAAAAATATCCTTCGGACGGTACATAGACAATTCGTTGCCAGCCATTCATGCCATGTGACACCTTTGGCTCAAAATCACGAGTCAAAATTCTACGTCCACCACTGCTATAAGCAGATGCCTTTGTAGGAACTTCGACACATTTGTTATCCAGAATCCGAAGAATGTGTTTAATAGACTTCTTAGAAAGATTCATGCCAGCCCCTCCCGTTCAGCTTTCCACTGAGCATACTTATCATAAGCAATCTTCTGAGCAAGTTCTCTATTCTCAGCGGTCACATAAATAGTCCACACCATTCCCTTATCGTAAGGAGCCGAATCAAAATAATCAGGTTTCCACTCTTTGTCTTTAATATCTTCAACATCTCTATTAGAATGGATTACGAGCCAGTTTCCATTTTTTTCGTAGTGATAAACCTTCCAGATCCCAATCGGATTTATAATACAATCCTCGTACTCTTCGACATCACCGTCGTAGGCTGCAGCGATTCTTTCTGCTTTTTCTTTATCTTCAGTAATAGTAATAATCCGATAGTCTGAGTATTCGCCTTCGGTTACTGCATAATAAGTTTTCATAATCTTCTCCTTAGCCGTAGCTCACTTCGTTCTTGTCGTTTCGGAACCGCACAAAGGTCGGGAACTGCAGGGACTCAACACCAGTTTTCTTATCACAGCTGACCTCTTTGTATTTACACTCAACAATCTTGCCAATGTATTCATCAGGATTCGCCCACACAGCAGCTCTCGTAGCGTCATCAAAACCAGATCCGATTCGAAGCTCATTGCCCTTATAGTCAACAACAAGAGCGCCCATCGTGTCTGCCAGACGGTTCTGGCCTTTTTCAATCGCGGTGATTCGCAGGTCAACAGTATAAAAACGCTTGATTTTAAGACAACCATTGTGACGAGCCCGGCGGTAAGGAACGTCCGTGTTCAACATCAAACCTTCCCATCCAATTTCGACCGCATAATCGAGCCACTTAGAAATCACACTCTGGTCAGTACCTTCATAGACCATCGGCACAATCTCAATATTTTTAAGGTGCTTGTGAGCAATCTCTGCACGAAGGCAATTCAACCATTCACGGCGCGTCCGATACGGAACCGTGCATTTACTGCGGTCGAACTCGACAACAGGGATGATATCAAAAATAACGAACTTGATGCCAGTCTTGTCCTTACTATCCGAGTTCAATAGGCCAGTGCCATAACGAAAAGCCTCTCCGTCTGACATTCCTTCTGGATTCTTATAGATCAGCTCACCATCAAACACCCACGCATCTCGCCTTGAGGCGTCTCCATCGTATAGAGAAAGCAGGTCATTCTTTATATGGTCGAGCCCCTTAAACTTCTGTGCTTGCCGAGAGATGATTTCACCTCTATGCATGGTGCCCCTATTGCCATTTTCTTTCTGACTAAGGCTGAACCAAGTGCCCTTCTTTAGCTTGACCTTATCAATTGGGTATCCCTGCTGAACCTCCCAGACAGGAATAATCTCTTCACCGTACACCTTATTGATGGTAGCTGCCTCAACACCAATCGGCAGATTCTTGGTGAACAGTCGCTTCAGAAATTCTTCGTATTCAGGATTCTTATGTAAATAATTCTGGATTGTTGCGATGGATGCGTCAGAACCTGTATTGTGACCAGCACCCATAATATAAAGGTATCCGCAACTGAGATACTGAATATCGATATCAGGCTTTGCCGTTACCTTCTTGTTGATCTTTGCGTCAGACAGACCAGTAACAATTGCCGGGTCGAGCAGGAATCGGAAAAACGCCATCAGTTCATCAGCTTCATCTCCAAAATCCTTACGTGCATCTAGCAAAATGCGGGTCTTGTCCGTCTTCTTCTTTGCTTTCTGCAATGCATTAACCATTGCATCAAGCTTACCTATGAGTTCTTTATCTGTCATAAAGCCTCCTTTTAGTATCCTGTGTTACTTAGCTATATCTAATAAAGAAAGGCTTGTCGTTATGAGCAAGCCGTCTTTTTATTGTATCCTGTGTCACGTAGCTATAGGGAAAATTTTAAGCCTCTGGGATAGAGACTTCTTATAGCTACATTATACAGGATACCATTTGTTTTGTCAATGCTTTTCTGAAAATTCTTTCCGTAAAAATTCCTTCAGGAACGTCTGCTTATATGGCACTCTCGAAGTCTTTACAGCCCGATCAAGAGCATGAGTTTCGGCGCAAATTACGCAATACTTCTTGGCACGAGTAATGGCCGTATAGAGCCATTCTCTCGTCAACATCAGATACGCAGAGTTGTCCATGCCAACAATCACATACGGAGCCTCACTGCCCTGCAGTTTATGACAACTCAGAGCATAAGCAAGTTCAAGCGTTGCCCAGATGTTATTCCCACCAAAGTAATGTGGAATGAAGATCGTTCCCCACTGGTCAAAATCAACCAGAATAAAACTACTCTCAATCTTTCGGATAATGCCACGGTTCCCGTTGAACACAGGGCACTTCTTTTCCTTTTTCTTTGTCTTGAGATTGTATGTGTGAAGCTCATAGTTGTTCTTGTTGATAATGACCTGATCGCCCTCACGCAGAGTATACGCTCTATCCTTGCCATCACCATAGATTGTGACCTTTGCTTCTGCTTGACCACGACTCGGATTCACAATTTCCTGAATAGCATTATTGACTTCATAGGTGCAGATACTGCCACGCAGCTTCTGTGGAAGTACAATCTGAATCTTCGCACTATCATTCCCTACCTTATTATATAAGGTACGATATTGATTGATGATGTGGTTGAATGACTCACTTGCGTCCTTATAGATATCCAACTCCAAATCACGAAGTTCACCACGAATCTCACTACCAGCCCAGCCATAAGGCACCAACTGCGTAGCGTTACGAACCTTAATGCTCTCCGTGATAATTGCAGACTTGGCTGCCTGACGATGGATCTTAGTCAAACGAGCCACAGGAACAACCTTAGATGCAAGCATATCCTTGAAAATATTACACATACCGATGCTCTCAAGCTGTCCGTCATCACCAATCATGATGAATCGCTTTCCGGTCTCGATAGCTTGAATCAAGTCATAGAACAACTGAGCTCCGACCATAGAGGTCTCATCCAGAATGATAATGTCTTCTTCAAGAGGATTGTCCTTGTCATGGATGAAACCACCATTCTCAATATCATAACCAAGAAGACGATGAATGGTCTTACCGTCCTGACCAGTAATCTCCTGCATACGAGCTGCGGCACGACCAGAAAGCGCAGTCTGAGCGAAAGACTTACCACGAAGAACCTTTAGAACACCAGCGACAACGGTACTTTTACCAGTTCCGCCGTAGCCTGTTAAGATACAGACGTTGCTAGAGCATACCTTTTTAATAGCATCTCTCTGCTCTTCTGTATACTCGATGCCAAGTGCATCTTCTGCCTCATTAATTGCTACATCCATGTTTCGACCAATCGGCTCAATAGGTGCATCCGCCAGTCGCTTGATCTCTTTTGCAATTTCATCTTCAAGATTCCACACTCTAGTTAAAGCAAATTCCTGACGGTCATCACTCCACCAAAGTGTTTTACGGACATCATGCAGATGGAAAAGTGCCATTTTGATGACTTCTTGGTCACCCTCGTTCAAATCAAGTTCCTTAATACAGCTATTGATTGTCTGGTTTGCCGGGATAATAGAGTTACCTTCTTCGGCACGGGCGGCAAGAAAATGCATGACATAAGCTTCGATTCTGAATTGCGAATTGTGCTTTAAGCCCATATTCAAAGCAAGAGCGTCAGCTTTTTTCCAGCCGATGCCATACGCATCATCGATCAGAACATAAGGATTCTCTTCAATCTTTCTCACTAGAGTGTCTGCACCATGATATTGACGGACAAGCTTTTCAATAGCACTAGAAGTCAAGCCATACTCAATCAGCTTTGTATATGCTTCACTGTTATCAATGTTGTTTTCATAGGCATCAATGATTTTCTTGGCTCGACCTTCCGTAATACCACTAACAGTACAAAGAGACTTGATATCACCATTCTTGATAATCTCATACGGATTGTCGAATGCTTCATAGAGCATCTCAAACTGATGGTCGGTCAAGATAAAACGGAGAAAGCTTTTTTGTTCTTCCGGGTCAGTAATCTCTTGAAACTCATTCATGTAGATAATTTTATACTGATCACCGAACTTTTCATGATGAACGTACTCACCACAGAACGAATAAGTTTTATTCATATCGAGACTAGGAACGTTTCCTTTTAGCCGGAGGTCGCTGTATCGGCTCATGATAGGATTTCCCTGCTTGACTTTTACCACCTCGGCAGAGAAAGTGGCAAAGCCGCCGGGCTCCACCTCCCTCCCATCTTTCGGATAAAAGACTCGTTTTATCCTGATGTAACAACGGATCATATTTTCATTAAATTTCTTATCTGCCACCTTACAACCCTCTTACCTTATCTCTCTATCATGCAGCCATTGCTTGTAAGGCTTGAAGTCATTCGCAATAACGTGCGAATCATCTTCCTTCTTGCCAAGCACAGCTACCTGACTTCCCTTAACAATCAAATCCTGATAATCAGAAAGGATTCTCGGCCACACAGTTAGCTCAATGATACCATCACCAGAGTACAGATTTACAAACGCAAACTGCATACCAGTCTTTGTTTTCTTCTTCTGAATCTTTGCGATAATACCAACCAGCATACAAGAGTCACCACTCTCAACCTCTGAGAAATCCTGAATGTACTCGTATGCCTTTTCAAACGGATTCTTATCGATGATGAACGCCTGTAATGTCTGGAATTCCCAGAATTGCTCGTCCTTCAAATATTTCTCTGATTGCTCAGTCATATATGCTTCTTTTTTCTTGAACTTTTCAGTTTCATGTACGACACGGCGTTTTTCGTTATAGATTCGTAAGACAGTTTCTTTATCAACCTTCTTACCAACCTTATAGTGCTCCGTGTCAATGTCCCACTTACTCAGCAAGACAGCTTTTGTCGGAAGCGTGCTTACTGGCTTGAACTCAGATTGCTCCAAACCACTCGCAATGTACTTTTCCAAGAATGCTCGTTTATTCTTTGTAGGAATGGCACCAGACTTAACCAGTGCGATGATCTGCGCCTTTGTTGCACGGACACGGCTCGTGAAGTCATCAAGACCCTTGAACTTTCCATTCTTATCTCTTTCGGCAATAATAGCATCGGCAAGCGTATCACCAATACCACCGATTGCGGATAGACCAAATAGAATTTTCCCATTTGATACAGTAAAATCCATGCCAGAACGATTGATACTCGGAGGAAGAACCTGAATGCCAAAACTTCTTGCATCCACCATAATCTTGTTGACCTTGCCAACCTTTGCTTTATTTAGGTTCAGCATAGCCTTAAAGAATGCAAGCGGATGGTGTGTTTTTAAGTATGCTGTTTGAAGGCAGATAACGGCATACGCCTGAGAATGTGACTTGTTAAATCCGTAGCCGCCCTTCGTTGACAGTTCATCGCAAATATATTCGGCGGTTGCTTTATCGTATCCGTTTGCAAGAATCTCATCGTAAAGAAGCTCGACCTCTTCCTTGACTTTCTCAGGCTTTTTCTTTGCCAAGCATTTACGCATTCTATCAGCTCCGGCATCGTTTCGACCGCCAAAGACCTTCGTGAGCTTCATACTCTGTTCCTGATAGATATTCACACCATAGGTGCTGCGAAAAATTGGTTCCATGTCAGGATGGAAGTAGTGAATGTGTTCAGGGTGGTACTTGCAATCAACGTATGTAGGAATGGACGGCATCGCATCAGGACGATAAAGTGCAATCAAAGCGGATAGTTCTTCAATCGACCTCGGCTGAAGCTGTGCAACCAGATCCTTCATGCCTGAAGACTCAATCTGGAATAGATTGTCTGTCCGCCCGGAACAAATCAAATCGTAAGTTGCCTTATCGTTCTCGAAATCTGGATTGTTGATATCAATTTCCCAGTCTGGAATATTATCCTCACGCTTCGCTTCATCAATAGCGACCAGTGATGCAACACCAAGAATATCAAACTTAACAAGTCCAATCTTCTCGTCCATCACCTTATCAACAGAGATAACATGCTCTCCGTCAGTACCATGCCGGATACCGATATATTCATAGTAAGGATGTCGGCAGACGATAACACCACCAGCATGGATACCGTATCCTCGTGGACGACCATTGATGTGACTTGCGATGTCAAGTAATTCCTGATACTTCGGATTTTTTGCAACTTCTGGGTTGGCTTCAAGGCAATCTTTCCATGTCTTTTGAACGAACTTCTCGCTGATTTTTCTTATCTCGGCATACGGGAAACCGAGCACCTTACCAACATCCTGAATTGAAGTAACCGGAGTAGTGTACACGATATTCATAACCTGAACTACTCGATCTTCACCGTACTTCCGTGTCAGATACTCAACAACCTTGGCACGGTCACTGACATCAACATCAACGTCAGGAAGGTCTTTTCTCTCAATGGTAAGGAATCGTCCGAAGTCAAGTTCATACTTGATGGAATCAAGCTGCGTAATGCCAATCAGGTAACATACAAGCGAGCCAGCGGCAGAGCCACGGCCAGGGCCAACAATAACATCATTTTTCTTACACCAGTTGATGTAATCAACCAGAATCAAAAAGTAATCACAGAAGTCTTTCTTCTCAATGACAAATAACTCGTCATCAACACGCTTACGATAGATTTTCTGTTTTTCTACATCAAACTTGTCAATACCGCGTTTCTTCCATCCCTCTTTTACAAGGTCTTTCAAGTAAGCTGCTGAGTTAGAATACTGTGGGGGAATCTCGATTTTAGGAAGTTCAGGTTCGTGCCAAGGCATATCCACATAGTCACATAAGTCAGCAACCTCATCAGTGTTGTTGATACACCATTCTGCTGCATCATATCCAATCTGGCCGTCAAGAACTTCATGTTGCTCTTCACGAGACATGAAATAACATCCTTCATAGATCTCTGCGGCAGTTTCCGTATCATGTGCGATACGAAGGAAGTAATCTTGATAATAAAGATCCTCTTTGGTAGCAGCATGAACATCGTTTGTGACAACTACTTTTGTGTGAGTATCGTTTGCCAACCGCATGATTTTCTGATTGTATTTTGCCTGTTCACTGTTTGCATGAGCCTGAACCTCAAGATAATAATGAGGAAATAAGCTCTTATACTCTTGGACCAGCTTGACACAAGTGTCATAATCATCCGTTCTGGACAGCCTACTCGCCAAACAAGCAGACAGGATAATCAAATTATTCGTATCTTCCTTAGCGATATCATCTTTTGTGATACGAGGACGGCTGTAAAAGCCATGAAGATGACCGAGTGTAGACAAGCGATTGACTGCCTGACGACCAGCTTCGTTTTTTGCAATGATGATCAAGTGCCAGTATTTACTGTTCTTATCCTTAACTTCCCTGTCCTCACACTCATATGCCTCAATACCATAAAGAAGTTTTACATCAGGATACTTGTCTTTTAGTTCTGAGTAGTACGGCCAGCTTGTCACCTCACCATGCTCCGTAATAGCAACGGCCTTTAAACCGAGTTCAGATGCTCTTTTTAGATTTTCTTCAGGAGAAGAGTACCCATCTAGCAGACTGTAATTCGAGTGCGTGTGTAAACTACTTGACATCCTTACTCCTTCCTCTTATCTCCAAACTTAATAATATCATCAAAAAGCATTACATAGTCATCGGTATACTTGTTGCCATGAAAATGGCCGAAGTACCAGAATGGTTTACGATCGTTAGGATAGCATTCGTATATATTATCAAAGAATATTTCAGTTGACTGATCCACTGTGTTTTGATCAATACCACCGACAAACAATTCAGTTGGAATGAACCGGAATGGACAGGTATGCGTGAGCATAACATCAATATCATTGATTTTAGGGTCATGTGTAATATTCCAAATCTTTTTCTTAGTCTTCTCATTAGGCTGTTCATCCGGCCACCAATTCCATCCATGATCTAACCGATAATATTTATCTACAGAATAGGCTCCGCCACAGACAAGACAGTTTAAAATTTCCCTATCAGCAAGAATCTGGTAAACCTCGCCATCAATAGCAAAATACTGATTAGGATAATGTGGGTCATACCACACTTTACCGCAAATATCTCCACTGATTTCCTTTATTTTATAGCCACCTTTACGAGATGGGCGGCGTTCATGATTTCCATGAATACAAAACAGATTCGCAGGAATATATGCTGCAGTAGTCTTAATACTCCATTCACGAGGGTCGTCTTTGCCGTAGTAGTTCAAACCGACATCGCCAAGGCAAATGATCCAGTCATTCTTTCCAAGATTATGTTTATGGCAGAATTTCTCTAATTTAAAAAAACGGTAAAATTCGCCATGAATATCACCTGTAATGTAAACAGCCATTTAATCCACCTCAACAAGACAACCATTCTTTACAACCTTGGCCTTATCATCCCAATACTCATCCGCACCAATCTTTCGAGGTGAAGTTCCAAAACGTTCTTTCCATTCAGGAAGGCTCTCGTTGATGGCATCAAACTGAATACCCCAATCAAAACAAGCCTCCATCGCATCGTACAGAAGCTTTCCTTCCCGGCAAGTCCAAAGAATCAAGCCAGCACCATGCTTCTGTTCCTGAATTGCCTGATAGATGACATTCCAATTCGGCTCACCAATATCAGGATATTCATTCTCGCAGAGCGTACCATCAAAGTCGATGGCAATAGCACGTTTCCAATTTCCCATATCAAATCACCTCAAAATCCACAATCTGTGCCTGCGGTGTGACCTTGTTCCCATACTGATTTAGAGACAACCGACATACCGCATTGATGTATTTCTCTTCCTGACCACCATAGAAGTCATTATTGATCCAACCAATCATCCGGCCATTGTCATTAAAACACACAAAATCAATGCCTTTTTCTTCGTCAGAATACTTCCACATATTGCCGTTCTTGCCCATCGGAGCACATCCACTATGAATCAGCGGAATATTTTTAATGTAGAAATACGGCTCGGAAATTCCTTGTGCCCAGATTTTATGCATTTCATACATGGTCTTCGGCAATGCAACAGTCAACCTACTATAGTCAAAATCAAAATCAACTACGATTGCCTTACTCATCGTGACATCTTTAAGCAGCTCATTGCAATCTGCAATCGCCTTTGGCACATTTTCTTTCTTGATTTTCACACCAGCAGCATTATCATGACCAAGAACGGACTCAAAATCTCCGGTACTCATTAAGAACTCCTTTAAACTTTCAATCGGAGAGCCGTCAGGATTTCTCATTGAACCACCAAAATACTCTTGATTCTCGTCTGGTTCTTCAGGGCAGGCCATCTCTCGAAGTAGTACGCAAGGTTTACCATACATTTCAGCCAGCTTAATTGCTACAACGCCAGTCAAATTACTGTCAAGAATGCCAGTGGAATTACAAAACAAAACTTTACTTCTGTCCGCTCCATACTTAGAAATCCAGTTTTGAAGTTCTACAACAGCTTTGTCCTTAGTCTTGTTTTGCTGATACTTGCAAGACGAACACTCACGAGCTACATGCTGCGCCAGGGTCTCATCAATCGTAATGCCGGCATTCTTGCCACGAGTCGGAGTATACTGGAACGTCTGTTCCTCACCGACCATTGCACGGAACATCCGCTTCTTTTGCTCAAATGAGCCAACACGAATCAGTGCGTTCATCATCGGAACGATATAGAACTGAACATCATTGATAGTCGGGTCACCCTTGATGTTGAAGCTATTCGCCTCAATCAAAGCACAAATCATCGGATTTACAATTCGTGCCAGACCTTTCGTGCAAAGGCGCTTTGTTTCATGCGAGTGCATATCCATGACATCACCGATGTTTCCAACAGCCACCAAATCAAGATATCGGTCTGCAACATTAGTCCAATTATCTTCATCAACAGCCTGAAGGAATTTATGCACCACGCCAGCGCCAGAAAGTTCCTTGTTAGGATATGTACCATTCTGATTGTTGACGATTACTGCGTAAGGATTCTCTCTGTCGCAGATGTGATGGTCAAGAATCAGAATATCGATGCCCTTATCACGAAGTTCCTTGCATTGCTCAACATCGTTACTGCCAGCGTCAGGAATAATCAGCAGAGTGGTTTCAGGTGGAACCTCAATTTCTTTAGAGAGTCCATGCTCCTTGCCACTATGATGCAGAACATTGATTTTTCCAAAATAACCAATCGTCTTCAAATATTGAAACATCATTGAGGCACTTGTGAAACCATCCACATCACAGTCTACAAGGATAGAGATAATAGACTTATTCCAGATGTGTTTGTTCAACAGCCTGACAGCATCTTCCATGTTGTCCAGTTCCCACGGAGAATTTAAGCAAGAATCATCCAGATTCATGTAGGTCTTATAATCCTCAATCCCTCTATTCTCCATAATCGTTCCAATCGGGTCTGATAGGTCGTTCCTACTCCCATTCCAGAGTTTTACATTCATTTAATTCTCCTAACACAGTTCTCGATCAATGCCTTAAATTTTTCAGGATTATCAGTCGGGGCTTCCTTTTCATCCAGAATCCCTTTATCATCTACTACAGCATACACACTTACGCCATCAACGAATCGATTGGCGAGAACCATAAGCTCACTAAGCTGAACGTCTTTATCAAAGACAAAACAAATATCAACGCAAAGACGTGTCAAAATTTCAATTTGATTTTGTGAAACCTTCTTACCGCCAGTCGCCACACAGTTGCAGACATCCATGTTCCACATCTGCATGACAGACTTTTCAGCTTCACCAACATATACCAGACCTTCATTCTTGATATAAGGCTCTGTTTTGTACAGGCCATACAGAATACGGTTTCTGGCACACGGTTCAATATACTTGTACTTCATCTCGCCTTCAGGCGGCTTGCCAAAGTATCTTCCCTTTACACCAACCAGAGTACCAATTTCATCTCTGATTGGAATCGTGATTCTATTTGTCAGTTCATCAAAGCCAATCTCAAACTCCTGCTGTGTCTCATAAGATATCCCATCGTCAGCAAAAATCTGGTTCACATAAGGTTTGTAATAACCGAGGATGGCTTCGGAGATTGGGATTATCGGACGGTCATCCTCGTGTTCTTCACCTTCATTTTGCATGGCAATGAGCTCTTTTAGAATCAACATACTTTTAGGAAGGTCTTCCTCAAAGTTGTGATAGTAGTCAAGACCAACCCATTCGCAGATTTGCTTAATGGCTTTTGGGAAAGACAGTTCCAGAAAGAACTGGACGACAGAAATCAAATCATAACTGGTCTTTCCATTAGCAATATCTCGTGTGTAATCTACCGCAGTAAGATTTTCATTCTCGTAAATACAGAGTGCCGTTCTATTGTCACCATCTGGGTTTGCACACTGGTAATAACCAGCTTTATGACTGATATGATGGCAACCAAGTTCCTCTAAAATCGGTTCAATCTGCTGTTCTTCAAGAATGTAATTTTTCAGATCTGCGATATTTACCATATTTTAGCCATCCACTCATCAATACACGTATTGATATCTCTCATCAAACAGACGTATCGAATACTATCGAGTCGAATAATTACATGACCATCTGGATCGTCAGGATAGAAACTTTTTAATGAAACATAGTTTTCATCCAGCCAAGCAACCTTACCTTCCCAGCAAGCACCATTCTCGCAACAGATATCGGTCACAATAGTGTCATTACTCTTCTTATTTACGGCTTGCCGTTTTAGATTTCGGAGAATTGTTTCCTTATCCTGTTTGAAATTCCCTTCTGTAACTTTTATATAATGGCAATCCATCAGGCCACCTCCTTACTTTCTGGTGCAGACACCGACCTCTTTCCAGACATTCTGGTTCAAATTCACTTCAAACATGATTTTCTTTTTCTCACCAAAACGGTTCTTGTCGATGTTTCCAACGTAATACCGCTTATCTGGGTTCAGCCGATGGGCACAGTCACCGCCCCACTCAGGGTCATGAGAAATGTATTGATATTTCACAAACTTGTCTTTTGGAATCTCCTTGAACAGAACCATCGTCCAAGCAACATGCTTAATCATTTTTGACTCAGCAATATTGTTTGAATTCAGCTCATCAGGAAGATATTCATGGGCATTTTCAGCCAACTGGATACTACCGTAGATAAAGATCTTTAGATTTTTCGCAATCTCTTCAAGCTCGGTGGCCGTGACCTTGAATGCCGCCCATTCACCAATAGATGCAATATCGTTCTTTAGAGTATCATAGAACACATACTTAACTCCCTGAGTGAGAGCTGCCTTCTGGATTTCAAATCGTAGGGACTTGTCACTATAATCAGCAGAGACATCCTTTGCGATAATCAAGCCTTGTGATTCGCTCTCGATCCACTGGCAGACATCAAGTACATTGCGATACTCCTCGCTTTCCTCGTAGACACGAGCGGTGAACTCATCAATGCTTTCTATGTATTCCCCGTCTTCGTTTTGCTTTCGGAAGATGAAGTTTCCATTTGCATCCCGGTACATTCCAAGAGTGATCTCTCGCTCATCCTTATGGAAACGATGACCATGCAACTCTTGGAATTCGGGATTATTGATAGCGGTGACCAGTAAGCAATACCTGACTGACTCAAGATCCATCTCATTCAAAAGCAGAAGGGCTTTCTGCTTTTGAACCAATGTGACGTATGCAACAATCGCCATCATGTATCTAGTCTTACCAGCGTTAGATGGCATACCATTGAACATCACAGTGCCCAGCTTCAATCCTCGAAACAAATCATTCATGATAGGATACTGGAACGGCAAACCCATATCAGGAACACTCAGACGTTCATTGACCATTGGCAGCAGACCATTATTCAAAATCTCAGCATCATCGTTTGTGATGATAACCGTATTGATCTTGTCGGCCTTGCCACGAATCAATTTGTAAATGTCCTGAGCGCCAAACATTTCAAACTGTCGATGCTTCAAGATTCCTTCAATGTTAAAACCGTTTCTCTGATACTCACGAAGTAGCGAATATTTCTTCAGGATATTGAAGTATCCCTTGATATCATCGTCATTCGCAAGGCTCATGTAGTATTCAATGGTTGACCAGCCCTTCAGCCGCTTGTATTGTGACAATCTGGACTCGTCTTCAGCCATAAACGTTAAAACAGACGTTTTATTGAATTCTTGAGTCCGAGTTTCGTAAATAATTAACGCTGCGCCGTAGAAAAATTTTGTTGCTTCATCGGCAAAATCGTACTTGCTCTTGACATAATGCCCATACTCGACCAAATAGTCAGGATGCTTGTAAATTGCGCCGACAAATAAAATTTCGTTCGGGATATTTGAAATGAGTTCCACTCATCCACCTCCCTCGTGCTTTTATATCTCATCGAGAATTGCATTTATATCAATTTCATTCTCGTTTTTGCTCTGTTTTGGTACTGTTTTCATCCGTTTCAGTACCGTTTCCGTCAGATTTTCCTTTGTTTTACCTTCGCATTCACTACGAATCGAAGCTTGCCTTTCTTTTTGTTCGAGATAACTCGGATATTGTGCCAGTAAAACAGCCAAGTCATAATTCCATCGCTGACTCATATCAAAACCTTTTGCTTCTTTCTCGGCAATTATTTTATCTAGTCGGGGTTTCGCTAGAACCCACATATCGTAAAGTTCTAGCGGAGGAATCGAACCTCTATATTTGTAATAATTACCGGAAATCAACTGCGTAAGTTTCGAGTAGAAGCTACCCGGAACAACCGCCGGGGCGTATGTATCTCGAATATGGTCGAAAAGAATCTTTTTTTCTTCCTGTTTGATATGTGCAAGCTCACGATTGTGGTCTTGTTCTCTCTTTTTGGAAAGAAGATCATCGACCTTTTTATCCGTAGCGGGTTTCGCTTTGTCAAAAAATGCCCTTAGCAGGTCATCTGTCCAAGGGCGTTTTTGATTTTTCTTTTTTTCTACAAAACAATCCTTATGATAAAAACCAGTCTTGTCGTAGAAAAACGTGCTACGGTCTCGCTCGATGAAAATGTTCTTCCCGCAAATCTTGCATTTACGGGTTAGTTCCATTAAGCCAGTTCCTTCTCCATGACTGCGGCAACCTTCTTCAGTTCCTCAATATCAGTCATAGAACGGAATGCGGTAGACAGGCCAGCCGCCTTAACAGCCTTCTGTGCGGCACTCTTCTTCACAGGAGAAGCGGAAGCAATCAGATCATTCAGCTTTGCCTTAATGTCATCCAGAGAAGGCTCCTTGGATTCGGAGGTGTTCTCTGCAGGAGCATCATCACTGATATCATTGTCATCAAGACCAAGTTCACGAGCACGAAGCTTCATCTCGGTCTTAACTGCATCGTTCAGACCATTCTTGATAATGACCTCACGATTCTTTGCGGAACGGTCGAGATATTCCTGATACTCAAGCAGAGTCAAATCTTCTACAACCTCACCGCCATTATGAACACCGGTACGATCCTTATCAAAGTAAGCAAAGTTGATAGACTTATCATCGCTGGGATGATACATACGGAACTCAGTACCGACATTGTACTCCTGACCCTTGAAGCCATCAGGAATCTTGCGGCCAGTAGAAACGCTCACAGAAGAACCATTCACCAGCTTGGTTTCAGTCTCATCCTTCTCACGGCAAATGACGATGTAGCTCACGCCAGTTGCATTCAAATCCAGGATCAGGGACTGACCCTTAAAGTTCAGCTGCTGATAATCCTTCAACTCCATACCAGCACCCTCGATCTTCACCGACTTCTCATCACCGGTCAGACCCTGTGCTGCAGCCTTAACTTTTGCACGCTTCTGCGAGAAATTAGTCAAGCCCTGTTTCGTAGTCAGATTAAGGATGGTTGCGGAATCAACAACAATAGCGTCAGCACGGAAAGGCTTACCGTCAGCATCCAGCCAAACATTACCATCCTCATCCTCGAAGTCCTCATTGTCAGCAACGGTATGGATGAAATCCTGTACCTCTGCGAGAGACTGAGTGTAAACAATACGGAGATTCATCGGGTCGAGCCCATTATCCATCAGTTCCTCACGATAATCGTCGATAGAACCAGACTCAGTATCCAGATACAGAACACGGAACGGACGACCTTCAGGAGTCTTCATGTAGCAGAACTGCATAGCAAATCGAGACTTACCAGTTCCCTGCTCGCCATACACAAGCATACGAAGCTTCTTACGAATAGCAGATGCATCACAAACAATAGCCATATATGTAAATTCCTCTCTAAATCTTTTCTTTTATTTGTATCCTGTGTCACTTAGCTAAGACTAAAAATTACACTCCCCAGTCATCCTCTTCCTCGTTTACAGGAGTTGCAGTAGACTTGTTAGAACCACCCCACCAAGAAGTGTCGTTCTCAGCAGCCTTACCGTCAAAGTCCTTCTTGGCCTGAGCATTGGCGGCAATTTTTGCCCGTGCCTCAGAGATATTGTCCTCAGTGTAAGTGGACTCCGCATCCTTATCACCAGGATTCGGATCAAAGGAATCAGGGTTAACACCCTCAATATACAGCTTGCGAACCGCCGGAGTGCTCTGGCGCTTCATCTTGTTGGGGCCACCCCAGATATTCTCGGTCTCAACTTCCTCAACCTTCTGCTGATTAACGATAGGGCCAAAGCACTCAAAACTGGTATAGGGCTTCAGACGCTTACGAATAGAGTCTGCCAGAACCTTATTCTGAGTATTTGCCTTGTAATCAATGAAGAACTCCGCATCCTCAATGGTGCTGTAGTTCACGATCTTTGCATCGACAACTACCTCATCGCCCTCATCACTCTTGCGGCAACCAGTGTAAACAATGGTCTGAGTAAACAGAGCCAGCTCCTCGAAACCCTCTGCATCGAAGTCAATTTCCTTAGAACTCAGAGACACCTGAGTAGGAACAAAACGAATCTGGTGCTTATCATTGTAAGTGCTGTACTCGATGTTACCACGAACATACACATTATCGCCATCATGCAGGTTCTCAGAAATCTCCTTAGCTGCATCGAAATCGGTCAGAGTCTTGTTATCATTGATAACCTTACCGGACTCATTCGTCTTCTTGGTAACACCGACCTTAACGCCAATCATGTCATAACCTTCCGGTGCAACATAGGTCATGCGATCCTTCCAAGCGACTTCCTTCTTGTCCTTCTCAATGCCCTTGTCCTTATCGGCACGGCGGAAGAAGTAAACCTTATCACGAGGCATACCAGCCAGATCAACATAGAAAGTATTTTCGTTGGAAGTCTGAACGCCAAAGCTCAGGACACGGCGCATAGCACCACTCTTGGTCTCCTTCTCGTTATAGAAGTTGCTACGCTGGGTGCCGGTGACCTTACCAGCCATCTCAAAAGAACCACGGGTCTGAGGAAGATTAAAAATTCTATCTGCCATATCAAGTCTCCTTTATGTAATTTTGTTTCACTGATAATCACTTATGTTTCTTTCTGCTGTCTTAAATCAATTCATGCACTGTTCATTCTATATATTGTCCTCCGTTTGGCTTATTGATGGCTTATATCTCATACGGCTTTTGCCGTTAGAAATCGTCCTTTAAGGGATTATGTAAAAACATCGCACCGAGCACTACTGGGAGCCGTTCTGAACATTCAGGACACAGATCAAAACTCAAACATGAACCATCAAGTTGGCTACCGTAAGAGTATTGATGTTCAAAACTGATTCCCTGCTCGCTGCCTATCGGCTTGATTTCACGACCACACCAGTTACATATTTTCTTACATGTGTTCATACGGCATCACCCCATTTTAATATTCCCTATCACGGAACATCTTAGATTGAGCACGAGTCAATCTGTTGTTCCGGCCATACTTAGGTCTGAATGCGGACTGTAGCTTGTTGTTTGCATATTCGAGGTCACTCTCCAGAATCTTCGCAGCTTCTTCAATGTAATCTCGAATGGCGCAATACTGGTCGTTGTTGATGTAGTGCGTCTTTAGGTAATCAAGCATATCGACTGCCTGATTTTTCAAAAGAAGCGTATCTTCAAGCTGTGTCTTGCGCCGTTGGAAGAAATCTATATTCAACTAAACATCTCCTCCTTCTTTTCAGTAAACCTGCTCCAATCCATCTTGCGATGACAATCAGAACATTCACACTCGAACTTTTCCAGCTTCGTCACACAAAACGGACAGAGATACGTGTTCTTCTCCTTCTGAAAGATAGGACTTGCCGGAAGGCTCAAGGAACCGTGGTCGATAGTTACATTGATAGGAATTTTGCTGTTCATTAGGTCACCTATTATTTGAATTAGCCTTTTATGAGATTTTTTTATCGAGTTTCCGTAACTCTAACTTACTTGGAAGAAAATTTCTACAGAAGTACGCACTTCCAAACGACACTCCCTCAACAGGGCTGTCAGTATGTTCAGGGTCCATAAATCCGATTCGAGAATCAAAACACAGCATCTGTACATCATTTTTGAAGATGTCAAATCGTGTCTTACCCTGAATACTATTTGCAGGAAGTAGTAGAGCAAACGGCTTTTCAAGCTCATAGGCTCTACGCAATACTTCATCCTTCCTACTAAAAGGAGGATTTGAAATCATAACATCCCAACGCTCTGGTTCATATGTAAAGAAATCTTGCCCGTTATCAATGTGGCTACATTCTACCTTGTACCCAGCATCTCTGAATACCTTCACAAAGGAAGACCATTCTTTATCAAACGGACACCAAATCACAGCTTTACTCGACGGGGGGGTGAACTCAAGCAGTGGAACAACCGCATAAACCGGTGTATATCGCTCATCACCTGATACAGATCGGTCAGCTGTAAGATATCCTTTGTTTTCTGGCATCAATTCACCTCATTTTCAATGTACTCTGAAAATTGTTCTGCGATAGCACGAGCAATCCCATGGAAGGTCTTAGCTCTATTCTTTGCATCCTCACCACGTTTAGCTGCGCCACGATTTCTTACATTGCCTTTATTGGCCGAAGTTCCACAAGGGCAATACGGACCCTTCGGTTCAACCGCTTCAACCGGAACCAGATTAGGAAGACCTTTCAGCCATAAACAGGTCTTCTTTGTCCATGGATGGTCCTTACCATAAAATTCATATGGCTGAATCATCTGCGATGGTTTTGGCATTTCATAAACAGCACTCGGAATTGGATTCTCAACACAAATGTGTTTGATCGGTGCGTTGTAAAACGCCATAAAGAATTCCTTAGCTTCTAATCCCTGTTGATACCGTTCTTGATTCAATTTGTGCCCAGCCCACAACCATCGTGCGCCAGCGTTTGATAAATATGTACACGGAGGATGTGCAATCAATAGATCCCACTGCTTAACATAGTGTTGTGTGCCGTCCATTGTGACTATCTGCCCACCCTGTAAAGCTGCCAGTGCATTACCCAAAATATGCCACTCTGGGTGACCACCGGACGGAGGTTGAATATCACAAGAATACGCTTCATGACCAAGCAATCGAAATGCTTTACAAACTTCCTGTGATTCCTCACAGGCAATTAGAACTCGTAAGATTACAACCCCTCCTTTTGTATCCTGTATTATATAGCTAAAACTTTAAAAATGAGCAAAAAATAATAGACGTATTAACGTCATATTATTCATTCGCTTATAAAACAAAAGTTCTAGCGGGGTTTATGTATGCCCTTTCAGGCTGGTGGGACAGGAGAGATTTGAACTCCCGACCAAGCGGTTATGAGCCGCCAGCTCTGACCAACTGAGCTACTATCCCATGCAAACGCCGACTTTCATCGGCGTGATGCCAGTGAAGGAATCGAACCTTATCTCTCGGTGTTTCCGAGCGCTTTTACCATTAAGCTATCCAGCCGTATACCTCAGAATTTAATTCTCACTATCCAAGCTATGTCGCGTTCCAATATGATCACTCTTGACAACCATGTCGTAACATATAGGTTTCTTTCGGCTCTGAGTAACCGGTGCAGCGTAAGGGGCTGCGTGTGGAGCGACTGACGGGGTATGATCCCGCAACATTCAGATTGGAAATCTGACGCTCTGCCAATTGAACTACAGTCGCATAATCACCCAGCTTGCAAAGCACTACTGCACCATCACTGGCGAGCTGGGAATAATAGTGGTAATCAAAGGAGATCAACAAACGGTACGCAACCATAAGTTGATAATGGTGGACACGACCCGATTTGAACGGGCACACCGCTGTTAACGGCAAAAGAGCCTAAATCTTTCATGTCTGCGATTCCATCACGTGTCCATAAATTGAGGGTGTCGGGATCGAACCGACGATCGGCTATAAAGCACGCTGTCTGGGTCAAAGCCAGATGCCATTTACCACTTGGTGAACCCTCATTATGTAACTTGGCTTGCTGCGTCCTACTGCTCCGTTTTTTTGGAGAGCCAAGAATAATAGGAAGGTATTCATGAAAAGCAAGTGGAATACTCCACTGGTCCAAAATGTCGAATTCGAATCGCTCTTCTGCGTCCCAAACGCAGCGTGCTGCCATTACACTACATTTTGGATATGGTGCCGCAGGTGGGATTCAAACCCACGATCCGTGTTTCAGGCGTCCCGGTTTAAGCGGGAAATGTATGTCACTCCATCACTGCGGCATATACAGAAGCTGTATAAAATACAGCTTCATTCTTTTGAAATTATTCTTTGCTAGTATTGTTTATATCGGATCTTCTATAAGGCAGTCCATAGTATTTACACCACTTACGAATAGAAGTTCCTGTTACACCATACTTTTCTCCAACTTTAGAAAATGACATAACACGGATATCTTTTTCAAGCTGACTTCTTTCTGGCAACCCTTTAGATCTTCTGTATGGAAGACTATAAAGACATTCTTTGCATAGTGTCCCTTTTGTTCTTGGACTCAATTCTTTCCAACATTTTGCGCAAGATTTTGTCTCGCGCTTTTTGCGTTCGTTCTTTCCTTTTTGTATTGTTTCTTTCTTCGGGAACTTGATTTCATTTTCAAGCATAAGTTCTCGTGCTTTTTCATACCAGCTTTTAGCTATGTAATTTATTCCCACTTTTCCTAACGCCTCACCAATAGACTTCGATGTTTTAAGCGCCTTTACAAACTCTTCATCGGATACAGCTCTATGTCTCTTAATATTTCTCCCGCAATAATTTTCTGTTTGTGAATGACAATTAGGACACAGTAGCTTGAGATTTGATAACTCATTATTCAGCCTATCTCCATCAATATGATGAACTTCTAACGAAATTTCCTTTCCCATCTATTCCTTGTTTCCACAGCATTCACATTTATGTTCTCTTATGAGTAAGAGCGATTCTCTTAACCCTTTGAATGGAACGCCCTGTTTAAATCTTGTCAAATCAATATTACCTTTATTCTAACCTTGTCCCGTAAAATAAGAAGTGTCAATATTATTTTCGTCTGCATATGTTTGGATTACATCCCTAGAGCTTCCTCCGAATTTGCTGTAACCAAGTTTCTCAGCCACAGTAGCCCAGTTGTTGCTCTCTTTAAAAATCTGCTCGATCTCTTCTTTTGAAAATTTTTCAATTCTTTTCATGAACTTGCCTCCAGTATTTAATAGGTGAATATTCGGACTCTGGTGCCCAAGGCGGTATTCGAAACCGCACGCGATATCTCACGCAAAGCTGTTTGGGAGCTTCATGTCTACCTCATTCCATCACTTGGGCATATAATTGCCGGTCTTTCCCGGCTGTCAGCCCCGCGCAGGGCATTTTCGGAGGAAGAAAATATCTTAGTTATTCGTGCCGATTCTCATAGAATTCATTCCGTAACTGAATAATACCCTTCTTGCAAAAAGATTCCTGGTCTTTCTCTCGTTGCTCACGCATCCAACCATAGAACAGGTTATCCTCAGCAGTAAACAACTTTGCGGTATTTTCATAATAGCCACGCTTTTGAACGCTCTGCATAACACTACGCAAAAACTTCCAGTGTTTGTAGTAAGGAAGCTTCAGCTTGAACATAAAGTTCGTGCTATCCAGAAGGACAAACCCTTCAATATGTTCAAAGCCATGATGCAGATAGTTCTCGTTCATGACTCCCTCGTACCAAGGATAGAATTCACTCCAGCTCTCAAAGATTTTAACCTTCTCCTTAATCTGCAAATGACACTTTTCAGCAGCACGCTTCAGATCATCGTAATCCATCACACTGAAGTTCATATCATTCGCAACAATATCCAGCAAAACAATGTGCGGTTTCTTGTATTCGATGATATGAGCATCATTTACAGGATCAATCACCTCAAAAATGATGGAACCATTCTCTTTTGCAACTTCCTTCAGATTCTTACGGTCTTCATCAGAAGTCGTATCCATGAGAATCTTTCGGAACATATCTGCAAAAGGCCCTTCAGGAGTGGATTTACTTGCAATGAACAGACCATCCTGTTCTGCATCATACGAGACAATGCCAAGAAATCCGTTTTCCTTCAGATATGCAGTCACCGGGAACTTCAAAGTGTTCTGTAGGTTTCCAATTCTCGTTTCATTCCGCTCATCGACCGCAAAGAACTTATCATAGCTTCGAGCTACAATCTTATTCGTCTTTGTGTTAATGAACAATCCCCTTGCTTTGGTAGAAACCTCATCCCAGTGCTTCTTATAAAATGCTTCACGAGAGAAGTTGAAAGAAGAAATATCTCCGAATCGCTTCTCAAACACATATTTGCTTTGACGCATCTTACTGACAAGTTCTGCGTTATCGAACTCAGTTTTCATTTCAACGGTAGTTTCAGTCTTTGACTCCTCTTTTCGGAACACATCATTCTTTGTTTCTACACATTTGATTGACTGACCGTGTTCAAGTTCCACGCAACGGAGATATCCACCAAACTCGATTTTTCCTTCGAGGTTGTAGCACCGATGCCCCATATCAATAGGAACATCCTGCACATTTCGATGACCGAATATCTGAATGTAGCTATCCGGCATCGATTTTTCCCAAGACTCAGCCACGGTTAGCATATCAGGATAGCGACCAACACCCTTTACCATCTGGTCAGTAGACACGAATGGTAGAAATTCAGGCAAATAACTCAAACCACCATGGCTAACGAAGTATCTTTTCTCGTCGTAATCAAAATAGGAGCACTGTCCTACTCTCGAATAAACCTTACGAGCCGTATTATGGTCAATCCCTGCTTTGAAAAGCTGCGGACGAGTGTAGTTTGCGAACTCCTCGCTCTGAACCGGTTCATCATGGCCCCACTTGTTCAGCCACCGTTCGTGATTTCCTTCAAGGAGAATTACATTCTTCCGATTATTGTCTACAACATCACAAAGGAACTTGAACATCTCTACATTCTCAATACCGCGATCCAGATAATCACCAACAAAAATGTACAGTTCATCATCCTTCAGGTCACCAAGGTACTCTTTCAAGCAACTGTAACATCCATGTACATCACCGATGATATGAATTTTGTTCCAGTTGTTAAAGTCCTGCGGAACATAGTTCAATTTCTCAAGGACATTTATATCTGACGAAAGTACAGTCACACCAGACGGAATCTTCTGTGTAGCAAATCGCGCATACATCTTATCAATAGCAGCATCTGGAACTCGCTTCAGAGGAGCACGAAGCGCATTACGCCGTTTACACTCATCAATCGGCAAATCAGTCATGTCGATGATGTACATTCTGTATCTGTACTGCTTTGCAAGATTCTTATAGCGATTGATTTCAACAGTTTTAGAGTTCGTTGCATCAATCACGGTAAATTCACCGTGAGACATCCGAACCTCCAACAGTTTAAAGAGCATATCCCAGACAACATCATCGTTCTGGGGAGAGATTTCCATTGTGCCAGCCGGGGTTTCCTGACCACCCTGACACATAAGGCGAATCGTATCGGCACTAAGCGTATACTTTTCCAGATCATGCTCTTTAATATAGGTGGACTTCCCGCATCCTGGTGCTCCACGGAAAAGAAGCAAAGTTCTCATCGTTTTCTCTCCTTTTTATCAACGTATTATCGCTATTTATTTATTTCCAATTCTTCATAAAATGTCTATTTTAGTTTAGTATCCTGTGTCATATAGTTATGATGTTAAAATCAAGGGGCCGAAGCCCCCTGTTTTTAATTTTTGTGGAAGTATTCGACCCAGCCCTTGTATCCCTGCCGGAAACTAATGTAAGCTACCTTGCTACACTTTCTTCCAATAATGTCTGCAAGAGGTTTTTTACCATTTCCGAAACTAAGCTCCGCAAGGTTGAACTCTGAATTACTCTTACAGTAATCGTAGACCTTCACATACTCACCATTTCTGGTCAGATGTCTTCGATCTAAAATCTTTGTATGATGTCTTTTTTCGAGAATGTCATTCAGCCTCACAAAATAACTATGGATTGTATTTACAGACATCTTCGGGTCGCTGTCTACACCAGTTCTATCCTCTGTTTTACGAAGAATGTAATCACCATTTATGACATAAAATGTTCTGTATCCTCCCATATTGGGCGCATCATACTGTTTCATTTCATAACACTGCTTGATGATATCCATCAACCTTGCGTCAACATCAGTCCTATCGAGGACAGTACGAGATTCAAAGTCTACATCGTTAATTGTTAGATTAGAAACCTCACTAGAAGTAAGACCGATCCAGTACAAAACAGCAATCACATTCATACGAATCTGATACGCTTCTTCATACTTGTTTAAGAAACCAACAAACTCATCAACCGATGCAAAATACTTATCCTCGTACATATTGTCTGAACTCACATCGCTCTCTGAGAATTCAGCCAAATCATACATGCTTGTACGATTTTCGTTCTTGATATAACCAGTGATTATCGATTTCACATTTCTGAATGAACGACTTGAGTTTACCCAATTGTATTTGGCAAACATCTTTACAAAATCATCTTTTGTGAAGTCGAATAGCTCATACCCGCACTCCGCTTCGTAGTCCATAACATGGTTAAGTGTCGATATAACAAACTCGCCGCTTCTATCAGAATACTTTTCAGCAAAAGCGTTGATCTTTTCTTCAGTAAGCATAATGGCACACTCCTTCTTATTATATGTAGTGTACCATTAACCCTTATAAAAAATCAAGCAAATGCGGCAAAATTCTGAAATTCCATAGTATGTTGTACGCCGCTCACGAACGCCGAGATCAAAAACGGTTCATCCTTGCATCTGGCCATTGCGATCATATTCATATGACGCTCAGACAAGACACCAAGCTTTTTGATAAACTGCCCTTTGTTAAGTGTGTCAGTCTCTTCACAGAGAACGATACTGTCAACCTCTAGGAAATCGCAATCTTCCTTTGAGAGCAGGACATGAACCGGAGAACGCTTGTATGTTCTGGAAGACAACGGATTCCCTTTGATTGTGGGACTGAAGAAGTTGCGCTTATTGTTACTCGTCACAACGAACGGTCGAATACCGCGCTGCTGATGACCTGTCGCATTGGATAGATCAACCAACCAAACCTCTCCGACCTTTGGGTCAATATTGTTGTCCATAGTCTTTCTCCTCTATAATAGTGTAGCTCCGTTCCATAGCTATATTATACAGGATACCTTTACAGAAGTCAATAGGTTTTCGAAAATATTTTTAGTGCCCGTACAACTCTGGATTCTCTGATACGAACACGCTGGTGTTATCGAAGATCATCTCATACGCTTTCTCTTTATCGCCCGGCCTAAACTCAACCCTCCTTACTTCGTAGCATTCTTGCCGCAGCTCAACATGACTTTCGTTTCCAAAAAATCCAATGCCTTTGACAATCCCATGTGTCTCTACACCAATATCGTTCATCTTCTTGCAGATCATGTGAACATCCACACCATTACAAATAAAGCAGACCCACACTCGCTTTTTTCTTATGTACTTCAAAAAGTTTTCAACCTGTATAATTTCCAAAACCTTTTTCTCACTCATTGAAATACCGCCTTCCGCTCACATAAACAACTTTCAAGATATATTATACACATCTTTTTGTTTTCGTCAATATATTACACATCTTTTTGTTGTATTATTTATCGAAATTTTAGATGATGCCATTTACTCAGCATCATCCACAACCAGCTTCGCGTCATAATAAAACCTGTGTGCGCCAAATTGTCCAGCAAATGTTGCTCCTCGCTCGTGCCAACTGCCGGGAGCTGCCGCCGGGGTTACAAACCATTGAATAGGTTTGTCCGAAATCTTAGCGCCGTAGTCAAACACCATAGATACGGCCAGCTCGTTCTCTGCCGTCACATTCCTATTATATAAGGTACTATACCCATACTTCTTAAAGACTTCCTGTATTGTAATCCCATCAATCACAGCAGAATCATAAAGACATTGAGCCACAGCCATCTGACCTTCTAAGCTATCAGCACCTGCTTCACAAGCAACGATCTGCTCTGCAAGAGCACGCTCGTCATCGGTGAGTTCGCATTTCCCCTGGCTAAAGTTCACCACTTTCGTCTCAACAACAGTCTCTACAATGACTTCTGGCTCCTTTTCCTCTTGCTGCACAGTACTCACTGCCGGAGGACTACTATTATAAAGGTACGAATTGCTCTGATTCTGAATCACCGGGCTGATCTTCGATACCAGATTCCCTGCCAGCAGGCACATTATACATATAATAGCAATACTTTGCTCACGATTTATTAACAAATTAGGGTTAATAAGAATCACTTCCTTTCAAAAATATTGGTTTTATAAGTCATGCTCTGCAATGTATGGCCCATACAGACATCTTTTTACATCGTTGTTGAATAGCATACAAGCCACTTTTCCAAATGTTTGATATGCAGCCTCTACGACTTCAAATTGAAGTGCCTCTGGAACATCTTGCAACTGCAGCAAGTTAAGCGTTCTGCTGTACACTCCATCGTTTTTATCTTTCTTGAGACATATAACATCAAACATATCATCACAAAGCGCAAGAAGTTCAGTAGGGCCAAGATTGTTGTTAATGTATCGTCGAGCAGATTCTCGTTTGGAATCTGGAATCACTATAAGTTTCATAAGACTGCCTCCTATAAAAGATTAGTTTTACTCTACGCTTTGTTCGTCTTTGCAATTTGCGTCCAACACTCGGAATCCATCTTCCCAGTCGAATTCTTCTTGCTTCATCTCTCTTGCAATTCTACAAGCATCCCACGCATCGACAGAATCGATTTCAACGTATCCGTGTTTTGTGATTGACACAATATACTTCATAGTGTAACCTCTCCTTAAATCTCAGCTCTTATCAGAATTTTTAAAACGGCATGATAATGGCGCACACATATCAATCTGTTCAAGTCTTACCAATTTTTCATTTCCTTTTACTTTGACAAAAACAATTGCTCCACAATCCAAAAATTTATTTACAGTATCAATAGCTCTTGCAAATTCCTTCGTATTATCTTCCATAACACATCCTCCTAAATCTTAACTTTTATCACATCAACTACGTTCTTTAATCAAACCATTAGCCGATGCCTCTGCTCTTAATTTTATGAGTTCTTTCTTTGTTTCAAAATTTTTCTCATATCTTTCCATAAAAGCCCGAACGTTCATGTTCTTCTGGTTATTCGGAAAGATAAATTCATCTAAAATACCATCTTTTGTTACCGTATAAATATCCTTTGATGTATACTGTTTTTTCAATTTCACCTCAAAGCCATATTTTAATAGCCAAGAGATAGCTAGTTCCTCTTGTTTATTAAAGTCCCATTTTTTATTTTCAAGTCCTTGTAAATTCATAAGTCCACCTCATTCCATGCTTGCGCATTCTGTGATTATGCAAAGTTTAACAGCATAACCAGTTATCGTCAAGCTTTTTACAGCAATCTCATAAGAACCCGGATTTTATCGACCATTGTGCATTGCATCTTCGATCTTGCCATTGATAGAATCGATTTCACGCATCAGCTTACAGCGGTAGTTGCCGTTCTTGTCAAGTCTAAAACATAAATCATTATCGTCACTCTTGTAACCAATGTAGCATCCAGACCGACACAGACTCGTTACATCAAGCGCATCTTGTATAACTCGTGCTTCATTGAGAGTCAAATCAATTTTCATCGTTGTTCACCACCTTTACTCTTCTGCCTTTCCTCCGATACCACAGATAAATACCTTATGCTTTCCAATCTCGTTACGCTGCCAGTCACCGCCGAGCACTTCAACAGCTTTTAAAAGCCCTTCGTAATACATTTCGTCTGGATTACGATTAAATCCTCTTGCAAGAATATATCGCTCATCCAGATAACCAGCTAATCTTAGAACGCCAGCCCGCAGTTCTTTTTCTTTCATGTTTGTCATTTTATTTTACTCCTTATTTTTTACATATCCTGATTAACAACATTCCATACCTCGGTCGAAATACTGTCGTTCTCATCAGACAAGCGATCAATCCAAGCGTTCAACACTTCACGGTACACTGTCATATTCGGACAAAAATGACTGTTGGTGAATACCGGCATATCGTCATTGCACAAGATTCTCATGATGGCAGCACACACAGCGGCAGATCTCGATACGCCAGCAGCACAATTCACGCAGAACCAATCGGTCTTATCTTCCTCGTGATTATCAAGAACAAACTTCACAATATTCTTGGCCTGAACATCCGTAATGCAGGTGCCTTCCAAATCAGTAGTGCAATCATCAAACTTCAGCGGAAGGAAAGTAATATTCCCCTCACATTTATGAAAATCAATATGATAACCATTAGCTTCAGTAATTGAGATAAACCGAATCCGTTCAAAATGCGGCTGTCGGATAAAGTCTTCTGCATCTTCTGCACTCATCACCGAAAACTTCCATTTTCTTCGATACATAGTAATAATCATTTCATTTTCCTCCAAAGAATTTAGGTTTTATATGGGTCTACGTCAAAAGCTTCTTTGATATATTCTGCCTTAACCCTTTCGAGCACTTCATCGACGATGTTAATAGCAATTTCTAACCCATGCACTTTACCATGTAGATATATTCTGCCACCATTCTTTTTCATATCGAGAGCAGACTCAAAATGCTCTCGTCTAGCGTTAATGTATTCATCATATAATCGATTGTAAATTTCTTCCAGTTCTTTCATATCCACACCTCTCAATCAAAACGCAAACGGACTATTGTTCACTACTATTATCAGTGCCATATTCAGAGTAAACATTACAAACGCGGTCATTCTTTATCACCTCAGTCTCTAAATTCAATATCTACAACAATATTCTCAGGCTCTGTCATGTACCTTCGTGCCAGCAGTTCTACCATACGTTCCTTATCCCCAAGATTGCTATTACGCAAAAGATACGAATAAACTTGTTTGCCTCTGTACAAGAACACAGCCCATGCGTTTCTCCTCAATGGGTTTGTTGTGTTAATCATTCCATCGCTTCCTCCAGAGATGTGGTCACATCACCAAAGTCAAAATCCAGAGCACTAATCATATCATCTAGAGCATCCATAGCATCGGACAGTTTTGTACAAGCCTCGTCTGCCTTGTCATACCGCTCACTCCCCTGCAGATTCTCCGGCATGTTATCACGATACTCTTCTTCTTCCCACTGGATATACTCAACATCGGATCTTACACTTTCGACCTCAGACACAAGCTCGTCCAGCTTCTTACGGATGGAATCAAAACGGTCAATGGTCTGCTTAATATCTTTTCTACGAGTGTTATTCATTTTCAAATCTCCTCTCAATCCACAATACCAAGCTTGCAAATATTTTTCGGATCAGTGATATAACCAAACGTCAACGTGTTTCGCAGATACCCTTTGTACTCAAACCCACGGTCACGAGCTGCCAGACGACACACATCTCGAATCGCGGATTCTCTCGGCCAAGATATGCCAGCCAGCTGATACTTCCATTGAAGATCTCTCAGCTTCTGCCACTCAATCACAGGCTTCTTCTCATCCTCGAAACACAAACCATTCTGTACGGCATATTTCAAAGCATCACACCGCTTATTTTCTTCCGATGTACAAGTACCCCATTCATTTTCGAGACGGCGATATGCTCTATCAAACGGTGCTTGTTTTACCGCATCAATACCAAACGCTGCACCAAGCAAGCCTAAACCAAGTAACAATCCCATAATTCAAACCTCCATTCGTGCTGTTTCTAGCTCTCTTTTAACTAGTGAACGACGTTTCGTCGCATTTTTTAACCAATCATTCCCACTAGGAGCTTGTCTATCAACTCTCGTGTTGCGGCCACTCCCTATCGGACATGCCCGGCGGTAATCATCAGCAGTCTTACAACCAAGTGATTCAGCTTCGTCCAGTGCTTTTCGCACATAAGCCCATGTACTACCACCTAGATCAGAACACTTTCCAATCACAGCAAGTACAAGTTCATCGCCCATGCGCTCAACATATTCTGCTAAAGCTTTCCGCCCAGTAGCGCCAAGCTTTCCGATATTCTCTCGAAAAACATCCTCAATAGGTTTCGTCGTTGTCGTCGTTTCATCACAAGACGAAGACGATATCTTATCTTTTTCTTTCTCTTTTTCTTTCTCTAGCTTGGCTTTGCTTGCGTTTGCTTCGTTTTGCTTGCGCTTGCTTTCACCGCCAGCCTTTCCAGAAATGCGCTTACCTTCGATGTATTCGGCATCTTTAATTAAATCTCTCTTGATAGCAGGCCACACATACCGCTCATTTCCGTTGAGCTCAGGCTCCGTTCCAGACGATTTGTATTTCATCATCGCCAGTACCAGACGCCCCACCTCAGCAGCACTAAGGGGTTCGAAGTAGCTATCATAAGTATCCCAGATTTTAATATAAGTATCAGCCATAACACACCTCAAGAGTTTTCATGGCAGTCCACGCCATAATCAATCCCAGAGTAGTATTCATCATCCACTTCTTCATCCAGACCAATATAGCGAAGCGTAATTGCCTGGCTACTATGATTAAGACTATGCTGTAACCAAGCTAAGGCTTTTACATCATTTGGATGAGATGCAATAAACTGATATCCGAAGGTTTTACGACAACTATGAGAACCAAGCTGGACGGGAAGATTTAATTCCTTACCGACTTGACGCATAATCCTACCAAAAGAATCCACATCAAGCGGATCTCTCGTCTCTTTTGGATTAGCATCATACTTACGGAACACATCAGACTTGCTTACGCTCGTTCCACCGTTTGTTCTCATAGAGCTTTTCCAACTACCTTGCCGAGACGGGAAAAGCCAATCGTCATAAGACAATTCATCAATATTGATATAAGTTTGAATACACTTTAGTGCCGGGGCCGGAACTTTAAGAATGCGATACTTATTTGTTTTCTTTTCCTTAACACGAAGTTTTGCGTTGAAATTCACCACAACCTTTCCATTCATATCTGTAGCTGCTACATCAGAAACCTTCAAACGAAGCAAATCACTTGCTCTGAATCCTGTGCAACATCCTACATTAAACAAGCACCAGTTGCGGTACTGACGTTTAATCCAGAAATATTCTGAAATACGTTTGATATCCTCTTTGTCTTTAATTGGCTGAACTGACCCATGATTTGCTTCCATACGAGTCAGGCTATAGTTCTTTTTAACTACTTTCTGACGTTTTTCTTTGTTAGAAGAATCATAGTCAGAAAAATCAAGAGCAACAGTATTTTCGATTTTCTTTTCGTTTTCAAGCGCACTCATCACATTCACCTCAAATTCCATACTTCAAGCAATACTTACCGTAAGATAATCCTTCAGCGTCTGCCATTCTTGCAATCTCAACAAATGTTGGTTTATGTTTCTTTTTATTCTTGCATCGAATGGACGCCTCATTTCTTATTATCTTACGACATTTATCACAATAGAGCTTTCCACATTTAGGGCCATACCATGTAATGCCACAGCGATTACACGTTATGTTTCCATATACCATCATAATTTACACCTCAAACTTGTCAATTTTCCAATGATGTCGATAGTAATTTCCAGAGTTCCAACTAACAACGGACGCTTCACATGAATCACACCACGTTTCGTCCTGGCTCACGCTATTTCCTTCCGAGTCCCGGCAATCCTTATAAAGCAAGAACATCTTTTCGGACAACTTCTCTTTATCTTTGTTAATGGTAATAATATTACCTTCCGCATAAAAATCGCTAGAGTCGATACATTCGTGTAAAATATGAATCGTCATTTTTATGTACCTCAATTCTTTTCAAACAGATCGTTACGAACTTTCGGAGTGAACTGACGAGCGCCAAGCTGCTCAATAGCAGTTTCCAGCTTGCCATCTCCCCACTCTCTGGTTTTTGTGTTCATAACAATTTCAAGCAAAAGCTTTGCATCCTTAGCTTCTCTACGCTTCCGGCGAGCTCTTTTAAGTTCTGCCATAAGCTGATAACCTTGTGCTGCGTTCACAGTCTTGAACTCAATAGCGTGTTCAATATCAGCAATCTCATCGCTGGCCGCAGTTAAATCGCCGTAGACTTTGGTGTATAAATCATTGAGACTGCCCATCGTTTTGTCTGTAATCTCAAGATTTTTCTTCAACTCGGTCAGCCATTCAGAATCTTCCATGTGAAACGCATATGTATTTTGCTTTACAGCTTGAGCCGTTATATTCGGACTCTTACCTGCGATGGTAGCTTCATCCATAGACTTCGGCGCGTAGTGCCCGTTCTTATACCCGGCGGGAAGCTTGTTGATTTCACAAATCGCCAGTCCCTTAGATTCAAACTGTAATGCCAAATTGATATCACAGGTAGCGCAGATTCGACCTCCCTTCCGTTTCATAATATAATTATGACCATTCGATATTACGTACATTTACTTGTTCTCCTGTTCTTTCATCAGCTCTTTAACCGCTTTCTTGAACATCCGCATAGCTTTGTCATTCTCAAGGAACACTTTTGTCTTAGGACTCGGAATCCGACCATGAACACGCTTATACTGTTTCATCATGTTTTCCATCTTAGTGAATCCAATTTTGTTGTAAACCATACGATAAGTCTTGTGATAATGAATTGTATTGTCTCCAATTTTCTTTGCCAGAGGTTCAACAACTGGAACCAGTTTTAATGCTGTTTCACTCTGCTTCTTAGGCTTCTCATTAACAACTTCCTTGGCTTCCACCTCAACTACGGGAGCATCGTTCACATTTACTTCAGGAATTGCTTCAATGGTCTTCAAAGCAGGACGAAGTTCACTCTGGTTCTGATGCAGACGTTCAATAGATGCTGCGTACATATCTGCAACAACAGCACCCATAATGGATTTCCAAGTGGAGTCCTCTTCGATAATATCAATCGTAGAGATTTTTCCACTACGATTCGTTCTCTTAATATACTTTGCACGAGCATCTTCCAAAACGAAACCATAATTACGATTCAGATATTCATAGATCTTGTGAATCGTCTCTTTATTTGTGTAACCTTTAGTATTTGCAATCACACCAATCTTGCTATACAAATCTTTACGCCATTCACTCATTTCGTTCTGAAAAACATTGCGAGGAGTGTAGCTCTTAGCACGAATCGCATCATCCATCTGCTTGTCCTTAATCTGATGGACACACTGAGATACGCTGCTAATCACATTCAGCGCTTCATTGCTGGTGGCGCGAGCTTCCTCAATCTGTTCACTGAGATTCTTACGGGTGGAATCAAGTTCACTCTGAAGATTCTTCATACTATCAAACAGAGCGTGAAGTCTTACATCAATGAATTCCTTGCTCAGTGCTGCATCCATATTAGGAGTAGCCAAAACGGAATCACCACGCATCAAAGATTCCATAATGTCCCAGCAGAAATCCATGAACGCATCAGCCTTCGGCTGACGAGACAGACGGCAGATTTCCATAACACCGCGCAAACTGTATACAATATATTCACGTTCCTTCGTAATTCCGCCCTCAACATTCCTCAGTTTGAGGAATGTTGAAAGAGGGTCAAGACGATCCGTATTCTTAACATGGATGTTTTGAATCGCCTTATTAGGATTATTGTATTCAAGCGCCGTACCAATTTGTTCACGGGTCATGTAATACTGATGATTGTTGTCCTCGTATACATTCATACTCAATGCGCCGAAGGGCTTAGAGGTTATTACAGTCATAGGATTATTAGTAGTCATTTTTGTTTACTCCCTCCACTCACTCTTTAATCATAAGTTGTTCTTTAGTCCAGCGCATTATATTGGTGCATTCATCCGTAGACGTATTTTCCCAGATAAAGACTCTGCCTTCGCCAGTTTCTTTATCAATTTCCGTACAAGACAAATCAATTTGAACGCCATCTTCTCTCTGAAGATAAATGTAAATTCCTGGATAATCCTTATAATCTCCATCAGCTTCAGCAACCAGTTTTCCAATAGGCGTGTCAATTTCAAATCTCTTTTCATTCATATTACTATCTCCTTAGAAGAACTGTTTTATCAAAACTGGTATTTCCAGAACAGTCGCGCATTGCCTGTGATATCTTGCAAGCAAGAAATGTACTCCCGGAACGAAATCAGCCCTTGCATCTTCATAACCCATGCTCGCTTTGCACGAACCGCAATCGCTGGATCGTATTTCACCGCATCGTCAAATGCACTGTCGGTCATCTTGCGTTCAAAGTAACGAATTTCATTGACATTCATCACAATTTATACTCCTTTTTAGCTCTCTTATATTCTTTCGTATTACGAAACGCAACCTTCGGATGAGAACCATCTGGATTTAATTCTGTGACCCCGCAAACTAAATAACCAGCATTTTCGAGGTCAACAATTCGTTTACACAAATAATAAAGAACTACGTTCTTGCTTGTAAAATCTTCATCGAAAACAACAATCTTTTTGCTTGCTTCTGTCGCAATACAAAATACATTATTCATATCAAATAAATAACTTTTCATATCTAAAACCTCGATTTTATTTAATTTTAATATTTATTTTGTTAAATAAATGTTTAACAGATTCTTCAATTGCATCAATAGACCAAACATTAGGATTACATACACCAAGAATTTTATCGCCAGAAGCATTATCACGCGCATCACAAAAATGCCACCAGCTATTATCGCCAGCATCATATTCATAATAAACATCCACATCAATTTCAGGGTGACCATCTACATGATATCTAATCTGATCTTTATCATTAAATGTATCCGGTTTGTATCCACGTCCATTCCATCTACATGGATTCATCTTAGAAATAAAATCTCTTGCGATCTCTCGTGCCGTCATATTCATTCTCCTTATTCTGAAATTTCATCAATATTATGACGATAACAATATTCGACTTTCTTCATCATATAAACAGGATCAATACTACAAAGAATAGTGTCACATCGCAGTTCGCTCCAATGTGTATTCAAAGGAAGTTTTTCTTTGCGACGATATTTATTATTCTTTGTTTTGTTATGAATCATTTTATCACGGGACATCCCCATCCAAATATCAGGTTCCCATTTGTTTTGCCAGACACAAAGATAGTCTTTTCCAATATAAACATCGTAATATTTTTGATGTTCGTTTTCCCCGTATTTCCAGCTATATTTCAAATTACTCATATCTATTTCCATTCATATCATTATCTTATCTTCACTAAGCGTTTCGGTTTTCATACGTTGTATAGACAAGCTCTGTCGGCTTACTATAACACGTTTTCATCCAGTTAAGTTCTGCATCACGCAGCTCTTTTGTTGGATAGATTTCATGCCCTTTGTATGTATCGCCGTACATAAAATGCCTGACAGAATATTCAAGATGGTAATACATTATCGTTTTTCCAACTCCTCACACACTTTTACAATGATAGCCAAACCTGTACGCCGAAAATCTGCATTGTAAGGATTTTGTGCTTGAACATCTAAATGGTACAGCAATTTTTCCAAATCAGAGCTATATTCAACGCCTGCTGTTTTACAAAGGACCTCGGCCATCGCTTGAGTGTCATATTTCATAATAAAACTCTCCTTTTACATCAATTTATTAGAAATATCAAATGCTTTCCATCTAAAACCAAATTCATCCGTCCAAACCTGTGCTTCGAGTTCGTCATTGTCATGATAAGCCAGAACATTAGGAAGGTCAGAATACATTGCATAGCATTTTTTCGAATCATCCACGATATATTTCATAGCTTCTTTTTCGTTTTGAAAAAACTCAGGCTCAAAAATTTCACCTTTGGAACCGCATTCGATAACACACCACATATTTTACACCTCATTAAAATCTGCATTAAAAAGAATCTCATTACCATATTCAGTAAGAGTATCCTTGAACCACTTTTCGTTCTTCTGCCACCACAGTTCAGCCTGCTTCGGAGTCAACACAATTCCTTTCTGTTTTGCTGCATCGATAACATCATCAGTACACCAACACGTTGGTGCAAACCAATATTGATCTACACCATCATCTTTTTCCTGTTCGTCTTCAATGTAGTTAGGGCAATAGTTGGTATAGAAAACCACATCAAAAAGTGTGATAGTCATATCATTGCCGCTTAATTCACGTTCAACGTCAGCTACTTCTTCTCTGAGATACAGCTCAGACATAATACCGTCTTCATGTTCCTGAATCCATTTCTCTGTAATATTGAACTTTTTCGCCAGTTCATCTACCTCAAACACCCATGTGCCATAATTCGTATTTTCAGTACCATGTTTCACCATATAATCAGCAATCTGACGTTCCATCATGTTGTCATCCATGATATCTTCCTCCTAAAATTCAACATTTATCAAAACTGTAAGTAACGGTCACAATCTTCTCTGCATCACCAATACGGCACCGATCTTCCTTTAATGCTATTTCGAGACCGTAACCAATACTGTACACAATACCGTTTTCAAACACGTCAGAACCGATAAATCCGAATGCTCTGTCAATTTCCTTCCATTCTCCGTGTTCTTCTCGATAAACCGTATAGCCGTAGTTCTCACCGGAAATATAATCGCTATAAGTCTTTACCTCATCACGCATGATTCGTTCTGCTTCATTTTTGGTATTATCCGAACTATCCGTAACAGCGGTCACAATCCAACCAACATTGCTATCGTCCCACGAACTTTTGAATCGTGTATCACAATCCATAGACAAACCAGAATGGTCACGCAACCAAAGAGGAAGCCATGCAATATGCTTATCCAGAAGAATCTGACAATCACGAATAGAAAAATTGCCACGAGCATACACCGCAATTTCATTGTATTTCAAATTGGTGTACCAAGGATTGTCTTGATCTTCACGACAACAAATCGCATAACGAGTTTCTTCAATACTACTATTATCGTTGTCAATAACCACACATACCTCTTCCAGTTTTATACACGTTAAAGCATCCACAATCTCTTCATCAGAGCAATACTTGTAAACAAGATTGTTCCAAAACTCTTCTGCCGTACTCGCATCAATCTTATCACCAAGACAATAACGAGAATGAAAACAGGCCATTACGGAATCATGGTCGTCCCACCAACGAGGATTATTGTCTGCTACATCGTCGTGCTGAATATGTAAGCAGTATAGATTACCGCAGGAAGATATCCACTTTATAATTTCGTTGTCATAACAATACAGAGCAGTCATGTTTATTCTCCTTGAAGTTTATTCATACCAGTAAGTTTCTTTATCGTCTTCATCGATGTCATCATGATTTGCAGCTGAATAATCTACGCCATCAATAGTGACATATTCTTCGTCGAGTTCATTCACGGCATCTGCAGTAGATTCCGACACTTCGATATCAAAGATCTCTTTTGTTTCCGTATTCACCTTGCATTTCGTAGTGACTTCAAAGCCACCGTCCCAAACAGAAGTAAACATGGCATCTTTAATATTTTCAGGGTATTTCGTATCAGCCACTTCGCAAATTGCAAAATCCCAGTTTCCATCGCCAAGCTCAAAATGAGCGTCCGTCACATAGGCACTGTCATTGTTGATTTCAAAATCAACCTCTGTTTTTCCGCCAGATTGACTCACGATTTGCTCAACACGTTTTCTCATCTCTGCTTGCGCCTCATCAAAAGTTTCAAAATAGTTAGGCTCAAAAATTTTACGTTCGTTGACGGTAATCAAAATATATTTACTCATATCTAAAATCTCCCTTTTATAAAATGATTCCATAATTCTTCATTTTTTCGATTGTTTCAATAGACTTTTTAATTCCGGTTGCTTTGCCATAATACCATGTCATTTTCTCTTCATCGCCTTCTTTTTGTGCAATGTAAGCAATATCTTGGCAATAAGAATATTCGTCCTTCAAGGCATTGATAATCTTTTCAACATCATTCATATTCCATCACCTCTTATGCACTAGCCTTTTCTTCAAAAGCATACCAATTAGACCAGATCTTATCGACTTCGCCATTCTTAAAACCGTTCTTGTAATCGGTAAACTCAACATAATAGTTGCTTGTCCACTCATTTAGGTAATGTTCATAGATAGCTGCAACTCCACGCTTTGTTTCAACGACAAAACTATCAACCAGAACACCCTCAACGTAAGCACCAGTATGTTGTGCTTTATTCTGGTGCATCCAGCAGCCAAGAGCGCCTGCGTTAAGATAAAACCGTGTCATAGTTCATTCTCCTTTACTCTTACTCTGCCAAAATCATAGCGAGAACCGGTTCACCGGAGTCTTTCAGCTGAAGCTCCAGAATATCACCGTCATCCACGATTTCACACTTACTTAGATAATCCTGAAGGAAGAACATCTAACATTCCTGCCAGAAGATTTCTTTCGGATCTTCATTCTCACCTACGAACACATTCTTGTGATGAAAAGATTCATTCCAAACCCAGCCATCACCATCAAAACAAGCGTGAACTTCCCTTAGATCCCACATAATCTTCACTCCTTAAAACTCCATTGTTTCTCAGTTCTGCTACAAGTGCTTCTTCGATTCGTATTTTTTCATTCTCTGAAATATTAAGAGAATAAAAAGTACAAATCGAATTGTATAACGGCCCACACACGTACATAACATCAAGATAATACCTATCACTTGTGTTGAACATTAAGGCATAACCTGTTCCATCTTCTTCGTGGTAAATATTTGCAATTAAATCCCACATAATCAGTCCTCCCCAAAAATATGACGCTTGCTAAGGTCATCATAAATAATATCCTCAATTTTATTTTTGGTATTATCATCGAGTTCTCCGTAAGGAGCATCATCAAGATAATAGAAGTAAATTTCATTTCCAAGGTTCTTGTACATGACACTTACATAAAACCCAGCTGAAATTCCATTCAGTAAAGCATATCCAATACCGTACACTTCTGAATAATTGTTATCCATTAAATCCCACATAGTTAATCCTCTACAAAAATCCCTTTCTCTTTCAAATAGGCTTTTAAGATATTCTCACACGTTTTCTTTTCTAGCAGAGTGCTCATTTCTAATAGACAATAAAAGAACTCAATAGAATTTGTATCTTCATATATTTTGAACATAAGTGTTACACACCCAAGTTTATCAATATCGTAAAATACAGCATATCCAATCTTGTTATCATCTGAATATTGACATTTAGCTAAAACCCACATTTTATCACTCCTCCGCATTCCTTACCGTAACATAATCAATATCTATCGGATTCGGATTGTCAGGTTCGATTTCTCCGGCAATAAACCTATCTTTTGCAATCTCATAAGCATCATCTTTATTGTCTGCTTTAACAAACGTTGTGTAAGTAACGCTTGTTTCAATAGTAACGTAATAGCCGTTCATTTTATACTCCTCCAACATTCTTGAATCCGTAAAGGCTATAACCTTTACATTTAAAGTACCGCATCGCTTTGTTAATCTGGGAAGAACTTGCTGTCGAATGACTTTTTAGGTATGTATTCTTGTATTCGCACAGCTTCTTATACTCATCACTTTCACGATGGGCTTTCAGCTTTTCACAATGGTCGTGGCAACCAGGATAACGCTCCGGTGCTACACAATAACGGCAAGGGTCAGTCATATTGCAAACTCCTTTTCTCTCGTAAACTTAATCACCAGCGCATTCACGTTGGCTGCTTCCATCGTGCTCGCTTTCGCATCTTCATGGTTTCCTGCTCTAAGGAACACAACAGACTGGTCAATCAGTTTTCTGCGGTAGAAACTAAGTGCTGTGAGAATCACTTTCATATCTTTGTTGGTCATACTCAAATCTCCTTATCGTATTCGTACCCACCACCACAACGATTCTGAAGATACCAAAGAGCATCGTTTTGCGTTTCGTGACACGACACATGATAATTGAATCCGTAAGAATCATAGATAGCCAACTGATATCCACGTTGCACTGGAGCACCGTAATAAGGATGCATCATAACTTCACTAATATAAGCCGTATTCTTCGATTCCTTGCTCTTATAAACTTTCATAGTGTAATCTCCTTTTACATCATTTCGTAATAGTTATTGTAATATTTGAAAGATTTATCTGTTCTTTTATCTTCGTTGCATACAATCTTTAACGGAACCCACTTCAAAACAGTTGGTTTTCTTCTGTACACTTCACGTAAAGATAAGGTTCTACAAACATCAATGCGATCAAAATACCATTGATTGTCTTGATAGCTGTAATAACATGAAAGGTCAACATACGTTCCGTATTCTGTACCATCACTCATAAAAACAATACACGGAACGGAAAGATATTTTGATTCTCCTAAAATCCCAAAATCAAGTTTTGGTGGAAGTTCGCTTTCTGCATCATGAATATATTTCGTTGGAATCATAGAAAATTGTCTTTCTACTCTTTCGACGATATCCAAATAGTATGGATCGGAAAATAACGGACGATTCTTTTTATACTGTTCAAATGTCATAATGTAACCTCCTTAGTCATTGTAAAAGTCATTAAGAAATTCTAAACGACACTCTTGTTCTTCCTCCTCTAACAGATCATAATATCGGTCCAAATAATCCTGTTCGTAATCTCTGATTTCTTCTTCGAGTTTTTGCTTTTCTTCTTCGAGTCTTTGTTTTTCTTCAAAGAAAGCATCTATTCCTTCTTCGATAGGATTATCTCTTAATGGTTTCATTAGAATCTCCCTAGTCATTGTAAAAGCATGATTTTAGTTAATCCATATCTTCAAACTCACAGTTCTCTTCATCTAACACGTCACTATCAGGAACCCATTCAAGACCTTCAGGAATAGGAACATCGGAAAGATGTTCTTTTGCATATTTAATAGCTTCATCAATATCCATATTATCGGGGACATCAATAAAGCTATTGTAAACCGCCATACAGTTCACAGTTATATCCAATCTTTTCATAAACAAACACTCCTTTTAATATTTAGATATTCCAAGCATCACAAAGATCTTTAGGCTTATCATTCGGCATCCATACTTTTACGTTATCATTAAGGAAGTAACAGCAACCAAAAAATCCCATAGGAGAATCACAAAGATTCTGTTCACCATCTTTAACACCAACTTGATAAACAACATAGATAAACTCAGCAAGTTCATGCTTGTCCATTCGCTTGATGCGGTCGTACATTGTTTCCATATCAATCGCTCCTTTTCTTTTTATATTTTTATGCTTTTGCATTGGTAGCGGTTATGTCTGCCCTAGTACCGCTAATCACCTAGCATTTGTTCGTTCACACTACCCAGACCTGACTTCTTATGTAACTTTCAATGTCTGCCGGGTAACCATTGCGCCGGATATACTGACACAGAACACGCTGCACATCTCTGTTGTCGCCATAATCCATAGCGATTGAAATATCTTCACCGTGAGTACCTACACCCAGACGCTCATAATCTCTGATATCGTTGTAAAATTCGTGAGCGTTGTAAGGATAGCCATTCCGGCGATCAAGAATTGAATCAATAATCATCTTTTCACCTCATTACAACAACAACTTATAATCACACCCACGCAGGCTTGACAGGTGTGTCAGGCAGTGCAAACAGCCAGTCGATCACTTCCTGCGGAACTTCTTCTGTCTGCCATGCGTGGCCATACTGGTAGCCGCAGACCGGGCAGGGCTTGCCAAGGATGCCATCGGGGCAGAGCCAGCCGAGGGTCTTCGTTTCGGTCGCGCCGGTCATTCCGGGATAGAGCGATTTCTGCGGCTCATAGTACAGAGCTGCATCACCAGAGATTTCGTGCGGTAGGGTGATGCTGTACGGCAGTTTGGCAACCTTAATCTGGTCATCGCTAAGAGCTGCGGTCATGCCATCGCAGAGCATCTTCCACGAGCTTTTCTTCATGGATTCCTGCCGCCGGAGGGTTTTGCTGTTCAGCCGATAGTGGTACAGGGTGACAGGCGTGACGGCCAGCTTGTCCCAGCCAAGCTCCTTCTGGTGCTTGCAGTACGGACGCATATCGTTCAAATGCCACTCGTCCCAGATGGAGCAGAACTTGTCGAGCATTTCCTGCGTCCACTCATCGCAGGGGCGGCCTTCGCGGATTTCATCAACGCACTGGCCAGCACCGCCACGGCAGTTTCCGCTCGGCATAGGGCCGATAACGCCGGTGATGCTGAGTCTGCCATTCTCAAAGCAGATTTCGCAGAACGCCCGCGCGGTAACTTCATTGCCGCTGCGGGTGTAGACCTTACAGAAACACGGACTGACGACCTTTTTCATATCATTCTCTCTCCTTTTGTATCCTATATTATGTAGTTATGTAGCAAAAATTTTGATGTATCGGCGTGTCTTAAACTCTTCCTGCTATCTCACACCAGTATGGGTCGTATTGAAAAGCGCAGTCATACATCACGCTTCCTGTAACCTGATCCACGAATTTGGGGCAGTGCCAATCCATTGTGTATTTGTTTTCATTACACCATTCAGAAATAATTTTTGTGGTCAAAGGTGTAACGTAAACATACAAATCACTATTATGGTGATCCATATCCTCTTTTGGATAACCAGCATCCATCAAACGCTGCATCAAACTCTTACTCATACAAATCACTCCTCACGAGAAACATCATTTTCAAAGTAATATAATTCCATGTCCGCAGCTACAGTGAAACGACACTGAACATCAAACACACGATTGAATTCAATTCCGGCACTGCCAAACTTCTTGTGATACCTCTTTGCTTCTTCCGTTGCAATCTGGAAATAATAATCAATTGCTTTTTCTTTGTCGTACTTCCCCGCCTTGTACTTCTTTTTCAGCTTGTCAATAAATGGGAAAATCATCTGACGATACAAATCGCCGTCATTGATGGTAGTGATATAGAGATCTTCACTTTCGTAAGTCTCACGATAAACCATAGATTTTGTGCGTTTCATGTTTGATTCTCCTTTTCTTTCGTATCCTGTATTATATAGCTGAACGGTAAAAATAAAAGTCCTCTAACGGACTGCCTTTCTTAGCTACATAATACAGGATACCTGCAAAAATGTCAAGCACTAAAATGTAGATTTTATTAACGTCAAATTTTAGTGCGTTGATACGTTGTTTATTCGTGACTGTTTTGTGAACGTCCGGTCAAGCCATACCAAACAGATTCTTGCCAGCAATACCCATATCTGCCGGGTAAAGGATGATTTCTTTGTTGTCGAAAAACTCTGCAATCAAGTCATCCTGACTGCTGATTTCATTGTAAACAGAATCCATATCCATGCCGGAAAATTCTGCCGGATTGAAATCATCCGATTCATAGCACCCATGCAGGCACTGGTCAATGAATTCTGCCGTAGAAATCATTTCATGGCAAAAACCAGGAACGACATTTTCCAGACCGTTCCGACCAAAGACGGCAACAAAGATACCGCCTGCGTTGTTTTCATAAACTTCAACAGTAGCACGCATTTTTGTATTCTCCTTTTCTTATCAATGACCCCAACGGCATACCACAACGCCGTTGATCCAGATGGAAATGTTTGCACCCTGCCGATACCACTCGACAGCTTCCCGATGAATGTTGGTGATAACACCGGTCTCATCATTCATGAACCATTGACCTTTTTTCATATTGTATTCTCCTTTACACTCTCATGCACTCATCAAGATAAATTCGTTTACCGAAACACTTGACGTATGCTCTGCCAGACGGTGCATAGATGATCTTTAAATGGTGATAGCTATGATATTTTTCATCACTGTACAACACACCAGATACACCATAAATGTAATCGTCAATGCCGTATTCGATATCGCCGTGAATCTGAAATCCACCACATTTGCCGTAATGGCCATCATAAGCGGTTACAGGATGGTTTTTACAATACTCTTTTGCGTTCATAGTTTTCACTCCTTAAAACATATCTTTTATGTAATAAATCACTCTACGTTCTTAGCGATAGCCGGGACTTTGATACCCATGCCTGCAATCTTTTCGAGGAATTTCATTCTGGTATCACGATTGCTTGCAATCATGTTGGTGTAAAGCTGATACATAGCAAGAAAACCCTGCTTGTTGCTCTTAGCAAACACCAGTTCCGACACGTTACGGAGCGTATCAGGACGGTTTGCCGACATGATAGGAACCAGAACATTCTCGATTCTATCCATTTTGTTGAAGTCCTTATTATACAGCTCATGCAAGCTCTTGAGCGTGGTACGGCTGAAGCAGTTGTGCTGACCATACCACTCAGTGCGGACGATCAGACCGATAAGCCAATCAATTTCCGTGGGATTCTTAGCAGAAATCTCCATAGCCGTTCCGATACCGTTCACCTCTTTCATGTCGATACCGTACTTAGCAAGCGTATTCACAAGGGTAATGCAATCCTTGTGCTCTGCGATAACACCGGCCTTGCACTTGTCGTGCATAGAAATTTTGGTCATATTATCATCCTGGGTTAAGAATGCTTCTGCTTCATCCTTCAGTTCGAGGTTTTGAAGAATCTGACAAGTGATAGTTTTCAGCCCTGCTTTCTGAGCGGCCACAAAACGTCCCTGACCATCGAGGACAAAGAAGAACTGCGTATCAGTACGGTAACTGACCAACACAGAATTTGCCTTGCTTGCGTCCCAACCTGCGGCCATCGCATTGATACGCGGCCACCGTGCGCCACCGATTTCACGCTGATAAGCCACATCAACACGGATGAGGTCAAGAGGAATCTCTGCGTACAAGCAATCGTTCAGGGTTACACCATTGCTTATAACCTTCTGACAAGCAATCTGACGAGCAGAAATTGCGGCTGCGGTGGTAGCAACGGAAGCAGTAGTATTCTTTTTCATGGTTGATTCTCCTTTGATTATGTAAATATTTTTGAATTGACGGTCACAAAACGGGTTTACTTTACGATAATTTCCGCATCAGGATAGTACATTTTTGCACACTCCACGGCCTCTCCCGCATCTGCCACAATGAGGGTACAACACTTATTCGCATCCATGATATATGCGCTGTAGTTCTCGTAAGTGGTCATCTTCCACCCACCAAAGTGGTTAAAAACAACGATCTTTTTCATTAGTTCAACCACCCTTTCCATTCTGCCACACCCATAGCGACAGCACCAACAACGAAAACCCACATCATGGGAGCAATACACCCAGCCTGATATGCCGAATAACCAAAGAACATCAACAAAGTTTTCATTTCAATCTTCCTTTCTTATTCCATCCAGCTTTTCGCCGTACTGACATAATCAACACCAGCGTCTGCCAGGGCTTCCTGATAGATTTTCACAAGCTCTGTGTCACCAAACGTTATGGCAACATCAAGAGCCGATTCAATAGCCAAAATTGCCATGGTAGAACTCCTCTTTTATGTGATTTCTGACGTGTTTTCATTTTGAATATTCTGTATAATATTTGCATAATTATACAATTTTGAGCATAAAGAAAACGCCTTGCGATAAATTCACAAGACGTTTGTTGCTAGAGTTATGGGGTTCTTAGTTGGATTCTGACGGCTCTGCCTGAGAAACAATCAATTCACCATGAACGATTTTTTTCAAAAGCTGAGAAACATTATCGCATTCAAATTTTGCAAGAAAGTTATTTTCAAGCGTTTCGCCTTCTTGCAAAGTAAGAGTGCAAGTCTTTTTCCACTGATAAGAGGCGTTTTTTTTCTGCCGTTCACGCATTGCTGCAAGAATTTCTTCTTTGCTCATATTATCATATTTGCTAGGTCTGCCCATAATCGCACCACCTTTGTTTTTCATTGATGGTACAATTATAGCATGGTTCTGCCGTTCTGACAAGGGATTCATAGCCATACTATCACCTTGCCTTTTTGCCGGATTTCAAAGGCATTTGCGGATTCAAAGGACGCATATCACCACGAAATTTTCCTAATCCGCTGCCGTCCATGTATTCTGCCGTTCTATTCCGGCAACGTCTGACCGTTCCATTCATATCAATGGATTCACCATAGATACGTTTAGAAAGATCGTTATATTCTGCCGTATAAAAATTAGGCTTTGCCCGCATTGCCTTTGTGTGCTTGCTAGGTTTATGCCCAGCTGAATCACGGTTTTTCTGTGCGGATCGAATTTCTTTCCATTCTTTGCGCTCTGATTTACGCTTGTTTTCACGTTCTACAATGCGCATTTCTGCCCTTTGTTCTGCCTTATGATTCCAGTATGTGAGCGTGATTTTTCCGTCATTTGCAAGGCTTTTCACGCTCTGAGAAATAGCAGATTCAAGCATAGCCGAATAGATATTTTTAACGATTCTGCCGTTCTGGTAGAACACAAAAGGCATTTTGTCGAAAGAATCCATTTTAGGCATTGAAACAAAGACAAAGTTATAATTCTCTGCTTTGATTGTTCCGTAAATGGAATTTGCCGGAACAGATACACCACGAAACACTACAGGTGTATTCTTTTGGTGCAAAGAAATTTTCATTGTGTTCACTTCCTTTTCTGAAATAGGCGCACTTTCTGTGCGGAATTACATCGGTTATTTGGTTAAAAAGCTCTTGCGCCACGTCAAGGCAAACCGATTTTGCAAGAGTAGGGCTGACTATTGCCAGCCCCAAAGGCATTCTGGTTAGATATAGCTTACTTACTTTGCTTTCTTAAAAAAGGCAGACTTGCTCTGAAGATCGTATGCACGGGAACGCTTGCCGGTAGATTCATCAAAGGACAGTGCATAGCCAATGGTTACAATAATTTCATCAATCAGCGCGTTGTCATTCAGCGTGGTAACAGTGCCCATTTTTGCCTTAGTGTATGCCGTCTTGATATAGGCCATATCACAAGAAAGTGCCTTTGCCGTTAAAGTTTCGGGTAAAATAGCGTTGTAAATTGCTTGCAACTGTGCAAGGCGGGTTTCTTTGTTGTTCTTGTTGCTAGTAAAGCAATCAAGTTTTGCATTCTTGAGCGCGTCAACCATTTTTTCGGAACGAATAGGCTTGTTTGCCGTCAAGTCAGTGCAAAGAGATTCAGCCATAAAGCCATTGAAAAGCATAACAAGTTTGCCGTAAAAGTCGGAATTGCAAAGAGTATCATACTTTTTGCCGGTAGTATCACGGTAAACTTTTTCAAGCTTTGCAAACTTGATACGCATAGCGGATTCAGTCAATTCATATTTATCGGTTTTGTCGTTCTTTTTACCGCTGAACTTATGGCCGGTATAAGTCGGGTTTGCACAATAGGTGCGGAACATTTCAGCGCGTTCCATAGCAATCAAAACCTTGCATTTATCGGTGCAAAGGGATTCATTTTCGGCTTTGTTGTTGTCTGCAATAGCCTTAATCAAATCAGCCGTTTCGTTGCCGTTTGCCGTTGCCATTTCGGCGGAATTGTTGAGCAATTCCAGCAATTCGTGTGCGCTGAAAGAATCGGTGGTTTTGTTCTGAATAGCGGTGCGGAATTCGGGCATAGTGATAACTTTACGCATAATAATCCTCTTTTCTAATTTTCTGAATTGTGTGTATATTCGATGGTTTTGCGTTTTAGCGCAAACCAAAACCCACAAACCAGACAAAACGCCTTGCTTATGGGCTTATGGTTTGCCATAAATAGGGCAAAGTATGTACACTTTTTGTACTGTTTTTTTCTTGACGTTGTAAGGTTTTGCCCCATTAAACAGTTAAAACATTTACTGTATAACTCTTGCAAACTACACTTGACTTTGCTACAATAGATAATGGTATAAACCATAAAAGCAAAGTATAAACTTTGCAATGTGTAGCACATGGATATAAACCCATAAAAGTTAGTTTGTAGTTTGTGCAAACTGTACTTTCTTTCTTGCCCTTCCTTGCCTAGTCATGTACTGTATGGGCGTTGCCCTCTTTTCTGTACAACGTGTTTGTGTGCATACAGTACAATCTAGTATCCTGTTGATTGCGGGTTGTTTGCCCTCTAATGCCTTAATCGGACAAACGGCTTTTATGGTTTTTTCGGCTTGCATTGCCAAAACCAAAACAGTGATTGAACGGTCAAGCCGTGTTTCCTGTTTTCCGTATCTTTCTAGCCTATACGGTAGGATAGCAAGTGTGTTTGATTGCGTGCGGAATGCACGATTGACGCCCATTTGCAAGCGTTGCATTTTCTGAATCGGTGTTAGCTACACCGCCGAATTTTTCCGACTGAATCAAACTTTCTAGGTGCTTTACCATTCCGGTAGACTGCTGATTTATAACCACGGTGGGCTTGTTGCACTTGCCTAGATTGAGCAGAAACATTTTAGCCGTTCCCACAAAGATTAATTCAGTTTTCAAAGTTCGGTATAATCATTGTTAGGTTCCTTGCTAGGTTCCTTGCTTGATTGTGGCTTAATTATAGCGGTTCCTTGCTAGGAAGTCTATGTATAAAAGTTGTAATTCATGTACAAAAGTTGCAAGAATTGTAGATTTTTAGAAAGTAGCGATATATCGTTAAAAATTATATTTGGCAAGTCGTGGGCGTTTTCGGCTGGAATAAGGATAAAATATAATATATAATTACATTATAAGGGAAAATAGAACGTATATCAAAAAGTATATAGGTAGTATATTGGATAGTATATAAGATATGAAACACCCGGCAACGTGTCAATAATCAGCGAACAAAAGAAACACCCGGCAACGTGTAAGATTTAATTAAAATAGTTAAAACTTTTTTAACTTTTATTTTGGCATGGTATCAGATACCAGATACCGCCAAAACTTCCTGCCGTTCCCTTGCCTGTTGAGTGCCGTATTTTGAGCATTTCCAGCACTGGACAGGATGGGGCATACTTTTCATTTTTGGCACTGATCAGGCAGCAGGCCAAAGCCCCAGTACATCTTTCTTATTCATAATTACCAATTATCAATTCTATTTTCTTTTGCTCTCTATGTATTTTGCACAATAATTTCCACAAAAACACCAATCTATTCTATTCTCCCAAATCTCCTTATCTCTCCTATCTATCCCATCCCGACACTCCATCTCCAACCACACCCCCGGGTATACTTTCCCCTGACAAAAACATCCCAAAACACACCCCTATACCCTCTCCTACACGTACCCACAAATTCATCAATTTTCTTCTAAAATATCCCAAAAATGGCTTAAAATCGCTATTTTTCAATCGGTAGACCATTCGGTAACTAGCTAGAATTTAACACACTTGCGTTATATTTTGGCTAGTTTTTCTTTTTATTTGTACCTTTTATCCTTATTTTGTTCCTTTTTGAGCCAATAATGTCTGAAAAACCTAGGATTCATGCGGGTTTTTCCGATGTGTACCCGAAATGTACCGAAAACGACCATTCTTCGGAGCATAAAATACCTATTTGTACCCATCTGTACTCCCCTATCACCATAAATGGACTAATCTGGCATCTAAGCAGCACTCTCAGAGACTCTAAAGACCTACAAGGAGCATGATTGTAGCCTCTGGCAGCTTATACTGAACACACAGGGTATCTGGATGTCCTTCATAGAGAACAATACTCCCAGAAACATACCTTATTACAATAGGCGCTAGAAATATTCGCATCCTGTATTATGTAGCTATTGAATTTTTGGCAATCTCATGGTATAATGAGTGTAGATAACTATATAATACAGGATACGGCAAAGAGATGGTGTTAGGATGTTTGCGATGGATATTTATAGTAGTCCTCCCGGACAGGGCGTAGAGAGGGATCTCGCGTCTACGGACGCTCGTAGGTTTACTCAAATTGAATCTATGCCGCTTACGCGTCATAGCTTCAAGTCGAGTAAACCATTATTAGATATTTTGTGATAGTTGTACTTGTACTGACGACTATGTATCTTCATACATATATATAATACAGACTCGTCAGTACAACTAAATTAGAACTGGAGGCAATATGGAGCAAAATAATTATAATGTTACGCAGGATATGGTCAACAAATTAAGTGATGGACAAAAGTTCTCAAACTTCTTGGAGTTATCTACTTATCTCAACATCCTTAATAAAAACAGAAAACCGTTGGGTGGGAATAGTAAAAAACACTTCCTTGAAGATTTGAATCGTTTTGTTGAATTTAAAAAGGAAGGAAAGCGCTTTATTATTGTAAAGATTCGTTCAGACAATGAGGTGCTTCCTCCTCTACCAACAAGAAATAAAGGAAAGTTTTCATTGCGTCTGCAGAACCAGATTGCTTACCACCTACTTAAAGAATGTGATGGAAGTGGTTGGATGGAGTTCTTTTGGACGTCAGCCGCAATACTACGAGCGTGTGGAATGACCAATAAGAATTTTTATCAATATCCAGAAGACCTACATGGTAAGGATACCTTTTGGGCTGAGATAGTTGGTACACCATTAGAAAATATTGCTCGTGAGCAAATGGATGAGTTCAGAGAGAATTTAGCAGCGGATGCTGAGACGTTTCAGCATTGTACGAAATCTACAATGGTTGGGTACATTGAGTCTGCACTTAAATCCATGGCAAAAAACAAAGAAATATTTTTTGAGGACTGCCCTGCCGTGTTTATAAACCATGACCCAGAAGAATACCATATTCCTTCTGAAGACCAAAAAGCCATTTATATGAAGATGTATACGAATGTGCTTCATGAGTTTTACACATCGTCTGGGCGAGTATGCCAGAGTGAGCAAGACGTATTTTTAACCGGACGACTTCATAAGTTCTATGAAGAGTTAGATAATAGATTCAAGGAAATCTTTACATACGACCTAGCACGACCAATGTATCATATTACGATTGAGCCGAACTCGTTGAAGCGATCTGCGGCACGGACGGAATATAAATTGCAACAGCAAAGTTTCCACGAGATGAACGACGCCATGTGTGAGAATATCCCAACGCTTTCTGCCGTCAGAAGAGGTAGAGCGATGTTGGAAGAAAATCCAGAATATTATAATGATGCTTCTCAGCCGCCATTTCGCTTTGTGCATAGACAGTTGAGTGATGAGGTTCTTCAGCTCTTTATAGATGGAATGATTCGTGTTCCTGCGAATTCTGGAATTCCTCGTGCTGGATTTAAATGGTATGGTTCTTATAAAAGGTAAGGAGACTTTATGGAAAATAAACGTTATGAAATCACAAAGGAAATGGTAAATCGGCTTCGTGTTGGACAGACATTTGATGGCTATCGTGATATTGCGGTATATCTTGGCCTGACGACTCCTGGTGGTAGATTATACGGAAAAGAAACAAGATATAATTTCTTTTTAGATCTTAATAAATATGTCGATTTCCAAGCCATTCATGGAACTCCGTGGGGTATGAAGGTTGTGTATATTCGAAATTATGATAAAACAAATGAACTGTATAATAGCCATAGTCCGATAGAACTTCCTTGTTATGACGTGTTTCAACGAGTAATTGCATATCAACTTATGGATATTTATGTTGATAATAAGAAATCTAATAATGATGTTATTGATGTATTTTGGACTCTTCCAGGAATGATGATGGACTGCAACTTAAAGACATATGGTTTTATGTGTGATATTCTTAATGGCGTCAATTATAAAGATACATCAACATTTAAGCATCATGCAAAATCCGTTGCAAAAGAATATCTTGAAACTGCTTTATACTTTCTTCAAAAAAAAAAGGAATCATTAAGATTAAAAATGTTTTGATTGCTACTGGAAAAGTCGTTACAGAAGAAGATGGTAATGTAAGGTATAAAACTATAAAGCTTTCAAAAAATGATGAGGATATGTATCATACTTTTGAGAACAAGCTATTATTAGAATACAAAAACGAAGACGGCTCTGCCTGTAAAAATCATGATGATATTTATAGCAGTGGAAATGCGAAATATTTTTATGAGCAACTTAGCGATGTTTGTTATCGATATTTTGGATGTAGAAGTATTCTTCCTGCTTATGGTATAGCGATTCGTCCAGAAATTGTAGAGTACACAAATTTGCTACTGACTCACTTCACATTAAAAGGTGATTTCATGCTTGCCAATAGTGATTTTTGTGATATTTTGAAGTGCAAAAGAATTGATTTAAAGAAATATGATTATCTAATTGAAGAAATGGTTCAATTATCTAAAAATGCGATTGATCATATTAAGATGGCGGGATCTCCAAAATATAATAGCAACTATGGTTTGAATGTCTATAAGAAAGAAGGTTGATGATAATGAATTTTGATAACCCCTATTGGAATGATTTAAAGGTGACTTACGAGTGTTACCAAGCGGTTGGACGCTTGCCGGAGTTTTATAAGAAGCATGTCTGCACAAAATGCCAGTATGAGATCCCGTGCTTCACTACTTGTGATGAGGTGCGATGCAAGTGTCAAGAGTTTAAGCCTAAGACTGTGCGGAAGGGTGACAAGTATTTACATATCAATGATTTCATGAACGATGTGGCTGCATTTGAGGCCGCTAGAAATATTTAAGGAGGGCTAAGAGATGCGAGTGCAAATTGGTAAATACATTATAAAGAACTGCGATGAGAGAAATATCGTTATTATTGAGCAGCGGCCAGCTGGCAAGAATCCAAAGACTGGTGAGGTGGGCACCGGCGTAAAGGAGATTACGGTCGGCTATTACCCGAACCTTGAATGGGCTTTACATAAAATTAAGGATTTGTATATTTCCGAAAGTGATGCTGATACAGTGGATGTCTTGCTGGCAGAACTTGAACAGATTGACGAGACAATTCGTTTGGTAGCTAAGGAGGTTAAGTGATGGATAAGTTTATTAACGCAACACACTTGATTCAGACATTGGAAGATACAAAGCCATTGATTGATAACAGTCCTGTTTCTGCTTTTCAGAAAACTGTATGCAAGATGACTTTGAATGGGGCAATTCAATACATGCAAGAAGAGATGGCCGCTGGCGGTGAGTTCCGTCGAGTGGTTCACGCCCACTGGATTGAACATTTTGAAGATTTTGGAGAAAGCTTCTTTGTTGAATGTTCGGCTTGTCATTCTAGCAAAAATATCGATGAATCAAAGTTTTGTCCTGACTGCGGAGCTGTTATGGACGAGGAGGTTAAGTAATGCGTACTTACGAGGATGTTGATGCGGAAATTAAGTATTTAATTCGGGATATGAATTATGCCAGCCTGACTCGCCGGGAGTACGAGGCTGCTGACGATATGCTGGATGAACTCTATCAGGAGCGTGAACGACTTTGGATCAAGGCTATGGAAGATGGCGAGAGCTGCTATCTATAAAAGCCTGCTTTTATATTTTCATTTTAGCTATACATCACAGGATACGTTTAAGAAGAACACGGAGGTGACTGCCGAATGGCAAAGCAGCAAACTTGCCAAAAGTTTGTTTTTAAGATCCATACGAAGCGTCTGGTTGAAGCAAAATGGGATTTAACTCTACCATTGGATGAAGCCAGACGAAACCACGAGATCATCTCGTTAGCTGATAGCACTGTTCTACGATGGATTGACGAGTTGAATGGTGTTACTGATGCAGAGTCTAAGGCACGGAGTATCAAGCGTAGAATCAAGATGTTACGGAATGAACCATCTTGCTTGGAGAACCGCCGGGAGATTCGGAGGTTGTATACCGAGCTGGACGCTGTTCAATTCAAGCCGGATTACATGTGTCTTGTGGTAGACAAGAAGAATGATTACCGCCGGGCACGTTCTCATAAGGGGTTCAAAATCAATGGGATTACATATCGTCGTTTAGTTGGAACCACCGGTGGTGTTAAGAATAGTACGATTGTGTTTGTGAGCGACCGTCTTATTGATGAAATCCGCAAACGAATCGATAATGGCCGTAACAAGGGAATGGAGTTTATTCCGGCAAAGCTGGAAGCATATCGGGCACTCGCCTGCTCTGCATCCATTCCGGTCACTGATCCAGACGGTGTGCTGGTCGTAGACGATTGTTTCACTCATTTCAAAGATCATGTAATCGTTCTGGACGATGGAGCATCCGGTGAGCCTACGATGGTCGAGGATATGGAACATGAATGTGAATTATGCGCCAGCGATGGCTTTGGACTCATTAGCTATGACCTTGCTCAACAGTGGAGCGAAGATTTAAAGCTGCCATCCACAGCATCTGGTTTCTGCGTGCGAAATGCTTTCTGTAAGGGTATGTTATTTCCCTTCCCTTTCCGTGAGTTTGCTAAGAAGATTGCGAAAAAGAATATGGTGAAGGACGCTTGGGGCGATTACAAGGATATTAACCGTGTTCAAATGATACTAACCACATCCATGTTAAAACTCTGGGACAGCTATCATGATTGCGATGACTACTTTGAGAACTGTCGAGAAAACCATTACCACTTCTCTGTAACGAAAACCTGCGAGCTAGAACTTGATGAGGAACGCAATTTGAATTATCAATTCATTCAAAGCTATCAGCTTACAAATGACGAGATTAGAGAATTGGTCAATCCGACTCTGGATGAGATCAAGGGTGTCATGGGCGGCGACTGGCGGCAAGCGCTTCTGTATCTGCGTGGTAGCGGTATGCGAGACGACGCAGGGTATGTCAACTCTCTTGAGAATGATTACATTAAGGCTCTCATGATTGAGCCAGACATGATTAACGACCCGTATGTTCAGAATCGGATTCGGTACTTTATTAAGAAACGAATTTCTCAGGCAAAAACAGGTGTGGTCAAAGTTAGAGGTAATTTCCAAGTAGCGAGCGGAGATCCATATGCGCTTTGCCAATCCATCTTTGGAATGGAAGTCACTGGACTGTTAAAGGCCGGTGAGGTTTACAGCCGTTTTTGGAATGATAGGGATGTTAAGCGAGTGGCTTGCTTTAGAGCTCCTATGTCCTGTCATAACAATATTGTTCTTCGGGATCTGAATTCTAATGATGATTGTAAAAACTGGTATCGCTATATGAAGACAGTCACAATTCTAAGTGCGTGGGACAACACTTGTGCTGCTTTGAATGGCGCAGATTTTGATGGCGATCTTATTTTTAGCACAGATAATGATGTGCTTGTTAGGAATAAAAGAAAAACGCCAACTCTTTTGTGTGTTCAGAAAAAGGGAGAAAAGAAGATTCCTACTGAGGATGATTTAGCAGAATCGAATGCTGCTGGATTTGGCAATGACGTTGGCTCGACAACAAACCACATTACCTCAATGGGTGATGTTCAAAGCCAGTTTGAGTCTGGAAGCCGAGAATACGAAGAATTGGATTATCGTATCATGTGTGGTCAGCTATATCAGCAGAATGTTTTGGACGCTGTGAAAGGGGTTAAATGTAAGCCAATGCCACGGTATTGGTATGATTTGAAAGCTTGTACTATTAAAGACGATGACAACCCGGACACAATCGAGGACAAGAAATTATGGGCGCGTATTTGTGCTCACCGCAAGCCGTACTTCATGAGCTACATTTACCCCGCTCAGATGCGAGATTACAAGAAGTATGTAGCCGCAGCACGTAAGCGTATCGAATGGGAGGGTTACGCTGGCTTGGATGAAATCATGCAGAAGGAAGTCAAGGATGAGTATGATGAGGTGGTTATTCAGTATTATCTCTACCGGATGCCTGTCGGCGTGAACTCATGCACGATGAATCGTCTTTGCTGGATTATTGAGGACGAGATGGAGAAACACATGGCCGAGCTTAAAATTCATCGTGCTTTTGATTATGACTTGCTGAAGTCTGGCGAAGCCTATAAGAATTCTCAGTATTACGGCATTCGCCCAGTCTTCAAAGATTACTTGAAATACGCCAGTGGCAATTCTGTTATCGATAACTCTGCTATGAAAAACAAGGAGACCGGCGCAGATCGCACTGAGAAACTGGCAATGTATAACGAGAGTATGCTCAGACACCTGCATGAGAAATGCTCTGACGATAACGTGCTTTGTGACATTCTTTTTGATATGTGCAAGAAGAATTCGTCTAGTGTATCTATTGTATGGGCTCTCTTCCCTGATGTGATTATCAAGAGACTTCTGGAAAAGAACGAAAACAAGGTACATACTCTTGTAAAGCAGGATGACGGCGACATTGAATATTGCGGAGAGCATTATAAGGATGTGATTGTTAATATGAGTGAGAGCGAAAAGGAGGATGTCGATGGTAGTAGTGCTGAATGAGCGTGAATATGCAGAAGATTTACTAAGAGAAGATGTGACGTGGAGAACCGCCGGGCACGCTTTACATTATATTGCGAAACTGTATTTTTCTAAAGGATACCAGAAAGAACAGGTCAAAGAGAAGCTGGATGACTTTCTCCTCTCTCATATGGATGGATATAACAGGGTTCTTGACGAGGATTTGATTCAGCAAGCTATTGCCTCGTCTAAAGGAAAGCAGCTTGTTGAACTTGATGGTGTCATCATTACAAAGGCTGAAATCGAAAAGATCCAGGCTCTTGATGGAAAGCCAATGCAACGTTTGATGTTGACACTATTGTGTCTTGCAAAATATCATGTGGCTATAAATGAAAAAAACAGCTATTGGGTGACGGAAGATACACGAGATATCTTTAGAATGGCAAACGTCTCTGCGAATGTCAAGAAACAGAACGAGATGATTTGCGAGCTGCATAATCTTGGCTACGTTGGTTTTGCAAGTTTGAAGAAAATCGACAATCTGAACATTCATGTTTTGATTGCCGAGGAAGACTATCCGCAGGAACTTTTTGTGGACGATTTCGAGAATATTGGCCTTGAGTGGAACCAGTATTGTGGCAAGCCGTATATTAAGTGCGAATGTTGCGGGAAGAAAGTTGTACGAACTGGCAGAAGACAAAAATATTGTCGTAAATGCGCAAAAAGCATCAATATTGAAAAAACCGCACAAAATAGAAAAATGTTTGATTTATGCACGGCGTAAAATTGCAATATTTTAACGTAGATGCGTTATAAATTGGCGTTTACATAGAAAATCATTACGGAATAGTTGTGGTAGGAAAGAGAGCGTGGACGCATTCTCTCTTCCCTACCTATTTTATTTTGAAAGGGTGTTTTACCTAATGATTGAAATCACTAAGTCCGAAGCGAAGGCTGTACGAAAGGTCTTCCCTCATGCTTGCATTGCAAAGACCCGTCACAAGCGGTATCTGGAAGAGTCTGTTCGATATCTTGAGTTGCTTCCTTTTAATATTGCCGCTGTCGAGATGCTGAAGCAGATGCAGCGTAACGCACGTTACTAATCTTTGAAAGAACGAGGTATAGACTATTGGACTTTGAAATTCAACTGCCAGAAGAGATCACTAACCTGATGAATGGTGGCGGTCTCCCCTCTCCTGAGATGATGAACTTCTATGTTGACGAGAAGGATCGCATCTTCTTTATTGACTTTGAGATTGACCAGTCCCTGATTGAAATTGAGCGTAAGATTCTGCAATACAATCGTATCGATAAGAATACCCCTGTTGAGCAGCGCAAGCCCATTAAGCTGTTTATTTACAGCTATGGTGGTGAGCTGGACGCTATGTTCAGTTTCATTGATGTTGTTGCACTGAGCAAGACCCCTGTGTGGACTATCAATGTTGGTATTTCCATGAGCGCAGCTCTTGTGATGCTTCTGTCTGGTCAGAAGCGCTTTACCCTGCCTCATGCTATGGCTCTGATTCACAGTGGCTCTGGCGGTGCTTCTGGTACTTTTGAACAGTCGAAAGAGGCCATGGCAAATTATGAAAAGCAGGTTCGAAAGATGCGTGAGTATATCATGGTTCATACGAGCATTGATAAGAAGACCATGACCAAGAATCAGGCAAAGGATTGGTATCTGGATGCTGATGAGCAGGTCAAGTACGGTATTGTCGATAAGATTGCTGACGATATTGATGAATTCAATTAAGGGAGAGTAAATATAGATATGGCTAAGAGAAAGATTCCTACTGAGATTCCTATGGAGAAGATTACCGATCCTGATCAATATGGTTTTTACGGCATTTCTTTAGACCCTGAACAGCGCGTATTCCGTGACGCTATTTGGAATCCAAACATTGACGTTGTAATCTGCAACGCTGCAGCTGGTTCCGGCAAGACGCTTATTGCGACTGCGACTGCAAATCTGCTTGTTCAGGCTGGCTATTTTGACAAATTGACTTACGTTGTATCTAGTTATGGTGAGAAGCGTCAGGGTTATCTTCCTGGATCTATCACGGAAAAATCGGAAGTTTTCTTTGAACCTTTTTATCAAGCCCTGATTAAATGCAACGTTGACCCTAACAAGGTTATCAATGATGAGTCGATGGTAAATCAGAAGAACGGTACTGGTTATATTTCTTGTCTAACTCATACTTTCCTTCGTGGTACGAATTTGAGTGGAATAATTTTGTTGGACGAGAGTCAGAACTATACTCCAAAAGAGTTACAGAAAACTATTTCTCGTTGTGATGGCAGTGATGGAGAGAAGGTAAAATTGATTATTATTGGTCACGATTTGCAGTGTGATCTTGATAAGCCGTCCGACTCTGGCTTTATGCGTTGTCTCCAGCATTTTGCAAAGCATGATCGCGTGGCCGTATGTCAGTTGACTACGAACCACCGTGGATGGATTAGCCAGTGGGCTGACGAAATGGACGTGAGTTAATGTCTAAAATTATTACAAATGAAATATTTCAGGCTGATGCAAAACAGAAAAACTCAAAAGTGACAGTTCTTGGAACGTACACAAAGATGCGAGATTCTATTTTGGTGCGTTGCAACAGATGTGGAAAAGAGTATTTCACTCCAGCGCAAAATGTTCTTAGTGGAAAAGGATGCAGATTTTGCGCCGCGAAAGACTTAGCAAGAACTAGGAAGAACAAATTGAAGTATGATGATGTAAAAACTGCGTTTGAAAAACGAGGATACACGTTACTTACAGGAGAGTCTGATTCATATTATCGAGTTCGTTATTTGTGTCCTATTCATGGTGAAATGGAGATGCTTTGGAATAATTTCTCTCGCGGAGCTGGATGCCGTAAATGTGCAACTGAAGAAGTTGCTAAACGTCAGTATGCGGATTTCGATATGATTTCTGAAGAGTTCAAGAAACGTGGTTACACGTTACTTTCTACTAAGGACGATTATCATGGAGCTTTTGGAAAGCTACGTTATTTGTGTCCTATCCATGGTGAGCAACAAACCGATTGGAGCAATTTTAGAGCCGGTAAGGGTTGTCCTGAATGCGCTGTGCATCAAAACGATAGCAAGGTTGCAAGAGGGCTTAAAGAATACTGTAAGAAAACGTATCCCGATACGATTACGGAGTATAAAATTGTAAAAAATCCAGAAACGGGTAGATATCTACCATATGATATTTATGTTCCATCGGAGAAACTTTTCTGTGAAGTTATGGGGCAACAACATTACAAGGAAGTTCCGTATTTTCAACGTGGAGAAGATGCTTTTAAAAAGCAATTTGAGCATGATAATATTAAAGAAGATTATGCTGTAAAACATGGCAGATACGTCGAAATTGATTTGCGTCGTATAAAGACTGTTGATGAAGCCATTGAATGTTTTGAAAGTCTACACAATAGCTGGATTAGCAAATGGGCAGCGATGTTAGATTTCTAATTCTAAAATTAAAATATAAGGGAGAATAAAATTATGGTTGCTAAGAAGAGTGTTGTTTTTAAGAACGCTATTATTGATACTGCTGAGGGCACTATCACCGAGATTACCAAGGACGGTGAGAATGTCTTCAATCTGAAGGAAGCTCTGGCAAAGTGGGATGGTATTGAGGGTGTCACTATCAATATTTCCACTTCTGATGAGCTGCTGGGCGACCCGGCTTGATGCCAATGGGTTGTTATAATAAACGGCCAGAAGAAACGAGCGATGACTTCTTTGTAAGAATCGGGAATGCTGTTCTGGCTAGAGAGTTGACTTGGGATGGCGCGTCCAAGGTGCTCAATGATGAGTTGGGCAAGAATTTTGGCGAGTGCGCATATCGCAAGCGTTTTAAGGCATTCCGTGCGGGTATGCAGTATCAGGAGTCCTTATCTAATAGAGATGTGGGAACCTGCATTCTGTCTATTTCCGACCTACATATTCCATTCCAGAAGCCCATTGACACTTTTAGCGAGTGCGCTGGTAAGATTGATGTCCTTCAGGTAAACGGGGATCTTGTAGACTGCAGCTCCATTTCTCGCTTCCTAAAAGTATATCGTAAAAGTCCAATGGAGGAAATCCTGATTGCTCGTCAGTATATGATTGACCTGATTGAAATGCTTCAGCCCAAAAAGGTTGTTATCAATTATGGCAATCATGACTTACGTTTTCAGAATTACCTTGCTAAGAATCTGGACACCGACCTACTTGAACTGATGCCGAAGACATCTTTGGAGCTTATTTTTGTTGATGGTTTCAACCATTATAACAAGGAACTTCATACAAAGGTCCATTATGACCCTTTGATTGAGGTGTTCAATGGCACTGGTATCGAGATTGTTTACAACGATACTTATTTCAGTCAGATTGGTGATACCGTCTTTGTGCATCCGCTGACTTATTCATCTGGGTTACTGAAGACTGCTGAGAAGGCATTCAGATACTTCCGTGATAACGGATTTAAGGATGTCAATGCAGTGGTTCTCGCTCATACTCACAAGTGCGGTCATTATGATATTGGTGATGGCGCTGTCGTTTACGAGCAGGGTTGTTGCTGTGAGTCTTCTAAAATGCAGTATGCCGAAGGCAAGTTAACTACTTCCCAGCGAGAGGGTTTTATTATTGTCTATCAGGACAAGGATGGAAAGTTGATTGAGAGTAAAACGCATATTGTGCGTTTGAATTAAAAGCGGTGACACCCTACCAATAAGTGGGTAATTAAAAAAGAAGTACGACCGCAAGGTCTGCTTTGGGACATCATTTGTTGTCTCCTTTTCTATGCCCGTAGGCTAGTGTCTACGGGTTTTATGCTGGTGTAACTCAGAGGTAGAGGGCGACCCTTGTAATGTCGAAGTCGGGATTTCGAGACTCCCCACCAGCTCCAAGCTGTGCGGTCAATAGTTGCTACCGCCTAGACCAACTCAATCTACGGGTGGTTGGATGCAAAGTAGTTCTGCAGAACGAAATGATAAGCTATTCGTGTTTCGCTACGTTAATGCGAAGCTTTAAAAGTCTAAAACAAGCGTTTTATCAACACGAGAACAATTCAACTAGCTCGGATGGCTTGATGGATGCTTGTTTTATATGGCTCTATAGCTCAGTTGGTTAGAGCATCTGACTGTTAATCAGAGTGTCGCCAGTTCAACTCTGGCTAGGGCCTCCAAAGATTGTACAGCTATTCCCTACACCTTTATATAAAGGTAGCTGTACAGGAAAGTAGGGTTATTGTGCGGTCTTACTCAAGTGGTTGAAGAGAACGGTCCTGAAAACCGTTAGGTCGGCGAACCCGATGCCAGAGTTCGAATCTCTGAGACCGCGCCAGTCCTTCTCCCGGAGGGCCTATATTATACCGGTTCCCTACCACCGACTAAAAGGTAGGATTTATTGTGTATTCGTAGCCAAGCTGGTAAGGCACTCGACTTTTAATCGAGGTATCGCAGAGTTCAAATCTCGCCGGATACACCAACTATGCGCCTATAATTCAAAGGTAGAAGTCAGGTCTCTAAAACCTGTATGTGCTGTCTCGAAAGCAGCTGGGCGTGCCAAGGCCAACTGAATTAAATTGTAATGGCAGATAAAGAATTGTCTTTGTAGAAACAGAACGATTATAACGTGACGTTTTGAGTTATCGGTTTCAGTTCACGATGCATAGTGTAGCAAGCCGACTATATAACGCGGGTGACAGCGCCGGTGTGCTGGCTGGGCCCATAATCCAGTATAGAGTGGATTGTCACCACTACCCGCACCCAGCATCTCCCCTTTTGCAAGCCTGCCGTTAGTTAAACTCCCTCTGGCGGCAGGTATATTTTGAAACTTGGCTGATTCGTCGGCAGGGCGCAAGCTCAAATAGATGATAAAGACCTCGGCTCAAAATTCCGAGGTCGAATTTTGAACAGAACCTATTAAGCCTCTCAACGATGCGTATCATGATAGGTCTTTTATAGAATGAAATCTACCCGGCCTCCCAGATTATTGGTGCTCATGAGGGTGGATCTTTTGCTTGCCGTAGGATGTGCGCACGTTCTACGGCTTTATTTTTGAATGAAAAGAGGTGACTAAATGCCGCGTAAGAAGAAGGTCATAGATCAAGATATTATTCTTGAGGGGACAGAAAACAAGAAGACTTTTAAATGTCTACGTTGTGGAAAAGAATATGATGTGGCAGTTGGTCACTTTTATAAAATTACATATTCGAGTTTGTGGAAAGCAAATGATTGTTACGCACCTATTTGTAAGGATTGTGTGAACGAGATGTTTGATGAATATTCTCGTAAATTTGGAAGTGATCGTACAGCCTGTATGATCATGTCTCATGTTTTAGACGTACCATTTTACAATTCACTTTTTGATTCAATTAGTCAAAACAATGGCCGTGTAACGATGGGGTTGCTACTTCGGATCATCGGAAATGCTCGGAACTATCAATTTCAAACATTCTCTAATACTCTTGTGAATGGTGAGCTAAATAAAAACGCTCTTGATTTACAGGAAGAAAAGGAGCAAAAGTGGTCGAAGGCAGAGATTCAAGCAAAGGACGACTGCATTTCTGTTATCGGATATGACCCATTTGAAGGTTACAACGAAAGTGACCGCCGATATTTGTTCAGTGAGCTCATTAAGTATTTTGAGGATGGTATTGAGGACGACCCATTCAAACTGTCACAGATTGTTCAGGTCGTGAATAATAATAACCAGATTCGTCAAATTGACTTGCAGATAGCTCGCTTGAATCCGATGAACTCAGCGGAAGCTATCAAGAGTCTGAACGATATCAAGGTTAAGTTGGTTTCAAATAATGATAAGATTGCCAAGGAAAACGAGATCTCTGTCAAGAACCGTTCTAATAAGGATGCCGGACGTAATACTCTCACCTTCTTGATGAAAGATATGCGAGAGAAAAATATTGCAGGGGCAGAAGCAAACTTCTATGACCAGTTGCGCTCCCCCGGCACTCAATGGGCAGCAGATATGAGCCTCAAGGCAATTAAGGAAAATGCGTTCTTTGACGAGAATGACCAGCAGGAAATTTTTGATACTCAGCGAGAGTTGATTGATAAATTCCAAAAAGAAAGTGACGATTCAAAAGAAAAGTATCGTTTATCTCTGATTGAGAATCAGCGGCTCAAAGAAATGCTTGAGGATGCTGGAATAGACCCGAATGGCAATGAAGATACGGATGGTGATGCCGTATGAGAATGAAACAAAGAGCACCTATTATCACTGCGGTAAAACGTAAGATTTATGAGTGTGATGCGGCAACGATTGCGTTTTATCGGCGTAATCCTGTTATTGCAGCCAGAGATTTATTAGGTATCCAACTATTTGACGCTCAGGCATATATGCTAGAACAAAGCTGGAATGCAAGTCATGTTCTTTGGGCATGTAGTCGAAACTTTGGTAAGTCTTTTGTGGGTTCTGTTTTCATTATCCTAAAGGCAATATTATATGAGAACCAATCTATTTACATTGTAAGTAATGTGGGTGATCAGGCCAAAGAAACTTTTAACAAGATAGAGGAAATTGTTACTCGTGTTGGTAAGACAGCAGCATCCATCCGTAGTCTGCAAGATATTGCAGAGAAGGAAACGAAAAAATCTGCAACCAATAAGAGTGGTTTTAGTCATAACCCAGCCGGGTACGTTGTTGAGTTCTATAATGGTAGTTCCATTAACACACTGAACTCTAATCCTGATGGCGTTCGCGGTAAGCGAGCCAGTCTTATCTTCTTTGATGAGGCTGCGTTCTGCTCTGACGAACTGATTGTTGTCTGTGAAGCTTTTGCTACACAAAATACCGATTTCGTCACTGACACTGACAGTGATTATAACCCAGAAATGCAGCCTCGTCAGGTTCCAACTCAGCTAGTTTATGCTTCGAGTCAGGACACCATGGACAAGATTTTTTATAAATACTACAAGCAATTTGCGAAGCGAATGATTGCCGGTGACCGTGATTATTTTGTGTGCGATATGATTTGTGATGTTGCAATTAAAGTTTATATGAAGGGTAAGCCATATAAAGCACTATTGACACAAGATAAGGTGGACGCGGCTTTAAAGTCAAATAAAATGAAGGCATTGCGTGAATATTATAATCGACCAAGCCGTGATGGTGGCGTAAACCAGATCATCAAATGGGGTACGGTTCGTCGCAATGAGCGAAAGTATATCCCACAGCTTTATTGGGATAAGAGCTATCAGTATATTCTTGCGTTTGATCCTGCCCGCACAATGGATAACTCTATTGTCGGCGTTATGCGTATTTATAACGATCCAGAAAACGGCATGTGTGGCGACATTATAAATTGCGTGAACATGGTTGACCTTGCGAATGAGAAAAAATTCAAGCTTGATTCTAATCGCCAGCTTGAGCAGTTGCATGAGTTGATTTTACATTACAATGGTCAAAATCCTGATTACGAGTATATTGATAGATTGATGATTGACCAAGGTGCTGGCGGCGGTGGTACCTCCACATATGCGGACGGTTTGCTTAACAATTGGACTGATAAAACAGGCGCAGAACATCGTGGTTTTATCGACGCAAATCATGAATTATACGAAGGATATGATGCCCGTTACCCAGATGCTGTTGACAAGCTACGTCTAATTAGTCCACGTAAATTCCGTACTGCCATGGTTGAGGAATTTATTGAGTTGATGAATCTTGGCGTCATTCACTTTCCTCTTGAATACAACGGAGGAGATTACGTTCAGGTAGTAGATGGTGTTGACAAATCAACTGGTCAAGAAATTTTAAGGACGCATGAACTCTCCTTAGAGGAACAGACTGCGTGGGTTAATATCGACTTGATGAAGAACGAGATTACAAGTATTCAGAAAACGACAAACTCTGAAAATACGACCGTAACATATGCTTTGGCACCCGATGTTGCCAATAAAATTCACGATGATAGGTTCTATGTTGCTATTTTGCTTGCTCATCGTCTATACGAATTACGTCGCAATGATAAAGTGCGCCAGTCTGCGGTGGAGACAATGACTACTCCGCCGATTTGTATTTCTAACATTGACTTCTAAGCAGAGGAGGTGAAAATGTGGCAAGAAAGAAAAAGGAAGATTTTGATGTCGTGACTGCTTCACAGACAGATGATGGTACTGTTGTTATCACCTCTTTGAATGAGCTTTCAGAAGAGAGAATGAACAATGTCATCCGAAATGCAGTTGCATCTTATGACCCTGAAAACAAACAGTATAGTACATACCTGAAAATTTCAGCCTCCTCTGAAACGCTGACGGTTGATCGAATTGATGAACTTGCACGAGGGTTACAGTCAAGCCTGACGAATGTGCAGACTGTCAATGGAATTATCCGTAACTACATTAACAAGGATGATTTGATTGGTATTACTTATGACGCGATTGAGGCAAATGTCAATACAGAGTTCAAGTGTAGCTTTGCACAGTTTCCTGAGCAGCGTAACAAAACCAAACAGGTAAACTATGCCCGTGAAGTGATTGATGATTTCAATACACAAATCAATGTGCGAAGTCTGTTGCGTACTGCCATTCCGATGACTTACGCTGAAGGTACTTACATTACATATCTGCGTCAGAAGGATGAGAACTATATTGTGGACTACTACCCTCTTGGTATTGCTGAAATAAGTGATTACCTATCAAATGGACAGCCTGTTGTGCTTATCAATATGTCTAAGCTGAAATCCGCTTTGAGCAAATCTATGCTGAAGGATAAGAAGAATAAGGCACTGTTCTTTGAAAATCAGGAGACTGAGATTCAAAACAACTATCCAGATGAGGTGTATCAGGCGTTTAAGAATGGTGATATATATGCAAAATTGGATGTTGACCATTGTGGTGTGATTCGTATTGGCAACATGGGGCAGAAATATGGTGTCTCTCCCCTGTTCCGCGCCTTACGTCCGGCATTGATGCTTGAGACTTTTGATACTTCAGACCGTGTAAATGCTAAGGCAAAGGCAAAGAAAATCATCTGGCAACAGCTTGACCCCGCATTGATGGGCCCAAACAACGATAAAAAGGGCTTCTCTGAACAAGTGACGGCACATGATAACCTGCTGCGTGCATGGAAGCAAAATACCGTGCTTGTGACGACCGCTCCCTATGTTAAGGATATTAAATATGTTGAGCCGAAAGTTGAGATGACGAATATCGAGACTGTCAAACAGTATCGAAACCGAGAAATGGCAGCTTTGGGTATCAGTTTCTTAAACACGGATGGTCAGCAGACTGTTTCGACTGCAAAAGTGTCTCTTGACCAGCTGATGAAAAATATCGGTAAGATTGCGGAACAGATTGAGGATGTATTAAAGCGATGGTATCGCATTCGCCTTGAAGATGCAGGTGTAGACCCAATGTACTGCCCTGATGTGAAAGTCTCTACTACTGAAATGATGGGTATGGAGATGAAGAAGGCGATTGCTCAGTTCCTGTTTACCACTTTGAACTGTTCTTACAAGACTGCTTACGAGTATATGGGACTTCATGCTGAAGACGAACTCCGTAAACGTCAGGCTGAAACCGAGGAAGGTTATGATGATGTGTTTGTGGCTCGACAGACCTCTTATACATCAACAGGTAACTCTAGTGGTGGCGGCGACAGCGATAAAAAAACGGGTCGTCCAAAGGGTGAGGAAACTGAAAAACAGATTTATGACCAGCAGAGAAATGAAGATAGTAAGTGAGGTGATGAATGATGAGTAAGGAGTATTTCTATAGTAGAAATATCTGTTGCTCTGAGATTACGGAGCATCCAGACCACTATCTTGCCAAGTTTGTCATCTGTGACTTCTCAGTGAATGGGAATCAGGTTGCTTTGAACCGTGAAACCATTGAGAGTTGGATGGGTACACTGGTTGGCAACCCGCTTGTTGGTAAGTTGGTCGTAGCTCCAAAGGGTGAACTGGATTTTTCTGGTCACAATATGAAAGTCGTCACCAGAAAAGACGCTGACGGCAATGAATACAAGACTGCCGAATTTGACACTGATGCATTCGGTAGCTTTCAGTCGGTCGGTATCGAGAAAATTGACGATACCGACTTTATTGTTGCCTCTTGTAAGATCTGGAAGCGATATCCAAAGGCTTGTGCGACGATCCTGCGCCGTATTGAGAGCGGCACATTGAATACCAGTTGGGAAATTGATGTGTTGAAAGCTCACAAAGGAATCGTGGGTGGCCGCATGGCAAAAATTATTGACGATGGCGTGTTTACTGCACATTGTTTGCTTGGTGCAAATGTTGAACCGGCATATAAGTGCTCTAAACTGCTTGAGGTCGCTGAAACCGATTTTGGTCTTGAATTGGCAAATGCCTACATTGAGGACACAAAAGAGATTTCAAATATAGAATCTAATGAAAAGGAGGCAAAAAATTTGGAACTGAATAAGGATAAGGAGACTCAGACCGCACAGGTTGAGAATCCCACCGAGATTGAGCAGGCAGAGCAGACCGCTACTGAGTCTACCACTGAGCACACAACTCCGGCAGAGCATAATATTCAGACTTCCGAGGAAGGTGGTGAAACTCCTCCCCCGACTGAGCCTGAAGCTGGCACTGAACCTGCCGGTGAGCCTGAGCCCGCTCCAGAGACTTCCAGTCTGACTGGTCGTGATCTGTATATGAAGCTTGAAGATGCAGTGTCAAAGATTAGCTCTGATTACTACATGACCGATATGTTCCCTGAAGATCACACTATCTGGTGCAAGAAGTGGGGCTACATGAACGAGCTGGATTACATTATGTTCCCTTATACTGTTGAGGGTGATGAAGTTTCTCTGGGTGAGCCGAAGAATATTACTCTGACTGTTTCTGTTTCTCAGGTTAACACCAAGATTGATGAGCTGAACAAGACTGTCGCAAGCCTGAATACAGAGTTGCAGTCTGCTAAGGATGAGATTGCGGAGCTGACTCCGTACAAGGAACAGGCGGAGAAGGCAGCTGCAGAAAAGGCGGAGGCCGAGCTTGCACAGAAAAAGGAAAATCTGCGCCAGTATGCTATTTCCAGCAAGATGATTACTGAGGCTGAACTGACCGGTGAGGGCGAGTTCGCAAGTATGATTGAGAATCTGGATGAGGCTGGCATCAATGGTGTGATTGCTTCTCGCTGTGTTGAAGCCGCTAAGAATGCAAAGCCTGCTGAAAAGAATATTGAGACTTCTGAGGTACATAAGCCTGAGAGTATCAAGCTGAATTTGAATGAAACCAAGTATAACACCACTAACGCTAACAAGCGTGACGCATGGCGGGAATATTTGGGTAAGTAATAACATTTAAGAGAAAGGAAAAATATTATGATTCGTGAACTGATGGTGAACGGCGCGAAGAATATTCCCGCTAACTATGCCGCAAAGGTCGCTATGGTCACCGGTATGGGTGTTCAGGTTGACCACAAGGCTGGTCAGGTTAAGTTCCCTGATGCAGCTACCGCTGAGGGCATCGAGATGGTTGCCCATGAGTTTATCCCGGAGGGCATCTATGCAAGCCAGACTAATTTTGATGACTATGATAAGATGGTCACCGAGATTGAGGCAGGTGTGCTGGTGAAGCGTGTTCCTCTGTATGCTGGTGAGCTGTACGGCACAGACCAGTATAAGGCAGATGATGCACAGGATGCTAATGTCGGCAAGCTGCTGGAGGTCAACACTGACGGTAAATGGCAGGTTGCTACTACTGGTACTTCTCGTTTTGAGTTTGCTGGTGTGATGGACGACAACGGCCACAAGCTGATTATGATCAGTGTGCTGCCCGAGGCAAAGACTGTTGCTTGATTGAGAGAAAAACTTGAATACGATACGTGAAATTTAAGGCTATCGTCTTTTGGCGGTAGCTCTTTTATTTTGCGCGAAGAGAAAGGAAATGAATTATGGCACTGAATATTGAAGTGGCCGAGCTGATGAAGCAGCCTGGTCGTGTTTATGAAGTTGCTGAGAAAACTCAGTACAATCGCGCTATGGATGCCGAAGATAAGGAAATTGCTGAGGTTGTTGGCGCTCATGTTGAGGAGCTGATTGACAAGGGTGACCCCAACAAGGAGATTGCTCAGTTTGTTAACCGCACCGTGACTGATGAGCTGTATGGTGCACCTGATGAGCTGCTGGACTCCATGTTTGAGCGTGGTAATGTTGGTGAGTTTGATGATTACGAGGCAGGTCGTACTGTTAAGAACACTCTGAAGGCTTATGACGCAGCTAAGGGCGGCAACGTGCCGAAGTCTTACCTGCACTACGAGACCATTAAGCCCGTCTGGCGTAATAAGCAGATCGAGGCTGATCTTAGCTTTGTGGAAGTAAGACGTAATGCTTGGAAGAGTGTGGCAACTCTGACCACCTTTATGACTGAGGCTTTGAAGAACCAGATGTTCTATGACATCTTTAGCATGGTTGATGACGCTATCACTGGTGGCGAGCAGAAGATCGATGCACAGGGTAAGGAGCCCACTATGCAGGACATGGACGCTCTGGCTCTGTATCTGAATGAGTACGCCGATGGTGGCAATCCCTTCACTGTCAGCCTGATGAAGTACTGTGCCAAGATGCGTCGTATGACCGGCTACGCTGAGTATCTGTCTGACGCAGCTAAGGACGAGTTCAACCGTTATGGTCTGGTGAAGACTTATGACGGCGTGGCTATCACTGGCATTAGCTCCGCTAAGAAGTTTGGTGATGGTTCCCTGCTGATCCCGGATTAAACTATGTAGTTTACATAAAATAGTCCAGTCGTGATGCAAATCACGATAAAAAATACACATTGAATTGCTGGAAAACCCTAAAACTACAATTACCAAAACAGAAGGATGAAATATGCCTAGATGGGTGGTCGCGAAAGCAGAAAGAAAATTGTAGATGATGCATGGTTAAAACCTAAACATAAAATAATGGGCAATCAGCAGCCAAGTTCCGAAAAGGAAAAGGTTCAACGACTATCCGCGTGGGAGCGGTTAGGATGCAAGTGTTTGGCATCCGAAGTGGTGTGCCCCAGTGTTTTTACTGGGTGAAGATATAGTCTTCACTCGTATGAGAGTACGAGGTTGCTAGATGCAACAAGAACGGAGTAGCGTCCGGTATAATGTTTATCTAATATTTAATTTGACCAGATGTTGTGTAGAATGTCTGGCTTTTATTTTGCAAGAAAGGAGGTAGCATGGATGACACCAATGAGAACGACAGAAGACTTCAAAAAAGAAGTGTTTGATGTAAACCCAAATTTTGAAATTTTATCCGAATATAATGGTCTTCGAAAAAAGATTACCAGGAAATGTAAAGTATGCGGTGATGTACGTGAAGTACAGGCAAGAATGTTGCTTGATAATCGTGGGTGTCAAGCATGTGTTGCCTCTAAGCGTGGAGCAGAAAAAAGAAAGTCGCCAATACAATTTTCCACGGAGCTGTTTGAAGTAAATCCTAATATTGAGTTGTTATCTGAATACACAACAAACAATGCGAGAGTGCATTGTCGTTGTAAACTTGATGGGCATGAGTGGAATGGCATACCTCATACATTGCTTGATGGACATGGGTGTCCAGAATGTTATCGACGGATTGCAAACAGACGAACGGAAGATGAATTCTTAAAAGAAATGCGTGAACGATTTCCTACTATTCATGTTCTTTCAAAATATGTCCGTGTTGCTGTGAAAGTGGATTTTGCATGTGATGTTTGCGGTTACCATTGGACCGCAATTCCTGATACGATACTTAATAATAAAAATTCTGGTTGTCCAAAATGTGCTGGGAGAGCACATATTTTAGAGTCTGAAATGATAGAACGACTAAGAACGGTTTCTCCAAGTGTTGAGTATTTGAGCGGATATAAAAATATATTATCTCATGCAAATTTTAAATGTAAGAAATGTGGTTACAAATGGTCAACAGCTGTCAATTCAGTTCTTGGCGGGCATGGATGTCCAAAGTGTTGTTCTTCTCATGGTGAAGAAAAAGTATGCAATTATCTCGATAGTCATGGCATTGATTACATACGAGAATACCGTTTTAAAGATTGTAAAAATGAACGGCAGCTTCCTTTTGATTTCTATATACCATCAAAAAACACTTGCATTGAATACGACGGGCAACAACATTTTATGCCTGTTAGGTTTAGCAAGAGTGTAACCGAATCCGACTCTATTAGTACATATAAAAGTCAGCAAAAGAAAGATTCTTTAAAAACAGAATATTGTAATCGTAATGGAATCAAACTTATCAGAATTCCCTACACAGATTTTGATAATGTAGAAAATATTTTAGATAAACATTTTTCTTAAAAATTTTGGAAACGTATTTATGGTATTGCGGGCAAGATCGGAAGACTTGACATGAAGGGTGAGACTCATACTTACGAGGATCACGACAACAACAACGAAAAGATCCATCTGATGGTCAAGGACTTTACCTTCGGCTACAGCATTGATCATATCGAGCGCGTTGCTAAGATTGTTCTGCAGTAATTTTTACCAAAGGCAAATTTGAGCGGGGACTTTGCGGTCTCCGCTTTTATAGAAAAGGAGACAAATTATGAGTTCCGTGATGGAAAAGAAGTTTATTGACGTTCTGAACTGCGACGATAACGTGGTTACCATTTCGTCACTGAACGGTAAGGGTTATGCTTTCGAGCCCGGTAGTGTGGAAGAGCCTTGTGTGATTCCTATTCCGCCGGAGGAGATCATGTATATGAACAGCATTTGTTCTGCGTTCAAGAATGGTGTTCTGCGTTTTCGCCCTGAAGAGCAGAATGAGATCTTTAAGGCTATTGGCATTAAGGGTGACGATGTTCTATTCATTGAAGATATCGATGATGCGATTCTGAATCCTACTGTCGAGAATCTTCAGCGAATGATTGACATCAAGGATGGTGCTCAGTTTGAGCGTATCCGTGGTCGCTTTTATCGTATGACCAATGCCGGTGAAGACCTGTCTACCAAGGTCAAGCGCCTGATTGACGAGCGTTACAAGGAGCTGCGTGCTGGAAAGCGTAATAGTGAACTGTCTGTTGTGCCTGCAGCTAAGTCTTCCCCTGCTGATGCTCGGGCAGAGCTTGAGGCCGCAAAGAACCAGATGGTTGAAATGCAGAAGCAGATGCAGGCTATGATGGCACAGATGCAGTCTATGATGGCAGGTGCGCAGCCTGTTCCAAAGGGCAGCTCTGCAGAAAAGGCTGTTGTTAAGCGTGGCCGTAAGAAGGCAGAGGCAGAAAAGGCGGAGGTCGTTCCCGCCGAGTAAGATTGGAGGGATTAAATGACCGCGTTTTCGGATGTATACGACAAATTTTACGAGTTGGTCGAAACTGACAGTAATTTCTTTCAGTATTTTGACCTGACCGAGAATGAAGTGCGAGATCTCGTACATGATCGTGCAAAAAGTTATTTGATGGAATCACTTTCTGTGATTACAAGAAACATTGAGCCGGAAGAGGATTTTAGTTTCGATGATTACGATTCAGAACTAGAAGAGTTTAATTCAGATCTCACATTCGATGAGATTGATATGTTAGCGCATTTGATGTTAGAGCAGCATTTTAAGCGAGAGTTTGGAAAGCTGAAGGCATTTAGTGCACAAGACCTTCCTACAAGTTTACAGGTATTCTCCCCTGCTAACGAGCGCACGAGCATTCGTGCTCTTGTGAAAGACATCCATGAGGAGAATATGACGATGTTGGACAACTATATGGCAAAAGACCGCTCGACCCGCAAGCGTAAGACCATCGACTATGATACATACGCTTCCTACTCTGAGTAAGGAGGTGTACCGATGGACTTTTATACGAGGGTGCGAGCTGTTGGCGGTGCCGCAAAGATGTCTAATAAAAAAGATGTCAAAATTGCTTTTGCGAAACGTGACTTCGCTGCACACTTCAAGGATAGTGTTGACTATGAGGATAATACTCTTGTGAATGGTTTGTCTCAGAAGCTGGTTGTTAGCCGTAGTAACAGCGTAGCCAAGGAGAAGAAGATTTGGGCTTACCCCGGTGATTCTTTGAATCTTGGTGATATTGTTGACTGCTACAACTGTAAATGGCTGGTGACTGAGATTGAACCGAACGATGAGATTTTTCTTCGTGGTAAGATGGAGTTATGTAACCGCCAGATTCAGTGGCAGAACCCGATTACTGGTGAAATAGTCTCTCGCTGGGCAACGCTGAGTAAGCCATACTACGCGAATAACAAGGAACTTGTGGTGACTTCACTAAGTCAGCGTGAGTATAAGGTGCAGATGCCTTTTGATGATGAGACTGCGTTGATTGACCTTGATAAGCGCTTTATGTTGGAAATTATCAATGGAGAACCGAAAACATATGTTACGACTTCTGTTGACCAGAGCACAGAGCGTTATGAACTGCACGGTAAGACACAGGGATTCCTTGTGTTGAATATCCGGCAGGATCAGTACAACAGTAAGACGGATAATGCCGAGAAAATGATTTGTGATTACTTTGAGCCGAATAAGAGCAATGAGCCTGATACTGACTCTCAGGTGACTGCTGCTATTAAGTACGCAGGCAAGCCGGAAGTTCGTGTTGGTGGTTCTTGGAAGAAATTCACTCCTGTATTTACAAGCATCACTGGCGAAGAGGTTGCGGAGACTCCTGTGTGGAGTACAAAATGTCTTAATGAATTCAATGAATTTGTTGAGGTGCAGGCTGCCGACGATGGTACTTTTAAAATTCGTATTTTGAATAATAGTATTATGGATGGCGCGACTGTAAAAATTTCTCTGACAAATGCTGATGGTACGGTAAGTACATTCATCGAGTGCAAGGTGGTGAATCTACTGTGACAACGAGTAAGTTGATTACGGACTATAAAAACAAATTAGCTTTGAAGTTGGTCAATACGGAAGGGCTTGTTGAGGCGATGGGCAATGATGATATCGAAGAGCCAGATGAGGCAATTTATACTTATATCTTCCCCTATTTTCATATCCCTGACACGATTGAAGCAGCACATAGCTATATTTGTTTCAAGGTAAACATGACCGACCGCAGTAACATCAATGATTGGTACGAGAACTTCACCCTGACCGTATGGGTTATTGTAAATCAGGCATTGATGAAGATGCCTTCTGGTTATGGTGGTGCAACACGAGTTGATTATCTGAGTGACATTGTTGAGAAGCAACTGCACGGTAGTACAATTTTTGGTATTAAACAGCTCAAAATCACGTCAAACGTCGAAGATAACATGGATTTACATCATCGAGTTCGCATTATGACATTCAAGACTCAGGACTTAGATGACCTAGTGGGGTGCAACTAATGGAACTTCGAGAGATGTACGAGCCGAGTTTGATGATGGGCGAAGACTTCCCTATCAATGACAAGATTATGGTTCGGATGCCAACTGTTGGCGAAATTATCCGCTTTGGCGAAAAGAAATATTTCTCGTTGGTGTATTTGTTTTGTTCTACTTCGAGTGATTATAAAGTGCAACTTGATTCTATTGGTGTGGACTAGCAGGATTTATCGGACTTCGATATGTTCCGTCAGCTTTTTATTGGAAATAAAGACCAAGATATGTCGATTCTTCTCGGAGACTTAGACACTAAAAATTTTGTGATGGCAAAAGACAACAAGACTGAAGAAATTGTTCTTGTGAACAAAAAGACTGGTGTTGTGATTGACCGACTTGCTTATGATTTAATGTCTGAGTATCTATGCGCAGCAAATGGCGTTGAGAAGCATTCAGAAAGAGCTGCAAACAAAGCAACGAGACAGGCACTTATTGAAGAAGCGAAAGATAAAATGGAGCTTCAAAAAAACAAGCCATACGAATCGCACTTAGCTGAACTTGTACTTTCGATGGCTTGTGTGCAGGGCTTTAAGGCTGATTATTTTCAAGCCATGAAGTATCCAGTGAGTGTCTTTATGAACCATGTAAGAAAGGTTCAGCAAATTAAGAATTACGACAATACGATGCATGGCGTTTATGCTGGCACCGTGGAATTTGGAAGGATTCCAAAATCACAACTGGATTGGACGAGCAAGGCGAAGTAAATCGCCCTGCTCTTTTATTTTATCCAAATAAATTGAAAGGAAACATGATTATGAATTTTGATGAACTGATTATTGATCGGCCTCTCCGAGCTCATAAGTATAACTTTGATGGTAAGCGCATTTGGACAATGAGCAACCTGAAGGATCTGAAACTGACTCTGGGTGGCGAGACTGTTTATGCTCAGGACGAGCTGGGCACCAACATTATGGGCTTTGACCGTTCTAAGACTGCATCCGCCGAGTGGTCTAATGCTCTGGTGCATCTGGGTACTATGGCTGACCAGATGGGTACTGAGAAGCAGATTGCTTCTGGTACTGTAAAGCAGAAGTTTACCCGCGTGTTCTTCTTGACTACAGCTGATGGCAAGAAGCTGACTCTGCCTCATGCTCCTGTGGACATCACTACTGGTGTTCCCTTCAAGTACATTGATAAGGTTGATAACCGCAATGTTACCCTGGAAACTTACGAGCTGGGTGCAGAGACTGCTACTAATTTCTCTGTGACTGGCACTGAGGTCACTCTGCCTACTGACAAGTGCAAGGCTGGTGATAAGTTTGCTGTTAAGATGACTTACGAGTCTGAGTCTGGTATGGCTATTGACAACAGCGCAAATAAGTTCTCTGAGGAGGGTGTATTTGTCATTGAGGCTCTGTGCTACAATCCCTGTGATAAGGCAACTAAGATCCTGACCAACATCATCTTCCCTTCTGCCAAGGAGGACGCAGCTGTTGAGATCGACTTCAACAATGAGACTACTCATCCTGTGACTATCAATGCAACTCAGGAGTATTGCTCTGAGGATAAGAAGCTGGTTCGCATCGAGGTTGTGGAGGAGTAATAGCTATGGCTGAATCATGGTGTCGTGTATGTGGCAAGATGTACAATGCTTGCCCGCATTGTGATCCATCTAAGTCATGGCGTGTTATCTGTGATACTGAGCCTCACTTTCAGGTGTGGGTGAATACATACGAGTTCCAGATTGGAGTTCGTCCCAAGGAGGAAGCTAAGGCTTGCCTGAACAACCTCCTAAAGTATAAGCGTATCACGCTGGATGAGGTGGAAACTTTCATTCCAGCAGTTCGTGATATATTCCATAAGATTATGGATATGCCTGTAGAGGCTGAAGTCAAATCATCTAGTGATGTAAAAGATGAAACGCCCGTGAAGCCGGTAGTTAAGAAAACATCAAATCGTAAGGGGCGGGCATAACCGCCCCTTCGTTTTTCGTGGTGGTTTTATGGAGAAAAAGAACAGAACAAAATTTAATGTGAGCAAAAATCCAGCAGATAGAACCTATGATGGTGTGGTTTATGATAGCCATGCCGAGATGATGTTCTATCGGGATATTGTATTACCTGGGCTGGAAAATGGTGAAATCGTAGAGTGTCGTAAACAGGTTCCTTTTGTATTACAGGAAGCGTTCCGCCGGGTCGATAAGGACGGCAAGGATGTAGCTGTAAGAAAAATCGATTATGTGGCAGACTATGAGCTTACATACAGTGATGGCAGTAAACAGGTAATTGATACGAAGGGGTTCGCTGATAGTGTCGCTTTGATGAAGCGCAAGATGTTCTGGTTCCATTATCCTGACGTAGACTACCGCTGGATCACGTACTCCAAAATTGATGGAGGCTGGGTCGATTACGACGACCTAAAAAAAGCTCGAAAAGAGCGAAAGAAATTAAAGCAAGCACAGATGAAAGGGAGATAAAATGAAGGTTTTAAATTTTCAGGAGCGAATCGACTTCGTGAAAGAGGTCATTGAGATGTGTACTGTTCAGGACGATTATCAGCCTGCGCTGTTTGATGTGGCATTTCGGCTGACCTGTTTGAAGTATTTTGTTGGTTATAATTATCGCAATGAGCCGCAGACTGAGTGGCCGCGCATTGCTTATGAGTCTTTTAATCTGAAGATTGAAGCTGCAGGTTGCGATACCGCTGTGTTCTGGGATCAGTATGATTCTCTGGAGAAGGCAGTGCAGGAGCGTGCGCAGCGTTCTCATGATGAGTATCTGGCTCTGGCAATTTGCAACAAGCGCGATGCGTTTGCCGAGTTTATTGATTACCTGAAGGATTATCTGGATGAGGTAAAGAAGAGCCTTAGAGACTTTGATGTAAATCAGGCTTCTCAGGTTATGTCTGCCCTGCTGGACAATAAGCAGGAAATCTCTGCTGTGCTGGCAAAAGATAAAAAGGAATAAACACTTTTAGAGGTGGGTTGGAGGGAATTTTAATATGGCTACAAGAAGTAAACCGCTGAAGTTATGGGATGCTGAGAAGTTCAAGAACGTAAACCCAGTGTCTTTGAAATACTGGGATAGATATGAGACTGATATGGGCATCCGTGACCTCAGCCCGTCTACTGTTTACAATTATGAATCGGATTTCAAGCAGTGGATGATTTATGTTCTGGACAATCAGGGTAATGCTCCTGTGACGGAACTTGAGGAAGAGGATATCGAAGAATTTCTTTTCTATTGTAAGAAGCATGGAAATAACTCTGCTCGTATGAAGCGGCGCATGAGTACAATTTCTGCGCTGTATCGGTATCTTCGCAAGAAAAAAATCATCAAAGAGAATCCGATGGAGTTCATTGACCGACCGACCAAGGACGTGGCTGTCGTGAAGCAGACATACCTTACGCCGGATGAGGTTAAACTGATGCGAGAGAAGTTGAACGCTCTGGTTGAAACTGCGACCACCGTTCACATGAAGGATAATGCGATGACGCTGCGTCTGTACGCACTATTCTCGCTATCCACGATGGCTCGTGTCAATGCTGTGCGGAATACGCTCTGGAAGTCTATCGATTATGAAAACCGTATGGTACATGATGTTCTGGAGAAGGAAGGAAAAATTGTTGATCTGATGTTCAGCAAGGAAGTTTCTGAACTTTTGAAAGAGCTGAAGGAATATCGCACTGAGCATGATATTGAGGATGGCGGCTATGTGTTTGTTGGTACAAAAATCAATGGTACATGGATGCCGATTACTTCAAGCACTGCCGGTGACTGGTGTAAGAAGATTGGTGAGATGATTGATGAGCCTACGTTGCACCCGCATGACTTCCGGCATAGTGGTGCTACCCTGCTGAAGAATGCGGGTATGAGTCTGGAAGATGTCTCTTCCCTGCTTAACCATGCTGGTACGGATGTGACCAACAAGTATTACATCAAAAAGGATACGACAAAGATTCAGTCCGCAAAGGATCGGTTTGAGATTTGAGGTGGAGTGAATGGGAAGTCTTGCTTCTTCGTATACGAACTTTGATGATTTACTGGCCGGTGTGGTTAGCAGTGTTCAAGACATCCTTGAAGGTATTGCACCGGAAATTGAAACGAGACTGCAAACAAGCATTGTAGAAAATGTACACTCGAAAAGTGGGCGGTCTGACGGAATTGAAAGTAGAAGAAATATTGTAAGTAGTGTTACTACAGATAATAACGTGGTAACTATGACAGTAAAGGATATTGCAAGACCGCAGGCATCATGGTGTAAAACACCATTCCGAGAAGGAGATAATGCAGCCTTAGAAGGAACAATGTTTGCTAGTTGGATTGAGCATGGCTTGTGGATGGATATTGCAGAGTGGAATCGAATGGGGCGACCGAAGGAAAATAAACCAAAGCGTCCTGCACGTCCATTTATTTCAAAAGTCCAAGTTGAAGCGGCTATGATCGTAAAAACCGCATTACATGAATTGTAATCCCACAATTTATTTGGAAAATTTGAATGAGAGGAGGCTGGCTTGAAGAAGCTGGCCGCTTCTCTTTTTTATTTTGAAAGGAATTGTTGAAAATGGAAAAGAGAGGTGACCAACAGTATGGATGAAAAAGAAAATACTGGCACAGAGTCTTCTGCCGTAACAGCCATTAAGGTCAAGGTTGTTATTGACACAAATAAAAAAGAATTAGACCAGCAATTTAATTCTGTTAAGGAGCATTATAAAGAAAAACCAGTAAAAATTGCTTTTGGAGTAAATCAAAACGACACTATTCGTAATATAAATGATGCACTTGATAAGGTAGTCAAGAGCGGAAAGTTAAAAACTCCAAAGGTTACACTTGATGTTAAGATTGACCAGAGTAAAGTAACTGCACAGCTTAAAAAAGCTATGCAATCTGCGGCAAAGCAGACAGTTAAGGTTGATACCGGAAAGTCTGGTTCTGCAAAAACGCAAGATACTTCAAAAAGTGATATTTCTCGCCTTTTCAGTCTTGCAAATCGTCAAGCAAAGTTAAAAGCGGATGAAGCATCGTTAATTGCTAATGGAAATAAATCATCTGAGTTGAAAGCGGTACAGACTAGATTGAGCGCAATCAACGATGAGATGGATAAACTCAAGACAAAAACAAAAGATGTAATTACGGAATCTCAGAAGTTAAAGCTTTAGGATATCGAAAAAACCGGAAAATTCAATGCTGACAGGAATACTGCAAAAGGTGCTGATTCGGCTGCAAAAGAACTAAAAAAACAAAATCAAGAAATTGCAGATGATTTAAAAAAGACTCTCACATCTCAAGAATCCGAGTATGAAAAATATCAAAAAAAGATTCAGTCTCTTGAAAACTATTCTAAGAATAACTCCAACTATAAAAATGATAATATCAAAAAATATTTATATGGAGAAGATGGAACTGGAAAAACTTCTGGAAAGTTAAAAGAGTTGCGAGATCAGCTTGCTTCTATTGAGAACACTACACCAGGGAAAGCAATTCAAGACTTTGATAAAAAATGCAAGACTCTTGATACAACTATTGATTCTACAAGTCAACATTTAAAAGAACTTGGATTTGATTTTAGAGATATAAATCAAGCCAATGTTGATATGACGAAGTTTAAGAGTGTTTATGAACGTGCAACGAAGTTAGAAGACTCTATTGCAAATAAAAGTAAATATTCTTGGCTAATTGATAGTTTAAACGGAATAAAAGCTTCTGCTGCTGGCTGTGAAGGCGATGTTACTGATCTTAGTGCAAGACTATCAAACCTTGAGGTTGAGGCCAGCAGATGTGGGGCCACTACAGAAACTCTTGGTCAAAAACTGTCTCGTTTGTTTAAGGAGCACTTCCAGACCGCCATCGCTATGGCTGGCGTTGCAATGGTCAAACAAGGTCTGCGAGAGGTTTATAATAATGTCGTAGAGATAGACGACGCTATGGTAGAGCTACGCAAAGTAACAAAAGAAAGTGAAAATGCGTACTCGCAGTTCTCTGATCGTGCTGCAAAAACCGCTCGTGTTTTGGGCGCATCAATTTCTGATTATGTTAGTGCAACAGCAGACTGGTCTCGTCTTGGATATAATATGCCGGACGCAGAGGAGCTTGCCCGTGTAAGCACTCTATTGAAAAATGTTGGCGATGGCATTGAAAGTGTTACAGATGCTTCGTCTTATATGATTTCCGTTTTGAAAGGTTTTGACCTTGCGGCAGAAGACGCTCAGAAGGTAGCTGATATTGTTAATGAGGTCGCAAATAATGAGCCTGCAAGCGCCGAGGATATCCTTGAAATATTGACTCGTAGTGGCGCAGCCCTCCATGAAGCCGGAAATGATCTTGACCAGGCAGTTGCTCTTGGTGTGGCTATGAACTCTGTTACCCAAAACGCGGAGTCCACCGGCCAAACATTAAAAACTGTCAGTATGTATTTAAGAGCTGCCAAGACGGATTTGACCGCGATGGGAGAATCTACAGACGGGTGCGCGAATTCTGTTTCCGAACTTCGTAGCGAATTAAAGAAGCTTACTGGCGTTGACATTATGGCAGACGCTGCCGGAACTCAATTTAAGAGTACATATGACATCTTGATGGAGATTTCTAAGGTCTGGGGCAAGCTGACTGATGTTGATCGTGCGAACGTTACGGAGCTTCTTGGCGGCAAGCGCAATGCGAACAGTGTTTCTGCCGTATTGTCCCAGTTCCAGATTGCGGAAAAATCAATGAAAGACGCTGCCAACAGTGCTGGTTCTGCCGCAAAAGAAAATGAAGTATATTTAACCAGTATTACTGGTAAGTTGAATCAGTTAGATGCTGCATTCCAACAGTTCAGTAAAGACTTACTTGATAGTTCTTTAATCAAGTTCTTTGTCGATTTCGCCACCGGAGCAGTAGACCTTGCTGATGGTGCAGTTAAAGCAGCTGGCGCATTACCCACTTTAACAGCCGCCATTTCTGGTGTGTTGTCCGTAATGCAGATGAGCGGAAAGCTCAAAAATGGTGCGGGTAAAGTTAATATGCCCTCTTATGTTTGTTGCGTTTGATAACATAGGATGCGGCACCATGTAAAAATAAAATAGCCCCTAGAGTGCTGGGAAACCCTAAGAGCCATATCGCCTATTATTATATTTATATAAGGTAGGAATCGAAAGATAGAAACAAGGATATGGATGCTATATGCTGAGATAAAAGCTCGGTTTTATCGTATTGTCAAAACATGGTAATAGTTGAGTGCTAAGTAGCGTTTATAATGGGCGGTCAGCAGCCGATCCACTCCCCTATTATATAATGTAGGAGAGTAGAAGGTTCATCGACTAAAAAGGGTCAGTGAGCAACCACTGGAAGGATAGTCAGTTCTGGACGAAAGTTCAGAAGTCCACCTCAGACGTAACCAGACGACTTAAAGAAGTAGGTGGAAACGAGGAGACGCGCTATTCTCTGGCGCGATATAAATAGGAGAAAATATTCAAAATTATAATTCGACATGATTCATATTGACAGCTAGTGCGACGCAAGCTATAATGAAAATACAATCGTATAAACTCATTTTACGGAGGTATTTATCATGCCGAGACCTAAAGGAAGCAAAAACAAGGTTACCATGATTGCAGCGGCTCCTGTCGATTATGCCGCACTGATCGATGAAAAGCAGTCCGCAAAAGATTCGTTGAATGCAGAGGTTACTTCTATCGCGGCTAATATCGATTCTTTGAAGGCTGATCTGAAATCCAAGAAAGCTGAAATCAAAAAGTTGGATAAAGAGTTAGCTAAACTTGCTGAAAAGAAAGACGAAGCTGACAAAAAAGCCGCTGTCGAAGCTAACAAGAAGAAGGCCGAAGAACTCGTTGCCAATGCACTGGCCAGCGGTATGACTGCCGAAGAGATTGCCGAACTTCTAAAATAACTGCTGTGCAGTCATCATAATGAATTAAGCCCGACTTCCCTACTACTAGGAGGCCGGGTGTTTTAAATGTTCACGAAAAGTCCATTGCTATTGATTGTGTTTTAGCGTATACTATGAGTGAAAGAAGGAAGGTGTAAGCATGGTACTGCTAAATCAAGTATCTGACTGGTTTCTTAGTAAAGAATCAATGACGCACAAGAAGCTTCAGAAGCTTTGCTATTATGCACAGGCATGGTACTGTGCTCTTTACGACGATGGTCCTTTGTTTGAAAATGAAATTCAGGCATGGGTTCACGGTCCTGTAATTCCTGATCTTTACCATCGATATTCTTGTTATGGGTGGGAGCCTATTCCTAAAGTTGATTTTAACGAGGGTATTCTAAATGAACGTGTTCTGAACATTCTTGATTCCGTATATAGCACTTATGGACCATACGATGGCGATCAGCTTGAAGCTTCAACTCATTCTGAAACTCCGTGGCAGAATGCTCGCAAAGGTCTTGAGCCTTGGGAACCCGGTACGGAAGTAATCACTTATAAAGCAATGAGGGATTTTTACAAAGCACTCTATGAGCAAGGACAGGCAGACTAAATTCAAACTTCCCGTACCAAAATGCACGGAAGTAAAAACGGAAGTATTTCCACATAATGGAGCAAAAGCTGAACAAAATAGTTTAACTTTTTCTTTTGCTTGCTTTGATAGAAGTCATGATTTGTTTAATCTTGGTGGAGATGCAGAAGATAAAACAGTTGGCGGCGCATGGTTCCTTGATTTACTTGATTGTTTAAAAAGTGTCAGCAATAGAAAGATTCCAGAAATTAGAACTTCATTACATGATTTACATCCGATTGATTGGAGTAAAACAAATACTTCTGCTCCAGATGGTGATGAACAGCATGAGTATTGGCAATTTAGAATCAATAAGTCAAAGGGTCGAGTAATTGGATTTATCGTTAATGGAGTAGAACATTCTGTATTCTATGTTGTTTGGCTTGATCCACATCACAATCTTACTGACAGTGAAGGATATGGCGGAAAAGTTTGGTTTAAACGACCGGTTTCCGAAGCTGAAATAAGGCAATTAGAGCTTGATAGTATAAAGAAAAAGTATGCCGACTTACAAAAGGACTATAATCTTTTGTATGATACATTAAATCCAGAATAGGACGGGATTGTGGTTGCGAGGCGCTAGTGAACTCTAGTATGCCATTTCAGACAATTGACTGTGTAAACAGTTATTGGATGAGTAAACAATCAGTCGAACCCGTTTTTAAGAAATTTTGCTCCTTGTCCGTGTGACAGGGAGCTTTTATTATATCCAAATGCAAAAACACTCGAAAGCTACATGTTTCCGGGTGTTTTATTTGTTCCGTTCTAGTTAGGCGTAGCTTACCACTCATACCCACAATTCTTACACTTAAACTGTTTGCCGGGCTTTCTAATCATGTGTTTCTTTTGTTGGAGGTGAGTCACTTGCTTTCTTATCAATGTGGAAAAAGAAAACCTTACCAGGAGAACTTGTCTATGTTTGGGACAGTTAATCCTGAATGGGCAAGAACCAACATTCCATTAAACGCAGATACGATTGCTTATGCCGAGGTATGGAATTACGAATCTCAAAAAGAAGAACTGATCCAATTCACTTCTGTCAGTGAATTTTTTTCATGGATCGACAATCCACCCGTAGCGTTCAGGTGTATATAAACGTTGTGCGCCTTCGGAAGTAACTGTAATAATATCGCATTTTGGGCTTACTAAACTGTCAATTTCGGCTATTTCGTAGTTTATACCCTGAAGGAACTCAACCATTTCTTGTAGTTTAAGTGTATGGATATTATCTCCAAGCTTGATGAGTTTTGATTGATAAAGTTTATGCTCACCACTAGCTGCATAACCAATGTCGTCCAATGTATTCGGTTGAATTTTGTTATGGCCTGTATCTGCTCTAAGTATCACATTTTTGCCATTCTCGATGCCACATTCGATTAAATAAATAGTACTATTCCCTGTTTTCTGCACCAGCACATTCAGCAAGAATCCAAGCTCTTCTTGGATAGGCATCTTTTGAGCTGACGTAATTTTAAGTGTATGAAGGATAACGTCGTTTAGAAATTCGCCTGTGTCAAGTCTAGCATCGCCGGCGAACGCAATGACATGGTTTGTATTTGTAATATACGCTTTCTGGCTATGGTCGGACGGCATAGCGATAAACGGATTGTCTATTCTATGACGTATGAGTCGCCAGTCCGCAGACACAACGATTCCTTCTTTGTTTGCGATAGCCATCACGAGACTCATAATACATCACCACTCGTAACCACAATTCTTACAGTGAAACGTCTTTCTCACTTTACCGGAGGCAAAGCCCCAGAATGCCACATTGGAGGTCTTATATGAATGATATCCTTGTTTTATATCCGAGACCTCAAAAGGTAAAATACTATTATTCAGATTGCAACATCACAGATCATCTTCAAGAGCGAAAGGTTCGTTCTTCCAATAAAAGCAGTTCTTTTGAATCACAAGAATATCACACTGTTCACTCACAGTTTGATGATTTGGGCTGAACTTCTGAAGTCTGGCCGTTGTCTCGTTGATAAATTCCAAGTATTGAACCATTCGTTCTATATTGTACGTGTTTAGATCAATGCCGAAGGAGTTGTACATTGGTGAGACGAGATTATTGTTTCCTGCTGATATAAAGGCGTCTTGATCTTGAACTCTATTCCGAAATTTGGGGTTCTTGATATTTTCAACCATTACGACATTCTGGTTGTTTTCGATTCCAGCAATTACGAGTACAACATTATCATTTGATTCAGAATGTTTTATGAGTTCTCTTTTAAGGTGTCGAAATTCTTTGTCGATAGACAGTGGCTTTGAATTAAAAACATCAATCGCTTTGCAAATAATATCTTTTACTGACGTGCCATCCTGAAAGATTGCTGTTCCAGTAGATGCAATAGCATGACCACGATTTGTTACAAATAGTTTCCTGTAATGGTTCTTGTGGGTAACAATACTCTCGTGATCTTTATAAAAGTGAGTCTCGGTAAGTCTGCGGTCTGCTGAAACAACGATTCCTTCTTTGTTTGCGATAGCCATCACGAGACTCATAATACATCACCACTCATAACCGCAGTTCCGGCATTTAAATTGACATCTTGGCTTCCTTGCTAAGAACCCCCAGACAGCCGTATCTACAACCTTCTCTCCAAAGCCAATACGTTCTACATCAGGACAGCCGCATGTAGGACAATGAGGAACGTATTGTTTACGAGCTTCCTCTTGAGCGAGTTCAGCACGATACTGAGCGTCAAATTCGGTAGCTTTGAGTTGTATTTTCTTTAGGTGCTCTTTATCAATCTCTGAGATATTTCTTTTAGGATTGGTTTTTGCTTTCCAATCGTACTGTTCTCGTTCTTTCATTCGAGTCCAGTTCTCATATAAAATAAGATCTCTTATACAAAAAGCACACAACGTATCCCATCTTGAATAAAATTTATCGCAGAACGGGCAGTATTTAACATATTTTTCCATTTTTTGATTTCTCCTCTCAAACCGATATTAACTTTCTTCGGCGTTAAAGATGGAAAGATTGAAGCGACTGCACTAAAGCGAATTGCAGATTCCTTAAACAACCTCATTAACACTTATGTTGCATGGGCAGACACTGTTGGGCAGGATTATAGCATATCTAATTTTATCAAATGGTTAAAAAACAGTCAAGGTGAGATTGTAGCAACAGAGCTTAGAATGTACGCTCTCAAAGCGGCCGCACTTGCTTTGAATATGGTTTTTGCCATGTTTGCAGGATGGGTAATTTCTGCTGGAATGAACGCCTTCATTAACTGGATGAAGAATGCGAAGACACACTCCGAACAACTGATTTCTACGATGGAGGATGCGCATGATGCAGCAGAGGAAGCCCAACAAGATGTTGATGACATTCAGCAAAAACTCGATGACCTAGATCAAAAAATCAAGGACTTGGGGGCTGAAAAAATTGAGGACATTGTTGACCCACAAGAGAAAGCAAAGATTCAGGAAATCAACAATCTGCTTGAGACTCAACTTCGATTGAAGAAGCAAATCGCTGACGATGAAAATAACAAAGCAAACAAGGCTGCGTCTGACGTATTCAATGACAAGTCAGAAGTTGTGGTATCTAATGAAGCCCCAACGTCTTATGCGGAAGCTGACCCGAATGGCATTGGAGTGACTGTCACTCCGTCTAAGAATGTCACACGGACGGAAGCTTTGCGTGAGCATACAGCTAGAGTCAACGAGCTGTCGGATGCTTATGTAAAACTCATGTCGGATGAGAATGCAACCGATGAGGAACGTGCTCAGGCAAAGAAAAATCTTGAAGATGAAATCAGCCTTACAAATGATGCTGGCACAAAAGTTTCTGAGCTTGCGGATATGTATGAGACAGATGCTTCTAAATACGGAGATGTTTCTGCCGAAGTTCAGGAATGTACAGATTCAATGCAGGGAGCAAGTGATGCTCTTGAGCGTGCAAACAATCTGCTAAACGGTACAACAAGCGTCGAAAATACAAATCTTGATGCCTTTAAGAGTAAATTTAAGGACGTAATCGAGGAAATTGATAATGGCTATCTGTCTATGCAGGAAGCTATTGCTCAATACAAAAACCTCTCTCCCCTGCAAACATTTGGCAGTATGACTGGCGAGGCCATCATCAACATTGATTCTGACACAGCTCATCAGACTGAAGCTGAAGCTACCGCTCTTGCAAAGCTTCATGAAATTGCTGACGCAAATAATATCTCGTTTGAGGATTTAATCAGTGCATTTGAACAACTTGGTATTGTTGCCACAAGCGATACTAGCGGAATTGCAAACTATGCAACTCAGCTTGAAGAGACCATGAAAGCCATTGATAGTTTGCAATCTTCGTATAAATCTTGTTCTTCTGCCGTTGAGGAGTACAACAAATATGGTTATCTGAGCACTGACACTATGCAGTCTTTGCTTCAGATGGATACAGAATATCTAAATTGTCTTGACCTGAAAGATGGGAAACTCCAGATTAACAAGCAGAGATATGCAGAATTACTGGCTGCTCAGTATGCACAAACAGAGATGGAAGCGATTGAACAGGCTATTACCGAGTTGAATACAATCGCCAAAGAGGATTCCGCTGAAAAGACAGAGTCTCTTACTACTGCGACCGAAGAGGAAAAGAATAAGCTCGTTGCGCTCTGTCCTGCTTTGAAGGACGCAACTATTGGCACTGGTGAACTAGCAGCCGCTCTTGCTGCCGCTCAGGGTGCCGCTAACGGCGATAATACAGATGAAGTTCAGGCAAAAATCGATTCTGTCATGAATGCCCTCAATACAAAGCTAACTCTGCTTCACGATAATATGAGTGCAGCAATTAATAATGGTAATGCACTTAGTAATCAGCTTGGCGGGTTCTCAAACAGCACAAAATCCGCTTCTAAGTCAGTGTCTGACGCAGCATCTGCTTTTGATACTCTGTCAAAGGCAATGAAAGAGTATAATCAGTATGGCTATATCTGTGCAGATACAATGAAGTCTCTTGCCGGTCTTGAGGATAAGTATACTGCCTGTTTGACAGAACAGAATGGTAAGCTGGTACTGAATACAGCTCAGTTCCGTAAATTCATCAAGACACAACTTGAGGAAGCAAACGCTGCCGATGATGGTGGCAAGTCTGCCAGTGAGCTAAATAAGATTCTCGATTGGTTGAATTCCAGTGTTGATTCTGAAACCATCTCTTTTGAGCAGTTGACTGACGCTATCAAAGGCTACGGCACCGCGATGGATGAAGCTAAAGAAAAGACGGACGCTATAAAATCCGCATTTTCTGGGTTGTCAGAGATCAGTAAGAATAAAATTGAAAATCCTTTTGGCGCTCTTGATGCGGATGATGTGGACAAAAAGTATCAGGCAATTCGCGACTTGTACGATAACACAGACCTATTTACAGACGAGCGATTTGCTGGAGCACTAAATTCAGAGAATGGTGAAATCGATTATAACAGCGATGCCTTTAAGCAGATGTTCCTCGAAAAGCTTGATAGTATGGCTACCGCTTGTGAAGAGACTGGTGGAGTGGCCGGTAAATACCTCGCTCAAGGCTTTAGAGATGCTGAAGATAAGATTAAAAATAATGTTATCAGTATCGAAGGATATATCAATGGTATAGGTTCCACTCTGGAAAACATCAACAATCGGATGGATAATTTTCAGAGTGCGTTTAATGACCTATTCGATATTGTAGATGAGTATAATGCTTATGGTAATTTAAGTCAAGACAGCATTCAGAAGTTGATGAGTCTTGATGTAAAGTACACTGCTTGTCTAGACCTTCAGGGAGATAAGCTTGTTTTTAATAAAGAGGCTTTTCGTGCTCTTTACGTTGAGCAGTTACGAAAACTTGCTGCTGATTACGAGGGAACAGAAATCGGTAAACGTTACGCTGAGATTCTTCAGAAAGTAGCTGATGGAACTTGGGATGTAACTAACCATATGAAGGGTATGGACGCTGAGGCTGATAAGCTTCAGACAATCTTCTCCAATCTAAAAGACCTCTTCTCTTCCCTGCTTGATGTTTTCAATAAGTTCAACGATAACAATTCCAACGACCTCAAGATTTATGGCGATGCCATGACTGAAGAGATTGATAAACGAATCGAAGCTCTTCAGGACGCAAACGACGAGCAAGAAAAGGCTATCGAACTAGCAAAATTGCAAGCCGAGCTTGAAAAAGCCGAGACTCAGAAAACCGTCCGTGTCTACACCTCTAATGGTTATGAGTGGCAGGCTGATGAGTCCGCCATTAAAGAGGCTCGTGACAATCTCAACTCTAAACAGCGCGAGGATGCCCTAAACGACGAGATTGATAAACTGAACAAGCTGAAGGATAAGTACACTGAACTGATTAACCTGATTGGTTCTAGCTATGAGGACTATCAGAAGAAACAGGAATATGCCGCGAAGATTCAAGGCATGACATTCGACCAGATGACCGCTGGTCTTGATGGTTACAAAGATAATGTCATCGCCAGCATGAAGGCGATTCAGGGCGCAACTAATGTCAACAATGTCGTCACCAATCTGACCAATTTGGTTAATACTCTGGTTAAACTGAACGACGTTCTAAATGGTTTAAGTACTGGGACTACTCAGAGTGGCGGTATCACCGGCCTGTTCAATCGACTGCAGCGTGCCATTGGTACGTTCTCCGACAAGAGTTCCGGTAAAGGATTCTGGGGACGGCTCTTGGATGCAGGAAAGAGTATTCTTGGAATCGGCGATGGCAGTGCCAGTAGTAAACTTACAACCGATATTGCTCCAGTCATAAAGTCTGGTGTCGGTGATGGCATCACTACTGGACTGGATGCCGCAAAACCGTCTATAGCTAAATCTGCTCAGGGGATCTTCTCCGGCAATGGCGGATTGAAGTCTATCTTCCAAAAAGGGTTCAGTGGAGTCGCATCTATTGCCCAAAAAGCGGTTGGCGGGCTTGGCTCAATTTTCGGTGACATCGGTACTACACTGGGTGAAACCAAGCTATTCTCTGGCATTGCTGGTATTTTCAAAGGAATTGGTAAGACTGTCAGCACCGTTATTGGCACTACAGGTGGTACGGGTGTTGCCGGAACTATTGCGGCTGCGGTCAGTCATATTCCTGTCATCGGCAAGATCCTGCTTGGTGGTACGCTCGCTGTCGGCGCGATCGGTGGCGGAAGCCTCACTACTGGCATTAAGAGAATCGGCACAGGTATTACTAATGTAGTAAAGGGCATCGGCTCTACTATCAGCAAGGCGGTAAAGGGTGTTGGTAGCTTTATCAGCAAACTTATGCCGTGGAACTGGGGTAAGAGTTCAAGCGATAGCGGCTCTAAAAAGAAGGGCATTGGTTCTTGGAAAATCTGGCCTTGGAACTGGGGCCGTGCTAAGGGTGACAAGCATATCAATCAGGCTGCTCCGTACAATGTTGACGAAGAGGGCGAAGAGATAATTGTTCGTAATCCCGCAAAGGGTCGAATGACTTATCTTGAAAAGGGCGATGGCGTTATTCCGGCTGACACTACAGAGAATCTGATGGAAATCGGCAAAGATCCAAAGAAATGGCTATCTGATGCCATGAAAGAATCCAGCAATTCGGTCGGTTCTCTGCCTATTGACGACCTGAAGAATGCCAAAACCAAGGGTGACCTGATATCTATTACGAAGAGTCTGGCGAACAACCAGATGAAGCGTCTGCGTGATAAGTTTGATACAGTGTGGAAGCGGCTTGGCAAAAATGCCGGACTGTCTGAAGAGCAGATTGACACCATCGGTAGTACCATCTTTGACCGGATGGGCAGCATGATTTCTAATTCGATGGATTCTGCCCTTGGCAATAAGAATCTAACCGACGACCAAATCAAAACTATTTGTGCTGAGATGTTCCAGCGTATGGGCAGTGTATATAAGAATGGATGGGACAACCTCTATTCCCTGTCTCCCGACATGTCTACGGACGCTTCTACTGCAATCAATAAGCTGTTTGAGACCATTTTTGCTGATTACAATGCAGATACGTCAAATATCAGCGATGTTATATCTGGTTGGCTACCAAAAGTTGAAAACACCATGAATACCACTCCGGCTCCTGGTTTGTCTGGCGGTGGTGGCTACTATGGCAATTCAATGGATGCCAATGTTGGACCTTCTGCATCGTTTAGCTTTAGCAAGGTCAAGAAAACTATCCAAGGGCTCTTCGAGAAGTTTTCCAACAGCAAGCTTGGTGCATGGATAAACAAGCACTCTCTCGGTTCCGCTGTGGACAAGCTGACAAAATACAATGAATCCAATGACCCGAACATGGTTCAAAAGGCATTGCATCTACTCACTCATCCGACAGAACTGATTGCTTCGGCAGTTGAAAGTGCAGTCAAGACCGGCAAAAAAGTCACTTGGGCGGTCACTCATCCGAAAGAGGCCGCTCAGGAAATTGCTTCTGCCGCAAAGGATGCCTATAACAAGGGTAAGGAAGTTGCGTCTAAAGCCAAAGATGCGGTGACCCATCCTAAAGAGACTGCTGAAAAAATTGTTGATAAAGTGAAAGAGACTTACAACAATATCAAAGAGGCCGTCTCTGAGAAGACTAATTCGGCAAAGAATTGGGTTAAAGACAAAGTCGATAAAATCACAGGTAAGAAAGCTACCGGTTCTCGCAGCATTAACAAGTCTGGTACTTATAATGTTGATGAGAAGGGTCAGGAACTTATCGTCCGTCAGCCTGAAGCTGGGCGCTATACCTATCTTGAGACTGGTGACGGCGTTGTTCCTGCTGATATTACATCTAAGCTCTTTGATTTGGGCGGCAATCCCGACAAATGGTTCCAAGAGCAACTTGCAAAGAACGGTGGCCTTACCGCAAATGTTCAGAATCACAGTCAGGCTCCGTCTATCAGCATTGGCGACATCTATGTTCAGAAGCCGATTGGAGACGTTGACAGTCTGGCTCGTGAAATCGTTCAGGGTCTGCCCAATGCGATTTATCAGGAATGTAGTAAACGATAAGGAGGTGTGTCAAGTGACTGATTCAAGAAAAGCTGTCAGTGTGCTCACGAAGATGATTTGCGATACTGCCAGATGTATTGTTGAGGGCGCTTCGTTTGACAAGACCTTCTTTGGTGTTGTAACAGGAACCAGCAACGGGAAATACATCGTAACTTCTGCTGGACAGGAATACACGATTAAATCCAGTCAGTTCTTCAAGGTTGGAGAACGGGTTGCGGTGACTGCTGTTCAAAGCAACTACAATACGCTGATTCTTCATAAACTCTAAGCCGCGCAAAATGCAGGTAGTTCCGCCAATGACGGATAACCCTGCAAGTGCGGCTTTTAATTTTAGGAGGTGATTCTACCTTGGCGAAACCTATACTGTCCCCCATTTCTGTTTTTGATGCAAACGAAGGGACTACCGCATATTTTAAGGTGGCAACCACCTATGACGGTACATTATATAATAATGCTCAAAAAGCATACGATCAGGCCATTGAGAAGCAGAAGACTACTATCGCTGCTATTAAAAGCCGTGGTGTCGAGACCTATGGGAATATTGACAATCTCAATCGTGCTCGAATTGTATGGACAGCTGAAAATATTGCAAAGTATCAGACCTTTGTGAATGAGATGAATGCGAACGAAACCATCATTTCTGAGGGCGACTATTCCACTGTTCTCGGGTGTGACGACAAAATGGGCAGTCTACAGGTGGCATATACTCCTCTGTTCCAGACTGACAATAGCGAACTTGTCCCGCTCACTCAATCTGAAATTTCAAAATATTTATCTGATGTCAAAACGAAAGCAACTGCTATGACCAATGGCCTTGTGGCTGCAAACATCTTGTCCGTTGATGCGGAAGGAATTTCAGAGACGGTTGGTGGAAGCGCCATCACTGTCAAAAAGATGATTGCTGCGGTTGAAGGAGGCACTTTTGATGGTGCTCCTTTGTCTGCCTGTGATGTCAGTGCTATCGCTGGTTGGAGTGAGGCCGAACTAAAGAAAACTTATGGTAAAACAAGCACATTTGTCGGCTGGGCCATGCATGATGTTCAGGGAAAGATTTGGAATGATAAAGACAATGTAGCAGAGAAGACTGCCGCGCTGGAAAAGGCAACGACCACGTATTGCTATGAAGTGTATGACAGCATGACCAACAAGTTGCTCGGAAGTGTTACAAACGCTGTGACTGGTTTCACTGCTAATCTTGGTTATGGTTATAGAATTACTTCGTCAGATTGGCTCGACAATCAGTCTCGCAACTATACTATTCGCGTCAAGGTCAGACTTTCTGGTGAAGACGAATATGGTGATTTCAGTGACCCTATTCCTCTTTGGTGCAAAGAAAAACCAATATTGAGCTTCGACGGGCTTTCTTCTAATACGGAAAATATTATCCCTACTTCCTCAATTTTGTTTCTGTTATCGTATCAGTATGTAACTGTACAGGGTGAAACATTAAGTACCTACCAGTATCATCTATACGATGAAAGTAAGAATCTGATTAAAGAATCTGCAGTATTCTATGGAGCTGTAGGAGCGTCTTTTACAGTGAACGGTTTGGATAATCGGACTGTGTTTTATATTCGCGGAACCGGCACAACTCGCAATGGTTATTCTTTGGATACTGGCTTTATTCAGTTCGAAACAAAATATTATGCGAGCGCAGAAGGAGGCACTTTTTTACAGTGTAAGAATAAATTAAGTGACGGATATGTTGCTATTTCAAGCCATCTTGCTGATATTTCTGGAATAACAAAAGACCAGATTTCTTATGTAACATCATCTGGTGGTTATGCTGTGGATTTGACTCATGGTGAAAAAGTCACGTTTGATATTCCGTATCAAATGGAGTTCTATAATGTCAAAGACTATGCGATGGCATTCAAGGTTCGTCCTGTTATTCGAAAAAATATTGTAGAATTCTCGTTCGATCAGGATGGAATGATATATAGAGGCGTTATTTCCACTAATATTCGAGCTTTTTCTAAACTTCCTTACGAAAGCTATCTTCCCGCCAACCAGTCCGAATATTTTTATGCTATGCTAAAGATTATTCGCGAGGATGGTGGTTTTGCATATTCCGACGTTTATTTTATTGACAGTAACTACATGAAACGAACCAGTATGGACGTGCTGATTTGCCTACAGCATAAAGATAATGCTTATGATATTACGATTAGGGAGGTGGAAGAATGAACTTTCTGGGATATGATTTGTTCGGAACTGGCTCTGACGCCTCCCCTTGTGCTGGAAATCCTTCTCTGGCAGGGTTTGTGATTCAAAATGGTATTTACGACGGTGTCTATCTTTCAGGATCTCCTGACGAGTTCTCTACTTTTTATGATTCAGGTATGAAATGGACAGAAGACACTTTGCTTTTTGCCGATTTTAATCAAAAAACTCTTGGTGGCTCCAACTTTGAATATGGCTCAGATTTGCACGAAATCAAGTTGAAGCGCCGCGAAATCGGGGCAGATCAAAAGCCGTGGGTTTTGCTTTATGAGCAGCTTGCCGGACATGGAAACATCAATTTTGTTTACAACGATTATTTTGCACGTGGGCGAGAAACAGAGTACGAGTACGCTTTAGTACCCGTTCTTAGTGACGGAACAGAGCTTCCATATATCAAGACAACTGTTCAAAGTAAATTTTATGGAGCTATCATCACAGATGGAACTGTAAGTTATCATATTTTGCTCGACCCTTCAATCACTGAAACCGATCGAAATCGTCAATCATCTGTTGTGACAACCTTAAATCGTAAATATCCATTCGTATTTTTCGGAGGCAAATCAAACTACACTTCAGGCTCTTTTTCTGGTACAGCTATTCGGTATCTAAAAAATGATACTTTCGATGTGGCGCACAGTCATTGGTATCGTGAAGATATGATTGATTGGCTCACGAATGGCGGTACTAAAATTTTGAAAATTGAAGATGGCCGCATCTGGATGGTTGCTATTGATGGCAACGTCAAGTCTTCGAATTCTGAACATCCTGACAAGGTTACTTTAAGCTTTGACTTTACGGAGGTTGGAAGCGTTAACGATGACAACGATATGCTGAACAATGGTTTTGTGAACGTGATGACAGGCAGAACCGGAGAGGAAACCTACAATATCACGAACAATTTCTACTATGTCGATTCAGACAACACGGACACTACCATTTCCGAAGGCAAACCATATACTGCCACTCTTTCCTCTGTTGAAGATTACGAAATCAGTGGCGTTGTTGTTTTTATGGGCGGCTTAAATGTCACAAACACGACTTATATTAAGCGTACTGATGAATCTACCGGTAAAGTAAGTCACGAAATCAATATTCCTTCTGTTTATGGCAATGTCACAATTATCGCATCTGCAACTCGAGTTCGCATTATTGCTCAAAGCTTTAGTCTAACTGAGAGCAAATTTACGCTCAGTGTTGGCAACAATCACAAGTTAGAGTATACAACTTATCCATCAGGTGCTTCTCAGAATGTTGTCATATGGAAGAGCGCGGATACGAAAATTGCGACTGTCACTGATAAAGGCGTGGTTGAAGGAGTTTCCCCGGGGTCTACAACAATTACTGCGACTATGGACAATCTGATTGCCACATGTTCTGTAGTTGTTACGACATCATAACGATAGATGGAGGTGTGCCATGAAAAACTATACTCCTTCACAAGCAGAGCTCGCATTACTTAAAACACGTGTTAAACATCTCTATTGTAAGATAGAATTACTCGACACTGATATGAATCTTCTAAATTCACTTGAAGGCTTGACTGTTGACGGTTCTATTTCTATCGATTCAGACGCAGATATTCGACGGACCTTCTCTGCTTCTATATATCTGGAGGGAAATAAAGACATTTCTTCTATGCTCGGAGATGAATAGGCCAATAAATATGTAAGACTTTATATCGGTATGGAGTCAGTTAACAGTAAATTGTACTGGTATTCTCAAGGAGTATACGCTTTCAATCAGAACGGTTTCAAATACAGCAGCACTGAACATATCCTTAGTATTTCATGCGTAGACCTAGTCGCAAAGCTCGATGGAACGCTTGGCGGTACTTTAACAGGTCAGAAAACAAAAATACCTGTTGGTTCAGACATTGGTAACGCGATCGCAAAAACATTTCGCTTGAGTGGTATGGAGGATTGCGTCGTTGGATATTGGAACCGGAGTGTCCCGTATGACCTTGAATATGATACTGGCGCGACCATCTGGCAGATACTTACTGAACTGCGTGATTTGTATTATCCATTTGAGATGTATTTTGACGGGACTACATTTATCTGCTCTGAGATTCCTACCGGATATGATGCCTTGACAATTATGAGCGCTGCCGATTTTGAAGATCTCGTCATTTCCGAAGACTGTACATACGATTATTCCCAGATTCGTAATTGTGTCGAGCTGTGGGGAGCGTCAGTTGAATACGATGCTTTTTCTGCGAAAGATAAAACAACTTTTTCTGTTAGTGGCGATACGACTACAGTTACTGCAAACGCAACTTTTACATCTATGGAGGACTCCCCTTCTGAATTGACGGTTGCTTTTACCACCCCCACAACTGGCTTCAAGAAGAACGTAAAAATTCTTGTCTCACTCCGTTTAACTGTGCAGTCTGCTGATTCAAACGGGAATCTTGCAACGACTACTAAATCATTGAGCTACGGAACATACGATTTGTATGCTCGTAATGTTGACGATCAAGGAAACGATGTCTTGATTGATGGGACAACCATTCCTGAAGACACTGTGATTGTCGTTAAATATGATTCTAATACTAAGCACTTTTATTATCAGGGGGAACAACAAATCCACGTTATGGTCAAGCTTGTTGATAAGGAACCCACTGATGAAGAGAAGGAAAAGGATAAAGAAGCTGAAAATTGCAAGTACATTCGATATGTTTGCTTGTCAAACGCAGCGGATGTTGATTGGATAAATAGTTCTCGGTTTACTATTGAAAAGCTTGGGCGGCGCAATGAGATTTTGAGTGGAGAAGATTACGAAAATTATACGACTAATGAGTCTGCCATGAACTGTGCTGAGTACAAACACTGGACTCTTAGTCGTTTGACTGATAACGTAACTGTAGAATGCGTACTGATTCCATGGTTAGATGTTAATCAAAAAATTTCGTATACTCCCAAATATATCAATACCGGAAATCAGCCCGTCGATTTTTTAATTAAGAAAATAGATATTTCGCTGGGAGATGGTACTATGACGGTTACTATGAGCCGTTATTGGCCCTATTATCCTTATATTGTCAAAAACAAATATTGATTGGAGGGAAAATTTTGAGTGATTGGATTTTAAACGAAGACGGGAAATATGCCGACCTTGAGTACACAAACTTTCCAGCAAGCTGTGATAATTGGACGAACTCTGAGGATATTTCTTCCAGTTTGATCGGCGCGGCAAATCAGTATCGTGCTGCGATGGAAAATGGCAATTACACTAACGCACAAGCTGTACTGAATTCAAATCCTCGTCTCCGAAATGCATTGATCAATGCCGATACTATCAATCGTTTGAAGCATTCTATTATGGCTGTGGAGCGAATGTTCACAAGTACGATAGAGTCGTATATCAAAAGATTTACAGATGCCGCTCAGAACAGCGCAAATAAAGCCAAAGAATCAGAGGTTGCGGCTAAAGCGAGCAGTGATATTGCCAGTCAGAAGCGCGATGAAAGCTTGCAGATTGTAGAAGACTTAAAAACACTGAAAGGGAGTTTGCCAACTGATTTCACAGATTATGCTGATGATATTGCTGACGCCAGAAATTATATTGATGAAACAATTCAAACTCACAATACAGATGAGCATTCTCATGCAGACATTCGTGCTTCTGTCGAAGAGTTAAGAACAACTACCGAGAGTCATAAACATGACGCTGCCGACATTCAGTCTGGTATTATTCCGATTGAACATGGCGGTACTGGTGGTGATACAGCAATCAAAGCCTGCATCAACCTTGGAGCTCTCCCCCTTTCTGGCGGTATTATGAATGGCACGTTATTTTTCGGCTCTACTAATTATTACGTCAATAATTCTGGTGTGGCTGTTTTTAGCAAGGCATACGGCGCTGTTTATAATGACTACGCAGAGCTTTTCCCGCGTGGTGGGACAACTCAGCCAGGCGATATTATTGCTCTTGACACAGATAGTCAGACGGAGCGGTATGTCCGAGCTGACGACACTTCTAAACGAGTGGTTGGTGTTCACACGGATGAATACGCAATGCTCATTGGCGGAGATCTGCCAAACAATGGTTCCTCTCTGGACGACTATAATATCGATAAGTATATTCCGGTATCTCTCGCTGGCCGTGTGCGTGTGCGAGTGATTGGTAAGGTCAAAACCGGTGACCTGATTATTCCTTCTAAGGTTCCCGGGATTGGTCGTGCTGTTGAAGATGGAGAAATCGTTTCGCCGGATATTGTTGTTGGTTATGCAGTCGAGGGCGATGATTTGTTCTGTGAGCGTCGCATTCGTGTGCGAGTAAAGGGGTGATTTTATGGCTGAACAGGGTGGACTGATTAGTCCAGAAGATTTTACTTCGTTAAAAAATCTTATCAACACTGAGATTACTCGTCGTTCTAACGCGAATAGTTCAGGTTCTATTTCTACATACAAGGGAACATCGTGGCAGTTTTCTGAAACTCCAGCGAATGGAAAATTTATCACATACGAGCATATTCAGAAAATCACGACTCCATTGAATGCCATCGACGGAAACACCCCAACTCCTGATAAAGAATCTTTGGTTTATGCACAAACGCTGAAAGATTGCCTTGTTAAAATCAATGATTTATCGTCTAAGAGTTTAACTGGATCTTCCAGTGGTTGCCGTTCTAGTTGCACAGGATTGTGTTCTTCCGCTTGTTATTCTGGGTGTTCAGGTTGTAGTGGAGGTTGCTCCGGAACTTGCAAAGGAAGCTGTGACACAGGTTGCAGTGGCGGTTGTGACGGATGCTCCGGAAGTTGTGATGGAAGCTGTACCGGAAGCTGTACTGCCAGTTGCACTGGCAGTTGCGAGGGTTGTTCTGGCAGTTGTCGGGGGTGGTGTAAAGGAAGTTGTGGAGTTAAGTCCAATTAAGGAGGGAGAAAATGGGAAGAGATAAAACTGTTTTTATAAAATGCCCCTCTACGGATTCCGAATATAGAAAGAATCTCGTGCTTTTTGATTTTCTTCAAATGATGCCGATTCCAGAAGGCGGGTTCTCTGCCCCCTATGAGTCAAATCCTCAAAAATTCACCTTCCAATTTTGGATTGGATATTTGTCTTGTCTTCAGAACCCAAGTCTAGAGGAATATTCATTTCCTCGGTGGCTGAATTATGTAAGGTCTATTGTTGACCTTATATCAAAAAGTTGCAATCATTCTCTGACTACCTCTGAGAAGATTTTGTACTCTTACGCTATTGCCATCCGTGTATATCCTAATGCACAAAAATATATTGCTAATACTAATATAATCTCTGATAACAAGTTAAAAAGAATTCTTAATGTGCCGCTTAAAAGTGACGAACAAAAGTGGGCTATGTATATCGTGGCAAACACGGTTTTGGCTTCGCTTGAACTTGAAGAAAATTTTCGAGTACATTATTTTATTGAATTTATGGGTAAGATGCGAGACCTCGAAAATGAATTTCCAGAGCTTGAAAAAAAGTTTGATAATTATCGCATAGGAAAGGGGTTATATGAAGAAGACCATTAAATTAAACGAGAAAGATTCCATGCTGATAGAACGACTGTTTTATACAAACAAGAGTTATGAGTCTCTGCTCTCGGTCATTTCAAGAGAATATTTTGAGGAGAATTCTAGTGATTACCGAGAGATGATTGAACATTACCGTTCGCTTTATCAAAAAGCAAATATCGAGTTTACATATGCAAAAAATACATTGTTTGAAAATTTGCTTGGATTTATTCCTTCTTGTTACGAATTTGATTTTTATAAGCAGGAGGTGGTGTGTGAATGGTAAGCAGTTTTACCCCCACAGACGACTATGCCGAACGCATTCGTAAACTCTTTCCTTCTACTAACGGATATAACGAGCAAACCGCCCGCAATGTGACATTCCAGGTGACAGGAAGCTGCAATTTGAGATGCTCTTATTGTTACGAGCATTGTAAAAGTTGTTCCGTAATGACACTTGATACAGGAAAGAAAATTATTGATTACCTACTCGATTTATATGAGCGCAACGAAGGAGATTTTATTACCCATCGAACTAAAGCTCTTGTTTTAGATTTTATCGGTGGTGAACCACTACTGGAAGCCAACCTGATCGAACAGATCTGTGACTATTTTTATGAACAGTGTTGGTTGCGAAAAAATCCGCTGGCTGTTCTGTCCCGTATTAGTTTTACCACGAATGGACAGGCATGGTTTACACCCGAAGCCCAGCATCTCATTAAAAAATATCATGACATTATTAGTGTCACCGTTTCTATTGATGGAATCCAAGAATTACATGACGCTTTTCGCGTTGACGTAAATGGTGTCGGGTCTTTTTCTAAGGCATATGCAGCATTTCAGGATGCAAAAAAGTATGGATGGTATAATTCGAAAATGACATTTGTGCCTGATTCTGTTAAGTATATTTACCCCAGCGTAAAGATGATGATTAACGAGGGCTGTAAAATCATTCACTGCAACTTCGCATATGAGCCAGTCTATACAAAAGAGGACGCTTCAAATATTTATTTCGCGCTAAAAGAACTGTCTGATTGGCTTATCGAGAATAAAAGCGACGTTTATATTACAATGTTGAACGACGATACTGGACATCCCGTGTCTCCGAACGATAATAGCAATTACTGTGGTGGCACTGGTTCAATGCTTTCTTTTGCCCCTGACGGTAAAGCTTATCCGTGTATTCGCTATGCTCCTATTTCAGTCGGCAAAGAGAAAGCCGCGCCGATGTGCCTCGGTAATTGTTTCGATGGACTGTACAAAACAAAGCATCAGCAGGATACTAAGATTATGTTGGACGCTATTACGCGAGAAAGTCAGTCAACCAAAGAGTGTTTTGAATGCCCAGTGGCGATGGGTTGCGGCGGTTGCTCCGGCTATAACTATGAATGCTTCGGTACTCCGAATCATCGCAGTACAAATATTTGTCTAGCACACAAGGGTCGTGTTCTTGCCTCGTACTATTACGCAAACAAAAGATTTGTCGAACTTGGAGACGTTGAGCCGCGCGTGATTTATATGCCATATAACGAAGTAGTCGATATTCTTGATGAAAAATCGGCTGCCGAACTTTTCGAGTTACAAAAAGCAGCTGCTATAAAAATGAGAAAGGAGGAATAAAATGACCACTACACAAGAAGATTACATGAGACGCCTTGCTAATATTCAAAATATGGGCGGCGTTTCTGTGTTATCATCAATACCAAGAAAGAGCCTCGTTTTGTTATCAACGCTGATACTCGTGCCATTACGATTCCTGTGGCATTTAAGTTTCTTGGTGTTAAAGGGGATCATAATGCAGAGACCATTTTCTTCGAGATTGACCGTTATTTCGACGACCATGATCTAAGTGAAGAGACTTGTATCGTCCAGTACAAAATGGTGGGATCTACTGGAGTTGAACTTGGCGAAGGATTCTTCCCTGTTACTCAGATTGATATTACAACTGTTCCCGGAAAAATAATTTTTGGCTGGACAATTCGAAATACTGTGACAGCCGAGGCAGCTACGGTTTCATTCTCGGTTCGATTCTATAGTATTGAAAGTATCGGCAATATTTCGACCTTTAAATACAACTTTAATACACTAGAGGCGTCCTTGCCTGTTCTTGACACACTCAATACTAGTAATTCCTCTCCTATTTATAAAGCTGAAGAAGTGGAATCAATAACGGTAAAATTTGATTCGGCAGTAAAATCAGCCGAATCCAGTGCTAAAATATCTTCTCAATATGCTGATATTGCCGCCACAAATGCTACAAACGCTATTGCCGCTGCAAAAGCAGCTGCTGATAAATTACAAGAATTGAAGGATGGTATCGTCAACGGCGATTTCAAGGGTGACGCTGGTCCGGGATTTACAGACACAGCCAAAACCCTCATACTTACCCTGTTTGAGGGTGCGGCAGCAGGAAACAGCTCTATGCAGACTACACTGGAGGCCCTGCGCAGAGAGTGGAGCAGTGAACCGGCGACCTGATCGCCAACCCGGGCATCTGGTACGATGACGAGGAGGTTGACAATGGATTATTTTGATAGTGGTTAACTCCACTATTTATTATAATGTGTTATGCGCTCATCCTATGCAGCGATGGGCGCTATTTTTATGGAGGTGTTTATGAACCTTATTTATTCTAACGAAGGTTTCAAGGCTACTAAATTTTCAGAGTCGCAAGTATACAGTCTTGATGAGATCACCTTCTTTCTTGATAAAAAATATGTCAAACTGCGGCTCTATCTGATTCTGAAAGACCAGAAAAATCATCTGGATATCGTTGGGCTCAAGCAGGTCAACAGCACAAGTACCAACTATTACAACTACGAGTGCGACATGGCAACTCCTGTCAAGATTTGTGATGGTCCCTGTTCTGTTAGCATTATGGGTATTGATCCTGCCACAGAAACTATTGCTTTGTCAACCGGCTGCTTTGCACTGAATATCAAAAATGACATCTATAATTTCAAGGCTCAAATCGCCATGCTTGAAGAATTTAATCGGAATGCGGCGGACATCTATAATAAGACACTCGCTCTTTATCAGGGTGTAGTGCAGATGTCAGAAGTCAATGTTCAGATGCTGAAGGAGGTCGATAATTCATGATCACTTCTTCTCATGAATACATGCAGCGCCTACAAGACATCCAGAATCAAGACAACCTAAAAGAACTTGTGATGCTCCCTTCTGAGGAGCCAAGATTTATTATCGACGCTAATAGCAGAACCATAAGCATTCCTGATGATTTTTCATTTTTAAGCGTTGTAAATGACCATGGCGCTGAAACTGTCTATTTCGAAATTGACCGTTATTTTGACCAGCACGATTTGAGTGACGAGATATGTGTTATTCAGTTCAGATCCGTTGGCCCAAATGGTGATGTAAACGAGGGCTTCTTCCCTATCACTAAATTGGACATTGATACTGTTCCAGGAAAGATACTTTTTGGCTGGACTGTTTTGAGCGATGCCACCAAATATGCCGGTGATTTAGTGTTCTCAGTACGGTTTTATAGTATCGAAACCGAAAATGACGAGCCGAAATTTGCTTACGATTTCAACACTGTCCCTGCCACATTGCCCATCAAGAATAGTCTGAATACCACCGGAGAAGGAACGCCAGTTGACCCCACCGCTGTCGAAACAATGATTTCACGGTTCGCGGACATTGAGCGAAGAGCGAATGACAGTATTGCAAACACAGCGGCAAGTCGGGATGCGGCTGCAGTAAGTGCCAAGAATGCTGCTACATCAGAAAGTAATGCGCAGGCTCACATGAATGATGCTCAAACGGCTATGAATACCGCTCGTGAGCACCGAGATGCTGCGGCTGATAGTAAAACTTCTGCCAAGACAAGTGAAACTGCTGCTAAAGCATCAGAAACCGCATCCGCCAAAAGTGCTGCTGAAGCATTGGCTTCCTTGAGAGAAGCACAGGAGGCTGCTGAAAAAGCCGACCAAACTATCGCTACAAAAGGATGGATCTGGCTGGATGATAATGATGATAGCGGAATTTTGACTCTGTATGTTGCAGATAGTGTCGCTGATAACGTAACAATGCGTGACGATGGACATGGAAATCTGGAGGTGGTGTTGTCTTGAAAAATTATAGAGAAGTCGTTATCGGTCCCTATAGCGCCTATCAGATTGCCGTAAAGCACGGGTTTGAAGGTACTGAGGAAGACTGGCTCAAATCTGTAGAGCGAGACCGATTGGCTGCGGAGGCGGCTGCTGAAAAGGCAAAAGAATATATCAACGCTGATGCCACACTGACAATTTCCGGCGCTCCAGCGGATGCCAAGATAACTGGTCAGAAATTCGATGAGCGATATACCAAAACTGAGGTCGATCGTGAATTTGGCAACCGGTATACCAAGACAGAGGTAGATAACAAAATCGCGAGTATTGTGAGCGACAAAACACTGAGTGTGGAAGGCGGGTTTGCTGATTCTAAAACGGTGGGCGACATTATCTATCCAAAGGTAACTGTATCTACCGACGCAGGAAGTAACTTAAAGTTCTCGTGTGGTGATATTATCATAAATACTATGGTTGGCGATACTGGAGAAGCTATTGTTAAATTGCCTCGGGCTGGAAGATGGGATATTAAAGCAACTCTTGATGATGACTGGCTTGAAAAAAGCATCAATGTCGAACTCGGGAAAGACTATGATGTTCCGATGGGGTATTTGACTATCGAAGGCGTATGTTGGAACTATGATAACAGTTCTACCGCTTGTACTCGTTTGACCAGTGCTAATGACCCCAACAATTTGGTCAACATAGATATTACGACAGAGCCGTCCCCTGCCGTGGGGGCTGACGGTGGAAGCAGTCCATTTGACTCATATATGCCTTGGAGAAAGATGGAAGAGTACAATATCGTCTCTGGTAAAATTGGTCCCAAATTTGGAGAGGATGGGTTTACTCGTTCAGATGCAGATGTGGTGGTGTTTATTCCTGAGTTTTATTATAAAATCATTGACGATGCCACTGGAAAGAAGCGTTACTTCTACGTCGCCAGCAAGGAAAAAAGCGGCTTCGAAAAGCATCCTGGGTCTGGTCGATATGTTGGGCGATATAACACTGATAGTAATAGCACTTCTTGCACAGGAAAAGCTCCAGTGGTAAGTATCACTAGAGCTACTGCACGAAATAACGCCAAAAATAAAGGCGCTGGTTGGTACGAATATGACTACGCGAGTTGGTGCGCTATTGGGTTGCTCTATATTGTAGAGTATGCCGATTGGGACAGCCAGAGCAAAATCGGCAAGGGTAACACTAGTAGCAGCGCGGCGATTTCATCCGGTGGCACTGATAGCATGATATTTCATACTGGCAGAGCTTCCGGGACGGATGGCGCAACTGCAGTTCAATACAGATATATCGAAAATCCGTGGGGCAACGTCCTTGACTGGGTGGACGGAGTAAACTTCAGCAACAATACGGTCTATGTTTGCACTGACCCAACCAAGTATGCCGATGATATCTCCACTGGATACACCGATGCAGGCACCAGAACCACTTCCAGCGGATGCATCAGCGCTCTCGGAGCGTCCACGACTGCCACGTGGGCTATTTACCCCTTATCCGCTGGAGGTAGCGCGACTACTTACATCCCGGATTACTCGTGGTATTCGAGCGGCTGGACTGTGATGTATGTGGGCGGCAGCTGGAACTACGGGTCGAATGCGGGCCTATTCTGCTTCTTCGGTTACTACGGCTCGTCCTACACGAACGGAGACGTCGGCGCTCGCCTCCTCTTTGTCCCACCAGACGAATCATCTTCATCATAAAAGGAGGAGTGGTATGAAAGTGACTGCAAGTGTAAAACCAAAAATGCCTTGTACTGCCGAACCTCATCCACAGAAACCCGGTATGGCTCTGGTGCGGCTATTTGCAAATGTGGAGCCGTATGAAGAATCTGTAGATAAGACAACAGTCTCTGGTTGGACATATAACGAATATCAGTTGGTAGTTCCGTGGTATCCTAATCTTGAAAAAGATGTCGCAGCCGCATATGATAGTTGGCTGACGAGCGCAAAAGCTGCTGAAGATGAAAAGGACCAGCTGTCTTTATTGATCGCAGCTCAGAGTGATACGGATAGTATGGTGGTAGACCAAGAATATAGATTGACCCTGCTAGAATTATCAACGTAAAAGAAAGAGGTGTCATGATGGAACTTTATAATGTCTGTGCTCGTCTTATTGACAAAGGGAAAACACAGGGCTTGCGTGAAAAGTTAGATGTTTTCTATGCTGGTGACCGATTGACAAAAGATGAGTATGAAAAGTTATGCGCAATGTTAAATTAACTATCTACACAATTCTAACTATGCCTAGCGCAGAAAGGATGTGATTTTCATGGGCAAAGTAATTCCAATCGGTCCCTATTCTGCATATGCGATTGCTGTACAGCATGGTTATGAGGGGACCGAGGAGGAGTGGATCAATTCCGTTGAGCGAGACCGATTGGCTGCTGAGAAAGCCGCAAAAGAAGCTAAAGAGTTTGCAAACGCAGATCCAACTTTAACGATTTCTGGTGCGCCAGCAGATGCTGCCGCTACCGGCCAAGGACTCAGTGATCGCTACACCAAGGCAGAAATCGATGACAAATTGAAAAATATCAAAACAGATAAAACTCTTACAGTAGATGGTGGATTCGCTGACGCTAAGGCCGTGGGTGATAGATTGACTCCCCTAGAGGGGTTTGCTGGAGGATACCTTGGGATTTGGACGATTGCATTAAATACAGATGGGTGGATTTCAAAAGAAAACTGGACTGAGCATGTTGATATGGCTGGATATAACTACCAGTGTATTGTAGAGCTTCCAAGCGCAACAGTGGCAACGATCCCCTTTGCTGTTCCAACGCCAGAGACGTTTAGTACTGCTATTACAGCCGGTCTTGCTGGCGTATGCGAGACTAAAAACGGAAGCATTACTTTTTAGAGTGAAACAGTTCCTGAAGGCGTTATCAATTTACAAGTATCATTATTCGGTCCGTCTGTAGATTCGGCGAAAAAAGTTTCGGAGGTCTAATATGTCGCTAGGAATTACCAATTCTCAGTCATTTCTTCCTGGAGAGATGGGACTGTTGCTTGGCACATTAGACGTTCCGTTTTTTACACGAGAAAAGATTGATAAAATGTGTAAAGCCAATTGTTATCCAAATGGAATACTGGTATATACTGAAACGATTTTTGTTACAACTAGCGGTTCTGCTCAGGTTACATTACCATCGAATGTATCGTATATTAGGCTTCGAATAATATCTTCAACCGTAGCACTATCTACTTTTCCCGCAGAAGGTGCGAAGATTACTCGTGGCACAAGCGTGGCCATTGAGTGTTCTGCAGGAGGTACTGATGATGGACGTCCCATTGTAACATTTAGTTCTGATGGAGTTTTGACTTATCCTCGTTGCACTTCTGATAATGCATATTTCCGAGGATTGATCGAAGGTTACCATTGCTTTGATAGTTAAGGAGGCAATAAATGTTTATTGATCATAAAAAGGGTTT